AGGGTCGGTAGCCGCCACCTGCGCCGATCTGCCAGGGGTGACTGCCGTAGGTCGTCTGATCCATGCCGGGGCCGGGAGCCGAATCCAGCATGTCGAACGAGGAGGTGCCTTCCACGTCCGTCGCAGGAGCAGCACCGCTCTGCTTCGGAGGAGGAACTTCCATGAGTTCGTCGTCCAAGAAGCCACCGGGCTCGCTTGCGTCAGCGTAGTCTTCGAGGTCGAGGTTCGCCGTGCCGCGCATGGTCGGCACCGGCAGCGCACCGTCATCATCGAAGAGGTCGTCCAGTTCCTTCGCCATCTGTCACTCTCTGGGCAGGGGCCCTGCTTCTCACGAAAGAATCACGGCAGCCAAGGCCACCGTGCCGAGGATAGCTCCACCGACGATAACTTGCCGCCTTCTTCGTCCGCGAGCGGCAATCTCCTCGGCCTGAGCCAGCATCTGAGCCCGCTGGATGCGGGCCTGAGCCTCCGCAGCCTGCGTCGCCGCAAGCCGCGCCTGAGCTTCGCGCTCTTCCCGGCCACAGTCCAGCGCCTGCGATGCGATGCCAGAACCGATCGACAGAACGCCGCCGATGATCTGACCGTAGACCGGGATGACCTGCGTGACACCGCCAGCGGTCGCCGTCGCACCCGCCGCCGTGCAAGCAGCCACCCGGTCGTTCGGAGACAGCTGGCCGAGCGAGGAGTCCACCAGCGCCGACCACCCCTCACGGGACGCCGCGTACACCGCAGCGCGGTCGAGCGCCGCGTTCATCCGACGATTCGCGAACGCCGTGCGGAGCGCATCGAACACGGCCTTGTCGGCGGCGACGCCCCGGCGAATCTGCCGGTCAAGCTCGGCTGCCACCACTCTGCCGAGGCCTGGGCCGCGCTTCTCCGCCTCAGAGAGCAAAAGCGCCCTCCGAGACGAAGGGGCCGCCGCAGCCAGCTTCTCGACCACCTTGGCAGCTTCGAGCGAAGCCTGGGCGAGCACCGGGTCCGAATACGCGCGAGCGCCGACCAAAACGGACGGCGCATCCCCGAGCGTGCTCCTGACCGAGTAGCTCACCGATCACTTCCGCAGGACGAGCCCGATGGCGACGAGAGCCACGACGCCGCCGCCGCCGAGCAGAAGCATGCGCTGGAATCGCGCCTCGCGGGCCGCCTCTGCCTGCGCCTGAAGCGCAAGCTGCTGCGCGGTGCCCTGCTGCGCGATGGTCGCCATCGCCTGCGCGTTCTGGTTCTGAAGCACCATCTGACCCGCGTTGCAGCCTGCGATCCGGCCTCCGGTGACAGCGCCGCCCGTGATCGACCCCGCCGTTCCGGCACTGCTGCCGCTGCCGCCGCGAAGGCCGAACTGATCCGTGATCCCACCGACCATCGCCATGCCGCCAGCGCCGAACGAGCAGAAGAGCGCGTTGGCGTCGTTGACCCCTTGGCTCGTTCGACCGGACGCCTCTGCGATGGTCTGCCCCAGCCCGGACATCGGCTGCGACTTCGCCATCTGGAAGGTCTTTTTCACGATCAGGTTGGCGACCTCGGAACGGACGACGTCGAACATCGTCTGGTCCTTCTCGCCCTCCCCGCGCCGCGTCCACAGACGCTGGTACTCCCGCACCGCGCGGTCGCCCATGCCGGGCTCGCCCGCGTTCAGGATCTTCCGCATCTCAGCCAGCCGCTTGTCCTTCGGCACGAGGGAAATCTTGACGAGGATCTCCGACGCGATGACGGACGCGGTCGAGAGAATCGGGTCCGACTTGGCCCGCTCCCCGACTTTGATTGCGCTCTGATCGTCAGCGTCGGCCCCGAGGCCCATGAGCCCCGATCCGCGACGCCCCATGAAGGCAGGCATCAGCGGCTCCGACGGCGACGGTTGCTCTTCACGCGGGGCTTCGCGAAGCCCTGAGCGAACGCGATCGGCAGGCTGACCGGCCAGAAGGCGCCCAGCAGGAACCATCCGACCGCCCAGCCGACGCTGTTGTTCCGCTTGTAGCCGTGGTAGGCGAGGGCGGCCGAGGCCGCCGTGCCTGCCACCGTCCAAACGGTGCCAATCGTGCTCGACTGGCCGACGTTCACCTGAATCGGGGCCCGACCGCTGGTGGTCGCAGGAGGGGAAGCCGGGGGAGTTGCAGGAGGAGTTCCCTGCCCAAGACCAGAGACGGAGGCAAGCCCTCCGCCGGGACCGTAGTATCGCGGCATCGTCATGTTCACACCTCGAAGATCGAATACTGCTTGACACGCTCCAGCATCGGCTGAGTGCGCCGACCCGCGACCGGGTCAAGAACCCACCACTGCTTGGTCCTCGGATCCTGCGCCGTCGCGAAGACATGCGTATGGACCTTCCGCTGGCCGGGTAGCCGCGGCGAGAATCCAACGGTCACGAAGCGAACCGGAGCCCCTATCGCCAGACAGGAGGTTCCGATCGCGAGCGCGAACTCGTCACAGTCGCACGCCAGCTTCCCGGCCATCGCATCGTCCACGAGTCGCTCGGGATCGCGGAGCATCTCGACGTGCAGCGGGTCGCGGGTGTACCGGCCAGCGTTCCCCCACCACTTGCAGATCGCGATGATCTCGCTGGAGTAGTCCTTGGGACGCAGGTTGCCGACGATCTGCTCGGTGTGGCGGCGGACCTTGATCGACCGCTCCCCGCGATCTCCGCGAGCAAGCTCCATCATCCGCTGAACGGTGTGATCGGTGCCCTTGTAGGGCTCCACCGTTCCAACGGCCTGATTGTACTGCTGAGAGTAGGCGGGGTTGCGAAGCATCTGACCTTCCAGCCGACGTGCTGGCGAGGATTCTCGCACGAGCACCGGGCTGGGCGCAAGGTCAACGCCGCGTCGTAACCTTGCCGTTGTCCTTGACCTGCACCTTCGGCAGAGGCGTCAAGAGCAGCGAGCCCGGCCGAGCCTCGTTCTTCTCGACCTTCACGTCAGCCACCCGCTTGCCCTGGTACACCGTCACGAGAACGAACTTCTCCCCAGGACGAACGCTGGCGGCGACAAAAAGACGCATCGGCAGGGAGAAGGCCTGACCGTCCATGAAACGGACGGAGGCCCGGTCCCCCTGCATCGACACGAGCATGCCGACGCGCCGCTCGGTTGTGGCCGAGCGGCGGTCTGCTGTGTAGTTTCCGAGGCCCTTCACTGGGCACGGAGCGTATCAGCTTCCGACGGCTTGGCGAAGCAGGGCCATCGACTCGCGCACGAACCGCTGCCCGGCGGGGGTGGTCCCGGCGCTGCGCGGCTCGACCGTGGCGATCCCGTGGAGGATCTCCTGATCGCTCTTCTCCGCGATGCCCTTGACCACGATCTCCGGGTACCCGGCCCCCATGATCTTCTGGACGAACTCGTCGGGCTCATCCCCGCCGACCACGCTCTCGTGAACGAGCTTGGCGACGATCTGCGCGATCTGCTTCTCGATGGCGTTCATTCGCTTCACCTCGCGCGCTTCCTGACGCGCATCCACGGATGCTGACTCTCCCTCAGACTCTGCGCCAGGGGGAACCTGACGGGCGACCTGAGCCGCGGGAGCCGGAGCGGGCTGGGGTGCGGACGGCTGGCGACGGCCCGCGCCCTCCCACGGCGGCGTCTGCTTCGGCAGGCCCTCCGCGAGGTTCGGGACGGGCGACACGTCGTTCGACCCGGTAGGACGACGGCGCGGCGCAGGCTCGCTCACCGGAGGTCGCATGCGGGCGCGCGGGGGTGCCTGCGGCGCGGGAGCGGGAAGAGCGGGTGCCGCCGCCGCTGCCTGCTCCGCCGCCGCCGCCGCCTGCACCGCGCCGTAGGGAGCCAGCTTCAGAGACCCGTCGGGGGCGATGACCGACACCATCGGACCCATCGAGGTCTGCACGACCTGACCCGGCTGCGTCGGAACCTGCGGCGGCTGCTGGGCCTGCTTGCCGCTGAAGAGGCTGCTGAGAGCGCCCAGGATCTCCGGGGCCTTCTCCATCGCGGTCTGCGCGATCTCGTTGTAGTCCAGGCCGCTCGGCATCGAGCCCAGCCCGATCCCGCCGCCGCTCGGAGCGGGAGGCGGAAGGGGCGACGGCTCGCTCAGGCCGAGCGTGTCGCGAGCGACGTCCTTGATCTGCCGGAACTTCGCCAGCTGGGCGATCGGGTCCATCGACTCGGCCGCCTTGGAGCGAAGATCGCTGTTCTCCGCCACCTTCTTGTCGATCTCCGCCTGCATCCACCGGATGCGCTCGGAGTAGTTGGACTCGACCAGCGAGAGACGGGCCTCCCACTGCTGCTTCAGGTTGAGTTCCTGCTGCTCCAGCCGGTCCTTCCACTGCCGGTCGCGCTCCTCCATGCGCTCACGGCCCGACTCCTGATCCCGACGCCGCTCCTCGCGCTCGGTGCGAAGCATGTCCTCGTACCGCTGCTCACGGTGACGCCACGCCTCACGCTCCGCCTGCATCTCGCGCGACTGCGCCTCGCGCATCGCAGCGATGTCCCGCTCGTGCATCTGACGCATCGACTCCATGAGGTGCGTCTGCGTCGCCCGAAGCGACTCGATCTCCGCCCGATGCTTGTCGGACTGCGAATCGAGCACCCGCTGCGCGATCTCCAAGTCCCCGCCGCCGCGCACCGGCTCCGGCTTGAGGAGCGGCATGAGGTCGCGAATCTCCTGACCGATCGAAGGACGCCCGTTCTCCATCTGCTCCATCCTCCGGCGAAGCTCTTCACGCTCGCGACGTTCGCTGTCCAGCTGCTCTCGAAGCTGCGCCATGCGCTCCGCATCGCGCTCGCGATCGGACCCCATCTGACGCACCAGCGCATCGCGCTCGACCGTGGCGCGCTCCCGCTCCAGCCGCACCACGTCGTCCGCGCGGCGGCGCTCGGCGTTGAGGATCGGGTCGAGCATCTCCTTGGCCTGCTCGACGCTGCGCTCGGCCTTGGACTCGATGCGCTGCTTCTCCAGCCGCTCCTTGTCCATCGCGTCGGTCACGACCTTGAGAGCGGCCTCGGCCAGCTTCGGGTTCTCTTGCTGCTGTTGTGGCATCTGCATGATCGGCTGCGGGGTGGGGGCCGCCGCAGACACCGCTGCGTCCTCTCGGCTCTGCTGGGAACGAGGGACGCGCGAGTAGATCGGGTCGCCCGCGATCTCCACCCGCACCGAGTCGTAGTGCTTGTAGCCGTTGGGCGTGCCGGGTTGGGGACCGACCACCCGCACGAGGTACGTCCCGCCGCCGTAGTCGCGGGCGATGAAGCCCTCATCGATCGGCTGATCGTACTCGTCGTAGAACCCGTCAGCCTTCCGACCTCCGGGGAAGATTTTCGGCCAGGACCGGAACACCTGAAGCCGGAACTCGGGCTTGCTCCCGATCCCGTACTTGGAAACCAAGTCTCCGATGGTCTTCACGTTCTCGACCGGCTTCGGCAGGTCGGGGACGACCGTCGCCAGCGCTTCCAGCTGCTCCATCGTGATCGCCTTCTTCGACTCCGCGGTCGCCGCGGACTTCTGAGGTACGGGCGCGGGGGTGGGGGGTGCCAGATCAGTCATGGGCTCCGCAGGAAGCTCCTTCGGCATCAGGTCAGGGTCGGGCTCGTTGACCGGCGCAGCAGCAGCCACGACGCGGCGCTTCTTGGTGCCGTTGCTCTTCGCAGACGGCTTCTCGTCCAGCGAGCCGACGATCTCATCGACCTCGGCCTCTGTGACGTCAGCCCTCCTCACGCCTCGGGCTCCGGTTCAGCCGCAGCAGGGGGCGGCTCGTCCGAGGTGGGCTCGTCGGCCTCGCCGTCGTCATCTTCGTCCTCGTCGTCGTCGTCGTCGCCCGCGGAGGCGGCACCCTGAAGCTCACCGTAGAGGCGCGAGAGGCGCTCCGCGACGACGTTCCACTGTGCGCCGACCTCATCGTCGCCGGGCAGCCTCTTTTCGAGCAGTGTGCCGAGCGCGTAGAACTCCTGCATCAGGTCGTTCAGGGTCTGCGCGGACACGCCGCCGCCCTCGTCGCTGACGTCCACACCGGCCGCCTGGAAGTTGCGGACGGCCCACTTGCGGAAGCGGATCATGTCGTTCGCGTTCGACATGGCCGTGCTGTAGACGTCCTGAAACGCGAGGCCGAACATCTCCACCATCCCGATCATCTGGGGGTAGAGGTACTGGGCGATGAACTGGCGAAGCTGCTCCGGGTCCGAGAAAGTCGGCCGGTTGCCCGACTTGTCGCGAAGCAGCTTCTTTCGCTCGTTTTCGAGTCCGTCACGGAACCGCTGGATCCCCGGAGCAAGCTCCGGCCGCACGTCATTTTCGCTCACGCTCACCTCACAGGTCGATTTCGCCCGACTCTCGGGCCATTTCCTCGGCAGCACGGCGCTGCCGAAGCTCGTGATCGCGGATCAGCCGCATCGAGTTCGGATCCTGCGGAGAGCGCGAGGTGCAGGCGTAGATCGCCGTCTCCCCGATCTCCATCAGTTCCGACGCGGTGCTCATCCGGCGGCAGTACCGACGGATCTGGCGCATCTTCGCGAACCCCTTGGCCGTGCCCTCGGCATCGGTCAGGAACGCGATGTAGTGCTCGCAGTACGGCCTGCCCTCCGCTTCGAGGCAGACCATGTTCTCCGAAGTCAGACCCGGCGCAGGCCCAGGCGGCGCTTCGCCGCCCATCCGCACCCCGCCGTCCTCGGCAACGCCGACCGCGAGGTAGCCGGTCTCGATGTAGTCCTCCGACCTCGTCGCCAGGGGCTTCTGGCTCTTGGGGGCCAGTTCTACCGGACGCTCGTCGTCACCCGCGGAGCCGAACACTCCGCCTTCCGAGCCGCTGTCGTTCGTCATGCGAGGCGCACCCTAACCAGCGTCAGACACTCTTGCAACCCAGAAAGGTTTATCACCACTAGTCGGGAGCAAGGGACGCCTGTTTTCGTGGGCGTTGCCCATGTGAGAGACGGGGGACGTTCCGGGCACGTCCCCCCCCCACCCCTCGCACGGAACGGGCGGGGCGAGCCGCCCGCCGAACCTGCTACCGGCGCGCAGGCCGAGGGAAAACTGGACGGCAAGAAGCCCGCACGGGCGCTGACCGCAAAGCCCCTCGCGGGCCACCCCCGAAAACCCAAGAGCGGCCGTCGAAAACCCAGGAGCCGAGCAACCGCAGGCAGGTTTGATTCTGCGTGACGCCACCCCCCCCCCGCGCCGGTCAGGTGACTGTGTAGGACAACCTCCTACCAAAGTTGCGCGACGTTGAAAAAAGTTGTGGCGCGCTGCCGAGATCGCGCTACAACAACCTCGTCCTGGCCGACACGCCGGGCGGAAGGAGAAGCCATGAAGAAGACCAGCGGTCGGGCGGTGGCGGCGGTGGCGGCGGAGGCGGACGTGCGCGCATGGCGCGCGGAGGGGCTGCTCGACGGGATGATCCGGCGGGCGCGCGAGGGCGATGCCCTCGCATGCGAATGGGACGACAGGGCGATCTCGCTGATCGCCCCGGCCGCAGACGTCGATGGTGTCCGCGCCGCCTACCCCGCGGTGCTCCGCGCGCTGCTCCTCTCGGAGGGCGCTGGGCGATGAAGCGCGTGCTCTTCCGCGACCTGACCGACGATGGTCTGGTCGAGGCGTACTGCGCGACCAAGGCGCTGGCCCACAACGCGGGCCAGCTGAAAATGGCGCGGCAGGTGTTCCGGGTGCTGCGCGATCTGGACATCATCGCCGGGCTCGCGCGGAAGCGCGGGCTGCGGCTCCCGGTCTGAGCAGGAAGCGGTGGCCTTGGACCGAGGCCGCCGCTTTTGCTTGCGCCGACCCACGGGTCCGAGTAGTGTCTGACAAGTAGCTGCCACACACGGCGGCCAGGAGGATCCATGAAGGAGCAGTCCACCGTTCTGAACGCGGCCGTGCAAGCCGGGGTGCCCATCGTGCTCTGGGGCATCAGCGGCACCGGCAAGACCTCGCGCATGAAGCAGTTGGAGCAGGGGCTCGGCAAGCGGCTCTGGTCGCTCTCGCTCGCAGAGTTGGAGCCCACCGACCTGATCGGCTTCCCGATCACCGAGGACTCCCCGACCGGCAAGGTCGTCCGCTTCGCCCCGCCCGCCTGGGCGCGCGAGGTCGCGGCCGAGGGCGGCGGGATCGTGTTCTTCGATGAGTTGAACCGGGTCGTGTCGGTACAGGTGCTGAACGCGGGACAGCGCATCATCCACGAGCGGCGCGTCGGAGACCTGCTGCTGCCTCCGGCAACCAGCTTCGTCGCCGCCTGCAACCCCTCCGGCCGGAGCGGCACGCTGCCCCTGACGAGCGCGTTCGCGAACCGCTGCCTCCACGTCGAGTGGACGCGCACCTTCGCGGAGTGGCGACAGGGCGTGCTCCAGGGCTGGCCGGTCGAGCAGCCGAAGCTGCTGCCCGCGTCGTGGCCCGCGCTCGTCTCCGCCAAGAGCGGCATCGTGGCTGGGTTTCTGGCGTCGCGGCCGACCCTGCTCGACGCGGAGCCGGACGATCCGCACGCGGCAGGCAAGGCGTGGCCGAGCGGCCGGTCGTGGGAGATGGGCTGGACGATGCTCGCCGCGCTCTCGGCCCTCGGCTACTCCGACAAGAGCCCCGAGTCGATCCTCGCCATGAGCGCAGCCGTCGGTGAGGGCGCGGGCAAGGAGTGGCGGCAGTTCGTCACCCACGCCGACCTGCCCGACCCCGAGAGCATCCTGGCAGACCCGATGGGTGCCGAGATTCCCGAGCGGCAGGACTACCTGCTCGTGATCCTCTCGTCGGTCGCTCAGGCCGCGCTCGACAAGTCGAAGGCCCCGATGGAGCGCGCGTCCCGGTACAAAGCGGCTTGGAAGTTCACCGGGCGCGCGGCGAAGGTCGCGCGCGACGTGGTGATCCCCTCCGCCCGCACGCTGGCCCTCGGATGCCCCAAGGAGGTCGGCAACAGCCTGCCCCGAGAGGTGGACGAGATCCTGACCATCCTCGAACGGTCGGGCATCCAGTGGGGCCAGCATGGCTGACAAGTTCGCGGACGCGCGCGAGACGCTGGAGTTCGCGCGGGCCAAGGCGTACCAGCTTCGGCCGTACTGGCAGCACGCGCTCTATGCGTGGCCGCTGCACCTCGACCTGCGCGTGCCTTCGATGGCGTGCGACCGGCAGGGGCGGATCTACTCGAACCCCATGTGGCTCTTGAAGTACGGTCGGGACGTCGGGGCGACCGGGCTCTGCCACGAGTCGTGGCACCTGCTTGCGGGTCACTACGAGCGCGCCGATGCCCTCGGTGTCACGCCCGAGCGCGCGGCGCTGGCGAACAGGTGCCAGGACGCGGAGAACAACGACGGGCTCCAAGAAGAGTGGCTGCGAGAAAAGGGCATGGTCCCGCTGCCCCGCGAGTGGTGCATCCTGCCGGAGGACGTGGGCGGCAATCCGCACGAGGCGTGGGAGCGGTACTACCTCGACTTGCTTTCCAATCCGCCTCCGCCGAGCCAGGGACAGAAAGAGCAGAACTGCGGCTCTGGGGCGCACGGGCACCCGCAAGAGTGGGAGATCGGCGGCGTCCCGAGCGACGAAGAGGCTACCAACCACAACCGAGGCCTGCACGAGTCCCAGATTCAGACCATCCGCGAGGAGGTCGCCAAGGACACCCTGCGCCATGCGAACAGCCGGGGGCACGTCCCGTCGCACCTGATCGAATGGTCGCAGAAGGTGCTCCGGCCAAAGCCGATCCCGTGGGACCGGCTGCTCGACGGGCTCGTGCGGAACGCTCTCCAGCTGTCACGCGGGTACCGGCACTACAGCTACATGCGGCCCTCGCGACGGGGCTCAGGGGGAGACGTGATTCTCGCGGCCCTGCGTTCGCCCATCCCGAAGATCACGCTGGTAGGCGATACCAGCGGCTCCATGTCGTCGGACCAGCTGGCCCTGATCCGAGGCACGATCTCCGACGTCTGCTCCTCGCTGGGCGCGGTCCTGACCTTCCTGCCCGTGGACGCAGCGGTTCACGGAGAACAGCGCAACGTGGCCGACGGTGCCCTCGCGCAGATGGTGGGCCGCGGAGGTACCGACATGACGGTGGGCATCCAGCACGCCGTCGAAAAGACGAGCCCCGATGCGATCGTCGTTGCGACCGACTGCGCGACCCCCTGGCCCGCCGAGAAGCCGCGCGTGCCGGTCATCGTGGCCGCCGTCGAGGCCCCGGAGTCGTGCATCGAAGAAGTGCCCGCCTGGGCCAAGGTCGTGCGCGTCGAGAGGGTGGCGCGATGAAAGAAGTCGTTCGCACCGTCTGCCTCTGCGATCACAAGTCGCACAAGATCGCCCTGCTGGAAGATGGGAGCGTAGCTACCCCGGACCATCCTGACGCAGTGGAGCAGGGGCGGCGCTTGGCAGCGTTCGCCCGGCTCGGCAAGCCCTTCCCCGTGCAAGGATGCGCCTCGGTCGTGGCGCTCGTGCATGGGGCGGACGTGCTCTGCCAGTACTGGTCGCCAAGCAACCTCATGGAAGCACCCGCGGCGTGGAAGAAGGCTCTGGTAGAGTTCCGCTCCGATCTCGTGATCCGATTCGCGATGGCCGCCGCGCTCGCCAAGCGAGTCACCACCACCGAGGAGTCGCCGCGCGCCAGAGACCGCGCAGCGAAGCACGAAGCCATCGTGTCCCGGCTCATGGTCGAGCTAGGCAAGTGCTCGTGGTTCGAGGGTCAGCCGTTCGATCTCACGACGGGCCTGCGATCAGACGCGCTGAGAGAGTGGGGCGAAGTCGGCTCGCTGGAATCGTGGCACCGAGCGATGGGGCGCTTGCGGCTCAGGATCCCGTTACAAAACTACTGGCTCGACCTAGCCGAGAACGGCCGGATGGTCTACAACGACAAGCTAATCGTAGGCGAAGAGTCCGACGACCCTCGGACAGTCTACGCGATCCACAGAGACCTTGACCGAGCACAGCTGCGCGTGCGCGCGTTCCATCGCAACGCCCGCATGGAGAGGCTAGAAGTAAAATGAAAGAACGACACCCGATCGCTTCGATGGCGGCACCTTCCACGGACGAGATCCGCCGAGGGGCGGTCGCCGGAACGTGGATGCTCAGGGAGAGCCTGGGAGACATCGAGCGCTTTCTGGACTCCGACTCAGGGGTGGCGGAGGACTCGCTCGATGCGCTGACGTCGCTCGGGGGCATGGCCCTCGGCCTCGCGCTGAACCTGCGACGCGCCGGGGACGATGACGTGGCAGCAGACGCGGCGCAGTTCCTTCGGATCGCCCGGCATCACTGCGCGGCAGCGGCTGACCACCTGACCAACCACTTCAGCTACGCCCAGCTGCTGCTCCGAGACCAGGGCACCCAGGTCAATCGGCTTTCTGACCTGGGCTTCAAGGAGAGACAGTACGCCGCGAGGGCCGCGCAGATCGGACGTCAGGCCGCACACAGAGCGCTCGCGAAGATGGTCGAGTCCTGGCCCGACAGCTACCTCAAAGAGGAGGAAGAGGAGTGAAAAGCCAGCTGCCCCTGTTCGGACAACCGGAGAACGACGTGACCGAGAGCGACCGCAAGACCCCGAAGCTGATTCACGCCGACTGCCTCGAAGCCATGCGCGAGATGGAGGCCAACAGCATCGACGCCATCGTGACGGACCCGCCCTACGGGCTCGCGTTCATGGGCAAGGGATGGGACCACGGCGTTCCCGGCGTGCCGTTCTGGACCGAGGCCCTGCGCGTCGCGAAGCCGGGGGCGCACCTCGTCGCCTTCGGCGGCACGCGCACCTATCACCGCCTCGCCTGCGCCATCGAAGACGCGGGATGGGAAGTGCGGGACTGCCTCTCGTGGCTCTACGGCTCGGGCTTCCCGAAAAGTCTCGACGTATCGAAGGCGCTCGACAAGGCGTCTGGGCGTATGGGGGTGTCTACGGAGGCACTCAAACACAAGCTCATTGAACTTTTCGACGCTAGTGGCAAGTCTCGGGGTCAGATTGACGACGAATGTGGCTTCCGGGCGTGCAACTACCTCACGTTGCCTGGAAAAGATAAACGACCGGACCCTTGGATCAACGTGCTTCCCTCACAAGAGAAGTGGGGGGTGATCAAGCGTGTCCTTGGGTGTGCCTCAGACCCGGAGGTAGAGGCGACTCTTGATCGATTCTTCGCGGAGGCGGAACGTGAGGTGTTTGGATCGGTGACCAAGGCGCGCTCTGTAGGACAGGGGTTTGCTCTCCCTACGATGGGTGCAGATACCGAATATAAGACCTGGGACATCACCGCCCCCGCGACCGACGCCGCGAAGCAGTGGCAAGGCTGGGGCACCGCCCTCAAGCCAGCGTGGGAGCCGATCATCCTCGCGAGGAAGCCGTTGGGCACACTTGGAACAAACGTCGTGGCCGTGGTAGAGTCTGCTCTGAGACGGCAAGGCGTCATAGGAGAGATTCTGTGGAAGCCAGACGATGCAAAGGCTGCGGAAAAGTCAAGGAGCACAAGGACTTCGTCCTCAACCGAACAGCAGCGAACGGAGGCAACATCTGCCGCGAATGCCGTCGAAAGAGGGACGCCAAGCACCGATCCGCTAACCGCGCCCTCTACAGAGAACGGTGGAATCAGTGGTCCACCGCGAACCCCGGCAGGTCCAGAGAAATCGCTCGCGCAGGCGAACGAAAGCTCCGCAACGAAGTGCTCGACGCCTACGGAGGCGCGTGTGCCTGCTGTGGGGAGCGGGAGCGGGACTTCCTCACCCTCGACCACATCAACGGCGGGGGTACAGCGCACCGGAGAGCCACACACGGAAAGGTCTACGCGGCTGTCCGAAGGGCAGGCTTCCCACCCGACTACCGAATCCTTTGCTGGAATTGCAACTGGGCTTACCGGCTCTACGGCTCATGTCCACATCGAACGAGACAGTGACGGCTTCTTCGTGTGGCCTGCGGGGCTACCCCGAAGCGTGGCAGGCGGCTCACCGACCGTCGCGGCGAACGTGCTCGCGCATGGCACGGGGGCGATCAACGTGGATGCGTGCAGGATCGGAGACTTTCAGAACGTGACGCCTTCCGGCGTGGATCGACGCAACGCGAAGTTGCACGAGCTTGGCTACCGTCCCGGCGAATACCCAACCGGAGCGGACGAAAGGGCACCTAGCACGCCTCCCGGCCGCTGGCCCGCCAACGTCGCGCTGGACGAAGAGGCGGCGGCGATGCTGGACGAGCAGACGGGCGATCGGCCCTCGACGCTCACGGGCCGAGCAGAAGCAGGCCAGCGGCACGACCTGCCCCGAGACAACAAGAGCGCGACCGGATACCACGGAGGGATCCCCGCAGGACGGGTCTACGCGGACTCCGGCGGCGCATCCCGCTTCTTCTACACCGCGAAGGCCAGCCGCCGCGAACGCGGCGAGGGCAACACGCATCCCACCGTGAAGCCGATTGCGCTCATGCGGTGGCTTGCCAAGCTAGTCACGCCGCCGGGTGGGGTCATCCTCGACCCGTTCTGCGGCAGCGGGACCACGCTGCTGGCGGCGCAGGCCGAGGGCTTCGATGCGGTCGGCATCGAGCGCGAGGCCGAGTACGTCGAGATCGCTCGCAAGCGGATCGAGGGAGCGGGCGATCCCAAGTAGGTATGGCGCTCCGGCTCGCCGGGTGACACCCTGAAGCGCATGGACATTCTCCGAAAGGGCCTGCTGCTCCGCCGAGGCAAGAAGAAGAACCTGATCGTCGCCAAGATCGACGCGCGCGGGAACGTGGACGGCACGCTCGACGCCGAGCTTCGCAAGATGATGGGCGAGCTTGGCTACCCCGGCATGGCGCGCGAGTTGAAGCGCCACAAGAACGGCATCCTCGTGTACGGAGGCGTCACGTTCGCCCTCGTGAAGAAGCCCGAGCGCCTTGGCAAGCTGCTCGAAAAGCACGGCATCGAAGTGAGCCCAGAGGAAGTGGCCGTCGTGGACCCCTCGTGGTCGAAGCCCGCGAAAAAGCGGACGAGCAGGGCTCGGAAGTAAGTCGCAAGTACCTTGACACGACATACTCGACCGGGTACTCTCGGCGGGTGTCTGTACCCAGAGAGTTCAGAGAGCAGAAGCTCCTGACGATCGCAGAGGTGGCCTCGCTGATGGGCGTCCATCGGGCCACCGTGTGGAAGTGGATCAAGGGAGACTGTCTGCGAGCAACCGTGCCGACGAGGCCCGATCCCGCAGACCCGGAGCGGCAGGTGCCCGTGAGCGCGAAGTACCGCGGCGTCCGGCCCGAGGATCTGGCGAAGTGGAAGAGCGTCTACCGCCCGGCCAGCGTCAGTCGCACCTCCCCTGCGTCGTCTGGCAAGTCAAAGAGCAAGCGCGCGGCAAAGCGCGCCAAACCAAGGAGATAGGACTGCATGAGCGAGAACGAAGAGAGCGTCGTGGCCCAGGAGGCTGCGGCGAGTGGGGGTAGTGCGCTTGCGCTTCACGACGCGGAGGTTGTCGAGACCTCGGCCCTGACCAACGTGTTCGAGAACGAGGCTCCGGCGAGCTTCTCGCTTCAGCAGTTGGCGGACATGGGCTTCCTCGTGCCGGTCGCGGACCCCGCGACGCTGCGCGCGGCCTACGCCTTCCGGCAGAAGGTGCTCGCCAGCATCCTCGACCCGGAGCACGACTTCCTGTTCACGATCAGCTACGAGGAGCGCGGCCGGTCGCAGGAGAAGATCACGACGAGCTACTCGGAGGCCAAGCGTTTCTGCGAGGCCTACAAGACGACCTACAAGGCCAACCCCAAGAAGTCCGGCGTCGTGAAGCTGGCGACGGCGTTCGGGATCGAAGCCCGCATCGTGGAGCAGAAGGGGCTGCCCTACGATCCGCAGGCGACGTATGCCTGGGCGAAGTACGAGGTCCGCCACGTCAAGACCGGCAAGACCGAGGTCGGCCAGGGCTACGCGAGCGTGGACGAGCGGCCGGGCCGGGTCATGCCGAAGCACCACTGCATCGCGCTCGCGGACACGCGCGCGTACAGCCGCGCGGTGCTCCGCCTCGCCGGGTTCGGTGAGGTGGGTGCCGAAGAGGTGATGACGGATGGGCCGCTGCCGCAGATCGTGCAGGACACGCCCCCGCAGCGCGCCTTCCAGCCCTCCGCGACGAACCGGCTGCCCGAGCGGACGACGCAGCCCGTGGCGTTCTACTCCGACGAGACGAGCGTTCCGGCGGCGGAGCGGGTGGTGGCCCGTCCGGCGGCCTCCGCGCCGCCCGTCGTGACGGCCCAGGTGGTCGATGCGCCGAGCGCCCCGATCCCCATGCCCACCAACAAGGTGGGCGAGGTGATCACGGACGCGCAGGTGAAGAAGCTCTCGACCCTGCTCATGTCGAAGCTCGGCTCCAAGGAGCGGGCGATCGAGTGGCTGAAGAAGAACGCGGGGGTGAGCACGACCCGCGAGGTGCGAGACAACGACTACCCGAAGCTGCTCAACACCCTGGAAATGATGGAGACCGCCTGAGATGCCCGAGATCAAGATCCAGCACAACCTCAACAGCGCCGACAAGCCGCCCGCGCGCGTTGCGATCCCGCCGGGAACCTACGACGCGCTGATCGTGCAGGTCACGGTCGGGCTCACGCGGCAGACGCCGAGCCTCGGCAAGTTCACCCTGGAGTACCGCATCCTCAAGGACGTCGAGGGCAAGACCGAGCACGCTGGGCGCCGGGTCTATCAGGACTACGTCTACGAGCAGTCCGGCAACCCCGAGCAGGACGGACGCGAGGCGTACCGCATCCGGCAGCTGCTCGATGCCAGCGGTGTGACCTATCAGGAGTCGGGCGGTGCCTTCGCCTTCAACAGCGATCACCTCCAGAACAAGTCGGTCAAGATTCAGGTGAGCCAGAAGCCGGGGACCAAGCCGGGGCCGGACGGTACCCTGCCGATCTACAACCGCGTGGATCGCGTGGACACCGCCGAGGCACTGCGCGACGAGGACGTGGTCTGAGATGCCTGTCCTGCGTGTGCCCGATGCCGTCAGGGCTCCGTACATGCTTCCGCCCCTGCCCGAGCGCTCGTGGACCGAGCAGCCCGGCGCAGAGGGCGAGTGGCTGTGCGTGGACGTCCTGACGGCTTCGGAACACGTTAGGACGGCCACCGAGGAGAAGACCGCCTCGGCGCTGAACGTGGAGCGCGCCGTGGTCGCGGCAGCGCCGCCGCCCAGTGGATCGATCGTTCGACTTCGCGACTACCAGATCGAAGCCGTCGAGGCCGTGTTTGCCTCGTGGGAATCGGGCAAGAAGGCACCCCTGATTATCGCCGCGACAGGATCTGGAAAGACGATTCTTGCGGCCGAAATCATGCGTCGGGCAACCGAGCCTAGACCCTCGTTCCGCGCGATCTTCATCGCTCACCGCAAAGAGCTTCTGGATCAGACCGTCGCGAAAACGAAGCTGGTTGCTCCCCGATGCACCGTCGGGCTCGTCGCCGCTGACGTGAACGAGGTGGACCGCAAGATCACGGTGGCGTCGGTGCAGACCCTCGCCGCGAGGGGCGGACAGCGACTGACCGAGGTGATCGGGCGAGTTCCGCCCAAGCTGGTAGTGATCGATGAAAGCCATCACGCGGTGTCGCCTACCTGGGTTCGCGTGATCGACCAGATCCGTCAGGCCAACCCCAACGTCCTGCTGCTCGGCCTCACGGCCACGCCTGGGCGCGCAGACGGCACGGGCCTGGACGAAGTGTTCGACTGCGTCGCCTACGAGAAGAACCTGTTCGACCTCGTGCGGGACGGCTACCTCGTGCCGCCGCGCGGAGTCCGGGTGAACCTCGACATCAGCCTCGACAGCGTGGACAGCAAGAACGGCGACTTCGTGGAGTCGCAGCTGGCCCAAGTGATCAACCAGCCGAGCGTCCGACGGGCCACTGTTCGCGCGTGGCAGGAGCACGGGCATGACCGGAAGATGATCGTGTTCTGCTGCAACGTGCAGCATGCGCGCGACCTCGCCCAGGAGTTCACCGACGCGGGATACCCGGCGGCGGCGATCGACGGGGGGATGAAGCAGAAAGATCGGAACGTAGTGTACGAGCGCTTCCGAAGCGGCCACCTGAAGCTGCTCTGCTCCGTCGAGGTGCTCACGGAGGGGTGGGACGAGCCTTCCGCCGAAGGCGTGATCTTCGCCCGCCCAACCGCCTCGCAGTCTCTCTACTCACAGATGCTCGGCCGGGGGCTCCGCCTGTACCCAGGGAAGACCGAGTGCCTCGTGATCGATCTGGTCGGCAACAGCGACCGGCACAGCCCGGTCCAGCTGGCCTCACTCGCTGGGCTCCGGCCCATCGAGAACGAAAACCTGCCCGGCGATGGTCTGGCAGCGCCGCAGGAAGAGGACGAGGAGACTCAGGCGCACGTCGATCAGATGCGCGCTCGGGAGTTCGACTTCCGCATGCGGGCCAAGCGAAGCCGGTACGCATGGCGCGAGACAACCTACGGATGGACGCTTCAGATTCCGCGCGTCGGCTACTTCCTCGTGGCGTGGCACGACGCGGATAAGACGCGCGCGACCGTCCGCTTCCACGACTTGCGAGAGGGCCGCCGGGACTCCGCGCCGGTCGAGGTGGTTCGCACGCCGCTCGACTTCGAGATGGCCTACGGCTTGGTCGAAGGCGAAGTGGAGCGCCTCACAGCGCCGCGTGCCAAGCGCCCCGGAGAGGACAACGACGCCGGACCTCCGGCCTTCGCCTTCCTCTACGAAGATGGGCTCGAAGAGGACATTCACGTCGCGGAGAAGATGCTGCTGAACGACGCCTCGTGGCGCGCTCGACCCATGACGCCGAAGCAGTCCGACATGCTCCGCAAGCTCGGGGTGAAGGAAAAGAGCCTGCCGGTGACAGCGGGCGAAGCTGCGGACCTGATCACCGTGATGAACGTCGAGCACGACGTGAAGATGCGTGAGCCCGCGACCGACAAGCAGATGTGGTACCTGCGGGCGAACAAGATTCAGTACGACAAGAACCTCACCAAGAACGCGGCCAAGAGACTCATCCTCGCCCACAGGGCGCAGAACAACGGCGGGAACCGATGATCGACCATTTCGCTCTCTGGACGGACCTTCACTGGGCCGTCATCGACGTCGAGACCACCGGCCTGAGCCCCGGCGACAACAGGGTGATCGAGGTCGCCGTCGTGAGGATGCAGGGAGGCGAGATCATCCACTCGTTCTCGTCGCTGCTGAACCCAGGCAGGCCGATCCCCGCCGACGCCACGCGCATCCACGGCATCACCGACGCCGACGTGGCTGGCGCTCCGAGGTTCGTGGACGTGCTGGTCAACCTCGTGCAGATCACCGAGGGGGCCATCCCGGTCGCCTACAACGAGGGCTTCGACAGAGGCTTCATCGCGATGGAGATGGCTCGGCTGAACATGAGCGACGGTCTGCCGCGCTCGGCCTTCGACAGCCAGTGGCCCGCGTGGCTCGACCCGCTGACGTGGCTTCGCCATGCGAGCCGCGACTCGAACGTCAAGGTCTCGAACAAGCTCACAGACGCATGCGCGCGGCTGGGCGTGACGATCGAAAACGCTCACCGCGCCGAGGCCGACGCCGAAGCTGCGGGGAGGCTCCTCTGGAAGATCCGAGACCAGATCGGACCAAGCACCACCAGCGAAGTGCTGCGACAACAGACGCGCCTAAGCCGCGCGCGAGAGGATCGGTATGCAGCTTACCGTAACCGACAAAATCCGCCTGCTCCGCGAGGCAACACGAGGCCCTGAAGACGTCTTCGCGCTCCGAAGCGATTCGGGAGGCATGGGTGCCCCGTGGAGCCCGGTCTACTCGCCGCTGACGGACGAGAACGTCCTCATGCACCTGTCCGGTCTGATTGAGATCGGCAGCTACCCCCTGATCCCCGTCGATGACGACCTGCCGAAAATCTGGTGGATCGCCGCCGACTTCGACGGGAAGCGGCCGGGGACGAACTGGCACCACGACGTGAAGCGCGCGGTCAGGTTCCTGCTCGACATAGGAGCCAACCTGCTCGTGAACCTGTCGAGATCGGCCAAGGGGGCACACGTCCGCGTGCTCTTCAACGAGCCGGTGCCCGCGTGGATGGCTCGGCGGTGGATGCAGGCGTGGCTCGAAGAGGCCGAGGTGGTCGAGGACGACCTGCGGGACTTCCCCACGTCGTTCGACCGCCTCATTCCTCCACAGGACACGCTGCTGTCAGGGTTCACGCGCACGGGGAACCGGCGGCCTGGGAACCTGATCGGCAGCCCGCTGAACGGCCGCCTCGCCAAGGCGAACGGCGGCACGCTGCCGATCGACCCGAAGCTGGCGGCGATGGGAGAGTTCGACCCGGATGGCAAGCACTGGGAGCACATCGCGAACGCCCTGGAGGGCCGCGCATGGGGCACTGCGGAGCTTGCCGAGCAGCTGGCCGAGTCGCCCGGCAAGCCGGACCTGAGCGCGCCCAGGCCCGCCCCTCCGCCGCGCATGTACGGGGAGGGGGCTCCGCTGCCCACGGTAGATGCCCGAGGGATGCTCGACTTCACGCTGAACCACTGCGCGTTCATGCGGCACGTCAGGCAGCCGGGCGCGTTCACCTACCCGCTCTGGGTGGCGCTGGCGACCCAGCTTCACAGGTTTGGCGACGAGGGGTTCGCGGTGTTCCACGAGGTCAGCGCCATCGATCCGAGGTACAAGCCAGCGGCTGCGGACAAGAAGTGGGAGCAGACGTCGGACATGCACCCGATCAAGTGCAGCACGCTCGTCGGTCATGGCTACCGTTGCCCGCACCTGGGCACGAACCGATGCGGCGGGGCCGCGACCCCGGCCTACTTCCACGAGCACGCCTTCTACGAGCCCCTGTGAGCGACGACGACAAGACCGACCCGGAGAAGCTGGAGCAGGTGGAGCGGGAGATCGCTCGCTTGCAGCAGGAGTTCGATGCGCTGCGGCAGGCGCTCGGAGATCCGAACGCGGTCAGCTGGATCGACGGGCAGGGCAGGCGGCCTGCCCGGAGGCTGTCCGCCTTCGAGTTGGCGACAGCCAAGAGGCTGGAGACCCTGTACGTCCAGATCCGCAAGCTGAAGCGCGCGGAGTGGTTCCTGTTCGAGAAGGTGCTCGCGGACGTGGCCCGGCGACCCGGCGAGGGATCGGAAGACCCCGAGGTGCTGCTCGCCGCCGCGCTGCGCTGCCTCGCGAAGGCCTGGAAGGCGGGGCACAGGACCGTCGAGGTCCGGGTGGTGCTGCGCGCCTTGGCGGACTATCTACGCAGCCTGGACGAGGACGAAGACGGCGACGAGCTTGACTGAGGGGCCTCGGCTGGCCCATAACCTCAACGCAAACAGCCCCAGGGCATGGGCCCCGAGGCTGCGGCGGCCGGAATGGAGGTGCGAACTCCTGACCGGCGGCTCTAACCGACTCAATAGGAGTGAGCCGGGTGAACCTTCTTGTCAGACAACATAGCGCCCCTCCTTGCGCCCAGCAAGGAGAGTGATGCTCGGATTGCAGCCTGCTTCCGCGCTCCGTCGTCTGTACGAGCGCTTCCGAACCGCGTCCGCCGCCTCGCTTTCTCTACTCAACGGGAAGCCTGGAGAGTGGCTTCGCGTCGTTCCGGGGACAAGCGAAGCGGACGCCCTTCAAGAGGCCATCGGGCGCGACCCGTCCTCGAAGGACTCGTCGGAGAGCCTGAAGGCCCTGGCAGTCCTGCGTCTCAACGACCAGATCGGCGCGGAGCACGAGATGGACGTGCGCCTGTCGTGGTTCCGGCAGGGCAGCAGCAAGACCGTCCACGTCAGGTTCTTCCTCGCGAAGCCGGGCAAGAAGAACGCTGGCAAAGCAGCACAGGACCGGCGAGCGCTCCCGCCTGCGCTCGGCACGCAGATGTCCCTGATGGGGGACATCGAGAGCGCGGACAGCGGCATCCACAACTCGGATTCCGTCGGACCCAAAAACGCCCCGGAGGGTCAAAACGACCCCGACGGAATCCGAGTTGACAAAGGCTTTGACGGACTGTCCGAACCGGCTCCGCCAGAAGCCCCGGTGGCACAGATTCCTGACTTGGCACACCTCCTCGACCCGGCCAGCTTTGAGGCTGCCTTGGAGGGCGCAAGTGTTGAAGATGATTCGGAAATCGGCCGTTTGCTCGCGGAGGTTGTGCAGGAAGTTTTGGAGGCCGAAACGGAGCTTGACCCGTCGGTTTTGATCGAAAACATGCAGCGGTCGCTGAGTTTGGCACAGTTGCCCGATCCGACGGTCGATGTGGCACAGCCTGAACCACAGGACTGGCACACCACTTCGCGACAAGTTGTCAAAACGACGGTCGATCTCGTCCGCAGCTACCGGGGCTCTCTCGGCCGTCTGGCGATCCTGGCCCCCAGCCCCGGCACCGGGAAGACGCACGGGATGGCCGAGGCGGCGCGGGACGAGCAGGGGGTGGGCAGGCGCGTGGGGTACGCGGTGCTGTCCCGAGAGCAGATCCCCGAGGCCTGCGACCGAATCAAGGCCCACAGCCCCTTCATCCGGCTTCAGGTCATCGAAGGCCGTCACGAGGGGAACTGCGCGAACTACGACTCGGTCCAGACCGCCGCGGGCATGGGCTACTCCCCCGGCCAGACCGTATGCCCGGACTGCCACCTCTACCCGAACCTTCGGAACCCCATCCGGTCTCTGCCCCACACCTGCGAATACTACGCGAGCCGCATCCGGGCGGTGCGCGACCGCAAGATCGCGGAAACTGCAAGAAGTATATCGGCTTACGCCGCACCGATCATCGTCACGACCCACGCCTCACTGGCGATCGGCACCCAGCTGTCCAACCGCCGCCTCCAGGGCTTCTGGACGTTCGACACCATCTTCGTGGACGAAGACCCGACCGGCTCGATGGAGCAGCAGGTCGAAATCTGGGACCACCAGCTGACCTACCAGTGGATCAACCCGCAGACGCAGGCCCCCGACGCCCACACGCTGATGACGCGACTGCTTCGCTCCGCCTTCGCCGGGGCCAAGGCCGAGCGCCGGGAGGCACACCTCCGAGGTTACAAAAACCCCTCCGACGCAAGCGCGCCCGACCCCACCCACCACCGGGACCACGGGTCGAGCTACGCCGGGCAGCAGCTTTTGGAACTGCTGGAAAGGTCAGCAAACGCGCTCGGTTACGACCTTCAGACGGTCCTCGCCCAGGTCGTCAACGAGAGCAGCGTGAAGGTGCCCCGCAAGGGCGAACTCATGGGAGCCGACCCCAAGCTCATCGCCAAGCGCTACCCGCACCGCTGGCTCTCGGCCATGTCGCAGCAGCTTCTGAACGAGGTCACGGCGCGCGACGTCGCCGTGTCCGAGGGCATCGCGAACCCCGACTTCGCCTACAAAATCCACGCAGACCTCGTCCTCGAAGAGGGCTCCGACCCCAGCACGCCCGGCAAGGCGCACGGGGTCATCCGCCTGCACCAAGCCATCCCCTTCGCCGCGCGAGAGTCCAACGTCGTCGTGGGCGACGCCTACGCGGACGTGGGCCACTACGAGTACCTGTTCGACCGCTTTCGCCGCAAGGGGCAGGTGGACGTCGTGAACCACCGGGCGAAATGGCCGCCGTCGAGCGTTCTCGTCCGGCTGATCACGAAAATCTCCTCCGCCGACTTCGCAGAGAAGGACCGCTTCCTCGCCCACCTCGAAGAGCATGTCCGGCCCATCCTGGCCCTGGAATCAGGCCGCACGGTCCTGCTCTACACGCACCTCGCCACGAAGGAGTGGCTGGCCGAGTGGATGCAGCACAAGAGCGTCGAGTTCGATCTGAAGGACTGGGCCGTGGAGCACTGGGGCTCCGGCCGCGGCAAGGACGGCTACCGCGACTTCGACACGTTCATGGCTGTGACAGAGTTCGTACCGAACACCGGGGGACTCGTCCACGAGGCAAACGCCCGCGTTCTCTCGGCAAACCCTGGTGCGCCGCGCGTCCGGTTCTGGGGGTGGGGCTCGGAGCGCACCGGCAAGACCACCTTCGCCGGGGCGATGGCGGCTGCACACCCGGCCCTCCTGTCCGCCTTCGAGCGCAAGGCCACCGACGAGCTTGCCCAGGCCGTCCACCGCATCCGGCCAGCAATCCCGGCCGCGCGGCAGAAACGGGCCTGGGTGCTCGGGCATCAGGTGCCCCTCTCCGGCGAGCTTCTGGCGGCAACGAGCGCCACCGTGGCCCTGGACGAAGGCGGCATGGGCATGACCTACGCCACCGAAACCCTCGACCGCGGCATGAGGCTGGAGAGCAACCAGGGCATCCTGGGGTTCGTGTCGGCACGCGAGATGGCGACCGCCATCGGCGAGGTGTACCGACAGGTGGGATGCTGGAGCCACGTCTTCTGCCACGCACTTCTTGCCGAGCCAAGCTGCGCCGACCTGTGCCAACTTCTCGAAGGCGCTTGGTATGTCGCAAGTACCTATGAGCGTGGAGATTGCTCTAAGAGAGATCAGGGAGAGCAAACCCCACGGTCATCCCCCCCGACCTTGCCGCCCCTGACCCAAGCCGTGCCGCCCCGACCCTCGCCCGATCCGGGGCCCCTCTGGGGCCGCCTTGCCGACCGGGTGGCGTACCCGCCGACCAACTGGCCGACCCTGGAGCAGCGGGTGCGCTGGTCCTGGGTGTACCGGCAAGCCTTGCGCCTGTTCCTGTCCGACTTGCCGCCCAACCTGATTCGGGGATCGGTGCGCCGCCCCTGGATGCCCGCTCAGAGCCACGGCGTCGAGTGCTTTGGCAACCCGCTCCGTCTGGAGCGGCTGATCGACAACTACGCCCCCACCCGCTCCGAGGTTCCGTTCTGATGCGAGTCGCCCGCCGCCAAGCCCCTGCTCCGCCTCCGCCCGTGGAGGCCATCTCGACCCTGACGGTGCCCGACGCCCTCATCGCCTGGGGGCGCGACCCCGAGCGCGCCGTGCAGTGGCCGAGGGACTGGGCGCGCGAGGTCGCGGAGCTTGCCGACGCAAGCACGCGCAGACCGCTGACCGAGCGCGAGGGCGAGGTCTTCCTGTCCCGGCTCGAAGCGCTGGTCTGCGAGGCCATCCGTGCCGACCGACCCGACCTGCTGACCGGCCTGGACATGCAGACCGCCGAATGGCTGGGCCTGAGCTACTCGTTCCCGTTCGACGGCCAGCAGCTGACCATCGGCAAGGGCGGGGTGTTCTCGTGGTCCGAGGTCCGGGTGCTGACGGACGCCTTCCAGGCCGCGACGAAGGCCCGCGAGACAGGCGTGCAGGGCCCGGAGTTGTCCGCGCTGCCGCGAGCGGCGGTGCGCGTGAAGAGCCTGCTTGCGGCAGTCTTTCCCGACGCCGAGATCGGGGAGGTTCGGCCTGACGAGGAAGATTTTGCTTGCGCCTCTTGCGGAGAGGTCGGTTCTTCGGTCAAGATCACGACCGACTACGGAGCGGCCCACTGCTCGGCGTGCTGGCGCGAGAAGATCCAGTCGTCCTCGTTCAACCAACCCGCTCCAAGGAACCGAAAGCGATGAAGCGCGGAGCAGAACTCGGAAGAAGTTTCCCCAGGGAAGCCGTAGCTCAGTACGGCAACCTGCTGCGCTACTCGCAAGGCAACACGTTCGCTCCGATCACGCTGGGCCCCTCTGCGTCTTCGGACATCGAAAACGGGACGATCACCCCCGTAACGTCGCTCGATGCGTTCCGGCCGGGTCAGCAGATTTTGTTCTCGCTCACGGTCTACAACGGCTTCGTGCAGGGCGGTGGGCGTCCCCCGGTCTTCGATTCATGGGTGAGCAACATCCGCTTGAAGCCTTGGTTCCTTCGTCAGGGAGACGAGTTTCGCGGTCCTGGCGGATCTGGAGGGTGGACCGGGAACGACCAGCTGGAGTTCGGTGGAGGTACGGCCGCGAACAACCGAGCCGTCTGGTACCCCGTGGTCAAGATGATCGACATCAGCGAGTGGCAGTCGGTCAACCCTCCAGCGGCGGCTCCTCCGCGCCACAGCACTTCGATCTTCGTGGACGAGGTGTGGGAGCTTGATCTTCAGGATCCGAACTCTCCCGCTTTTCAGCAGACCCTGCTGACAGGTCAGCGAGGCCTTGGTCGCGCCGCGTCGTTCATGTACGTCTCTCACGGTTACGCGCTCGGGTTCACTTACGAGTGCGTCGTCTCTGGCGACGGGGATCCGAATCCGCAGTTTGCCATCGACCTGAACTGGCAGGTCGGGACGACCTGACATGGCGAGCATCTACGAGATCCACTTTCCGCTCACCTCCGCGGTAGGTGGCGGCCCGCCGCCTCCGGGCTCGCAAGATCACTTTGCTCCGAAGTATCTCGTTGGCAACGTGCCGAAGGGCGACAGCGCGACGGCGTACTCGTCGGGGGGATTTCAGTACATTCCCGACACCGGAAACGGTGCTGGGATCGCGGCGGCGATTGCTGCCGCCACCGCGTCTCCTGGCGACATCTGGATCCGCCCCGGCACCTACAACTTGACCTCGGCGGGCGCTCCAGCGTCGCCTTATGCCGTCCCATCGGGCGTCCTTGTTCGCGGCGCTGGCAACTCGACCGTCATCAACGGTCGGCTGACTGGGAACCAGACCGTCTTCACCCTGGCGACGACGTCTGAGCTTCGCGATCTGCGGATCAACGTGATCGGCGAGTTCAACTCGATCCTGGGCGATGGCGTTGTCGAGTGCAACGGCAGCACATCGTCGCCGTCCAGGGTCGAGCGGGTTGACATTCAGCTTTCCAACCTCGGCGGATCGACGCTTCTCAAGGCGGCCATTTTGGCTGGCAAGGCGTCCGCCCGAATCGTCGCGTGCAGGTTTTTCTTGCCCGACTTCGATGAGCAGTCTCCTACGGGCGGCGTCAGCGGGGTTCAAGTTGACGGGATCCAGGGCTTCGCGAGCGTTTCTCGCTGCCTTGCAACGCGATCTGGCAACAGCTTTGGCTGCGCCTACGTCGCCTTCGGCGGCGCTCGACTCGACCTTTCTGAGTCATCTTCATCCTTCGCCTCACTTGCGGGGGTCTTGGTCTCTGGCGGAGGCTTGGCGATTCAGTCTCGGGTCTCAGTCTCAGAGTGCAACATCACGTCCCAGGGAAGCTCCTGCATCGTGTCCGACGGAACGATTCGCGTCTCGGACTGCGACCTGTCTGCGCTTCAGAGCAACGCGATCCTCTCTACTGGGCGCGGAGTAATCACGGGAAACACGGTGCTCGGCGCGATGGACACCTCCGGCGGTAGCAATCACGTCATCACGACCAACTTTTTCCTACCCACCGCAACGCTTCTGCCATCGGCTACCGACGAGGTCGCCCACAACGTCTTCGCCTGAAAGGATCACAGCCGCATGGCCCTTCGCAGTCCCGTCCCGTTTCACAACTTTTGGGGCACGAGCAATCCCTTGACGGCCGCGCCGTGGACCTCGGGCACGCTGCCCAACGAGGGCGCGGTTCCGGCCTACCAGAGCCCGAACCTCCAGGCTGGCGACTTCGCCTACGTCGCGGCGGACACGACGTTCTACCTCTGCACGGATCCTGGCGTGGGCCAGATCAACGCCGTGTGGGTGGCGCTGGTCGTCGGCCCGACTGCGGACGCGGATCGCTTCGCTCCGAAGTACCTCGTGGGAGGGCCGAACGACACGGCCTCGGCGCTCGCTGGCGTGGGCGGCTTCTGGTTCTTTCCCGACACTGGGGACGGAGCGGGCATCGAGGCGGCGCTGGCGCAGGCCGCGATCTTGCCGGGGGACGTGTGGGTGCGACCCGGCACCTTCGATCTGACAGGCGTGGCGGCGCTTCCGCTCGTGGTCCCGGCGGGCGTCTGCTTGCGCGGCGCGGGGCCTACGTCCAACGGAACGATCCTCGCCTACAACGTGCCCTCGGCGGCGGTCGGCACGGCGATCATCCTCAACGGCGGCAGCGAGCTTCGCGACCTCAAGGTGCTTGCCTCGGACGCGAGCGATGCCAGCGGCAACGGCGTGGTCGAGGTCAACGTGGGCGAGAGGGCCCACTGCGAGCGCGTCGAGGTCGAGCTTGACCGAGACCCCGCGAGCACGAGCACCCTTTTGGCGGCGTTCTTCACCGCAGCGGGGGCCGAACTGACGCAGGATCGGTGCTCGGTGGTGCTCGTCGGAACGGGCGGTGGCGAGGAGCTTCCGCCTGAGCCGTTGGCACCTGCTGTGCCGCCTCCCCCTCGGGGCTCGACGTGGACGGTCGGCACGCTCGGCGGCGAGGACTTCGCGGACCTCGCAACTGCGCTGGCGTCAGGCAGCGTGGTCAACGGCGACAGGCTCCTCGTGTCGGCGCAGACCTTCACGACCGCGAGCACGATCACGGTCGCCAAGCAGGTCACGATCCAAGGCGCGGCCCTCGCCTCGACCATCATTCAGACCGCAGGCGCGGCTGGCGACCCGGTCGTGGTCATCGAGGTCACGACAGACAACGTCGTGATCCGCGATCTGACGGTCAAGCAGCGCAAGACGACGAACACCTCCATCGAGACCGCAATCTCGATCAACCCGCCCGGCGGCGGGGCTGGCTCGACGGGGCACTTCCTTGAGGCGGTGCGCGTCGAAACGATGGAGTTCGGCGTCGTGATCCGCTCCGATGGGTGGCAGATCAACAACTGCCAGCTTGCTTACGTCGGCCCCAACAACTCGACGCGCCGCCTTGTGGGCGTCTACCGCAGCGGCGTGCAGGGCATCTTCGCCAACACGACCTACGACTCGGGCCAGGACGGCGTGATCACGGGCAGCACGCGCGTCTTCAACGTGCTTGCGACCACGGGCCTGCCGACTGAGGTGCTGGGCGGCTACCTCGGGATCAACAACATCACGCCGAGCAACGCCTTCCCCGTGCAGCAGTTCTTCAACTGCGAGTGGTTCCAGCCTGCCGCGAGCCCCCTGAGCCTGTACGTCACGGGCTGCACCTCGGCCGAGACCTCGGCCTTCCTCGTCTGGACCTGCACCAACACGCAGCCCCCTCTGTCACAGAGCTTGGTCGTGGTGCTGACCGGCAACACGATCACCAACTCGCACGGCAAGGGACTGTACTCGCTGAACGGCGCGCATGCCGTGATCGGCAACCCCGGTGCGACGACCTTCTGGGCGCAGAGCAACACGCTGGGCGCGACGGCCTTCCTTGGCACCTGGGCCTCGGGCGTGTCGGCTCCTGCGAACGCTACGGAAGCGGCGCAGCTTGGCTACGACACGGTGCGCTGGAACAACCCCAACCAGCCTCTTGCGGGCGGCGTGACCCCGCCGACGATCGAGACCGCGCTTACGGGCTGGCGCACGAACGGCCCGCTGCGCCTCGATCTCTGCGACTTCGGCAGCGGCGATGCGGGCGTGATCGGCACCGACGACGTGGACGTAGATCAGTCGCGCTTCGCCGACTTCAACCTCGTGGGCATCTACTGCGTGGGGGCAGACCTCGCGGTGACGGGCGGCACCAAGGTCTCGTCCAGCGTTGCGGGGGCCAAGGGCATCCAGGCCGCGCTCGGCCAGGGTGCAGCCACGGCTCTGATCAACGCTCGGGTGAACCTCGCCAACACGGAAGGCGGCGGCGAGGTGGGCATCGAGCTTGACGTGGACTCGGGGCAGGTGACGGGCTCTCGGGTCGAGGCGTCGAGCGGCATCGTGAGCAGCAACGCGGCGGGGCGCGGCGTGGCAATCGGCTTCAACAACGTCATCTCGCAGGCAGGTCAGCAGATCAGCGCGCAGCTTGTGGACGAAGTCGCCCACAACATCCTGAGCACCTGAGAGCAGCACAGTGGCAACTCGATCCCCTACCGAAAACCACTCGTATTGGGGCTCGTTTGCTGACGCGGCGAGCTTGCCTTTGGGCGATGCTCGTTTGCAGGCGGGCGACACGGCCTACGCGCAGGCCGAAGCGGGCCTCTACGTCTACGACGGCGCGGCGTGGCAAGCGGTCGGAGGCGGAGGCGGAGGCGCGGTCTTCGCTGGCGCGCTCACCGTCTACGTCGATCCCACCAACGGCACCGACGCGCCCGGCGGCGGAACGCTCGGCTCGCCCTACGCCACGATCAACTACGCCTACTCACAGATCACGTCGCTGGGCGAACCTCCCGCCAGTAGCTCGGGCACAGCAACGGGAGCGCAGACTTCGACCACGCTTCAGGACACCAGCAAGTCGTGGACGGTCAACCAGTATGCTGGGTACACGGTCGCGCTGCTCGGCGGCACCGGATCTGGACAGACCGCAACGGTCCTGTCGAACACCGCGACGACGTTGACGATCTCTACGACGTGGGCGACCACGCCCGTCAACGCCAGCACCACCTACATGCTCTACTCGCCCGCGAATGTCGGGCAGTTCGTAACCGAGAAGCTGATCTTCCAGCTTGCGCCGGGGCGATACAGCGAGAACGTCCTCTTTGGCTTCAAGCGTGCGCGCATCCAGCTTGTCGGCAACGGCGTTCAGATCCTCGGCAGCGTAACGATGCGCGCCGTTCGCAACGACTTCCCTGCTGCGAACATGGAGGCGATCAGGACGACCTTCCCGTCTCCTTGGACGGGTGCGTCGGCACAGATGACGTTCGAGCTTACTGGAAGTTCGGGCGGCGGTGTGGAGGCCGACACGACGGCCGATCCGTTTGTCGTCACCGGCCTGTCGATGCTTCTCTTCGATGAGCCCACCGTACCCGGCACAATCGCATCCGGCTTGGCGTGGGAGAACAACTACGGCCAGTTCAACTTCTACGCGAACAAGGCGTATCTGATCGGCGGCATGGTCTACTCGACCAGCTACGTCACGACGCCGACGCGCGGTCTCTGCACCTCGGTTCTTGAGGTAGATGGCTGCACCATCGGCGAGTCTGCGATCCCGTATCGCAGCTACTTCGGCGCGGTCCCCTACGCCTACGCAGCCAACCCGACGCTCTGGAACAAGGGCACGGGCGTTGCGACGGGAGCGCAGTCGAGCACCACGTTGCAGGACACGACGAAGGCGTGGACGGTCAACGAATACGCGGGCGCGACGGTCGTGATCACTGCGGGGACGGGAGCGGGGCAGAGCCGCACGGTCCTGTCGAACACCGCGACGGCGCTTACGGTCTCTGCGGCCTGGGCAACCACGCCGGTCGCAGCGTCGAGCGTCTACTCGCTCGTCGGCGTCACGAACAAGGTCGCCGAGGGCACGCTCACGGCCAAAGTTCACAACTCGACCCTCGGCGCGTCGGTCGGCCCCCGTATCACGCTCGGAGAGCTTGACGGCTGCCGCGTCTACGACCTCGACCAGACGATGCTCGGCACCGTTGACAACGGCGGCGTGACGGGCTCGATCTCGTCCTCCTACCTGGGCTCGGTGATCAACCAGTTCCGGCAGTATTCAGGCACGGGCATCCCGGCCTCGCAGTACCGGCTCGGCTCCAACCTGAGCGGGACGCGATACAAGATCGACAGCACGAGCTACACGACGCTTGCCTTCAACCGCTCGTCTACCACGGGCGCGCTCACGGCTCGCACGCTGAACGTCCCGACCGCATCGGGCACCGCTACGGCTGGCGCGGCAACGACGCTCACGGACTCTGCTGCGACGTGGACGACGAACCGCTGGGCGGGGGGCACGCTCACGCTCACAGGAGGCACGGGAGCGGGGCAGAGCAGGACGATCTCCTCGAACACGGCGACGGCGATCACGGTCTCTCCCGCCTGGGCAACGAATCCCGCAGCGGGCACGACGTACACGGTCACGGCTCTCGTGGCGTTCGACTTCCAAGACGACGCTCGGAGCCTCGCCTACACGCCGACAACGGGCGCTAACTGGCTCGATCCCGACCCGGCGACGGTCGGCTCGGCGCTCGACAAGGTCGCGGCAACGGGCCTCCTCGCGGCCGCTCCGAGCAACGGGCAGATCCCGATCGGCAACGGAACCAACTTCACGCCCGCAACACTGACGGCTGGCTCGGGTATCAGCGTCACGAACGGCGCTGGGTCGATCACCATCGCAGCCACGGGCGCAGGCGGCGTCACGAGCGTCACCGCGTCGGCTCCGCTCGCATCGTCGGGAGGAGCCACGCCGAACGTATCCCTCACGGGTACGGTCGCCGTCGCGAACGGAGGCACGGGCCTCGCGACCAGCCCCACCAACGGCCAGCTTCTCGTCGGCAACGGCACCGGGTACACGCAGGCCACGCTGACGGCTGGCGTGGGCGTGGCCGTCACGAATGGCGCAGGTTCGATCACCGTCGCGACGACTGCGGCCCCGAACGGAACTTTTCACGTTGCTCAGGGAGGCTCGGACGTAACCGGCAACGGCTCGATCCTCGCTCCGCTGGCATCGATCAGCTTCGCGCTTACGCTCGCCGGGGCGGGCGAGGTCGTGAGTGTCGGGCCGGGCACCTACACCGAGGCCGCACCGCTCGCGGTGCCGCAGGACGTTGCGATCATCGGCACGCCCGAGACCGAGATCGTCGCTCCCGCAGGCGTGACCCTCGACGACGGCGTGGCGTTGGAGAACGTCAAGCTCACGACGCCGACGATCACGACGGTCGGTACGCAGCCCGCAGGCCCCGGCGCGACGGTGAATCTCACGCAGGTCTTCGTCACGAGTGCCACGACGGTCAACAACAACGGGACGAACACGGCCTTCGTCACCAACAACACGACCTTCGGAGGCGCGACCACGATCAACGGCGGGCCGACGAACAGCGTCGTCTTCGACTACTCGAAGTCGAGTAGCTCGACCACGATCAACAACACGACGAACTTCTCGGCGACGGCGTCCTCGTTCCTCTCGGTCGCGATCAACGGCTCGCCTGCGGTCAAGCTCGCAGCGTCTGAGGCGACTTCGTTGACCTCGACCAACAGCACGACGACGCTCTCGGGCTCTGGCGTCACCGGCAACGTCATCGTGAGCGGCGGGAGCCTCACGGCGACCTCCTCGACCATCGGAGGCAGCCTCAACGCCTCGGCTGCGGCGGCGGTCTCCCTGAGCCTCGACTCGCAGCCCCAGGGCGGCTCGACGCTTGCGGGCGGCTCGACGCTCACGGACCTCACCATCGTCCCGCAGAACGTCGCGCTCGACGGCACGGCGACGCTCTCGACCCCGGCGACCATCGGGAGCGTCTACGTCCCGCAGGCGCGCACGCTGACCGCAGGGAGCCTCGGCTTTTTCGGCGGCTCGGTCATCACCGACACCTCCTCGCTTACGCTCGTGCCTTCGGGCGGCGGACCCGCAGCGGCGACGTGGACTCGGACGGGTCTGCTTGGGAGCCAAGCTCTGACGAGCGGCGGCGCGGTCATCGCGGGCTGGTACGACATCGTCCTCACCCCTGGCGCGTCTGGCACCGCGTTCGCTCGCGGCCTCTACCTCGTCTGATCGGAGCTACGTCATGGCCTACGTCGGAACCACGAACGTCCCCGCGAACAACACCTCGGGCCTTGCGCTCTACACGATCAAGGAAACCCTCAAGCTCGCGGGCTGGAGCGTCCTTTCGAGCGGCACCGGGACTGCGGGCAGCACCGCAGCGAGCGACCTGATCACGACCGGGACCGGCACCTCGCTCGGCTCCTTCGCCGTCGCCAACGCCTGGGTTCGCATCCGAGAGCCCAGCGGCGCAGGAGGCCGGGAGTATGTCCTCCAGAACGGGAACGCGAACAACTCGGTCAGCGTCATCATCAAGTACAGCCGAGCGACGGGCTTCGGCACGGGCGGCACCGCGACGGTCGCACCGACGACGGGTGGTGGCGGGGACGGCGTCGTGTGGGTCGGTACGGGCACCGATGCGGCTCCGGTGCAGGCGACGACGTGGCTCCCGGGCGCTGCGACGGGCTACTACCACGCGGTCGCGAGCGACGTTGCGATCAACGGCGTCTACGGCTGGTGGTGGTACGGCTACCTCGCGGGCGGATCGACGCCTCGGATGATCGGCACCGAGGCAGTCTCGCCCGGCTCGACTGCGGCGACGGATGGCGATCCGAGCGTGCGCTACCAAGACAATCTCGCGCTGGTGGCAGCGGGCTCGCAGACCGTTCAGTGGTGGGAAGCCTACGGCCTGCCTGGGGCTGCGTATCGCACCGCAGGAGGCTTCGGCATCGCCTTCAACGGCTCCTATGCCGCTGGAGTTCCGATCATGCCGTCGTTCAACGGGCTGGACCCGTACACCGGCAGGGTGCCGATGTTCGCAAGCGTTTTCGGCAAAGGCTCGACCATGCCGAAGGGGTACTCAACCGAAGCCGTCTACTTCGGCACGGTGCAGAACGCGCAGGACACGTTCAACCTCTCGTCGGCCTCGCCAAAGATCGCCCCTTACGCCACAAGCGTCGGCGTCGGCATCAGCCAAGGGCTTGCGCTGCCCTGGGTCACGAGCGTCGTGCCGCTCGTCTGAGGAGGATCCGTGGCTGACTTCAACGCGGACTTCTACTCGGGCGGCGCGGAGCTTCTTCTTGTTCAGAGCCCCGCAAGCGCCGATTACTACGGCTCGGCACAGTTCGTCGTCGCGGCGAACATCAGGTACTACCAGCGGGTCTTCGACAGCGGCACAGCGGGCTGGTGCTACTACTCGACGGTGAACGCCCTCGACCCTGCTCCGGCCTCGGGCTCGACTAGCCCCAACTGGACTGGCGCGATCAGCAACTCGCAAGTGGTCGCCGTCGTGGCGGTTCCGTAGCATGGCCGTTCGCTCGCCCACGGCCTTTCACGCCTACTGGGGCATATTCGCGACTTACGGCGACCTGCCGAACGTCGCCGGAAGCGGCACCCAGAACTCAAACTTGCAGGTTGGGGATCAAGCCTACGTCACCGCCGACTCGATGCTCTACTTCTGCATCGACGCTACGCTCGGCGCAGCCATCTGGAGTGTCATGGGACTTGGACCTGCCAACTTCGACGCCTTCGGGCGGCTCCGCATCTCCGCGCCGCAGACCGTCTTCGACTCCAAGCTGGTCTACGACACGCAGCCGCTCTACTGGTCGGAAGCGCAGACCGGCGGCGCGGCGGCGGGCGTATGGAGCCAGCCCGACGCTCGGGTGCGACTCACCGTCGCGGCGGGGCAGACCTCGGTGCGGCAGTCGCGCCGGTACTTCACCTACCAGCCGGGGAAGTCGCAACTGATCTTCTGCACGTTCAACTTGAACAGCGGGGTCGCAGGAACGGTGAAGCGCGCAGGGTACTTCGACTCGGCGGACGGGTTCTTCCTTGAGCTTGACGGCGCGGCGACGGTGAACTTCGTGCGCCGCTCAAGCTCGTCGGTGCCCACAACGACGGTCGCGCAGGGTGCGTGGAACCTCGACCCGATGAACGGCACTGGGCCGAGCGGTATCACGCTCAACTTTGCCGAGACTCAGATCCTCGTGATCGACTTCGAGTGGCTCGGCGTGGGCTCGGCGCGCATGGGCTTCGTGGTCAACGGAACGATCTACTACGCGCACCGTTTCGACAACGCGAACATCAACCCGGCCGTCTACATGAGCACGCCGAACCTGCCGATCCGCTACGAGATCGACGCCACGGGCGGCGGCGCTGGGTCGATCGACTGCATCTGCTCGTCGGTGGCTTCCGAAGGCGGGCTCCAGGGCACCGGCACAAAGTTCGGTTTCGCTTTGCCTACTCGCGTGACGGGCCTCGGCAACGGAGTGAGCGCCACGCTGTTCTCCATCAGGCACAACGGAACCTACCCCCGCGTCACGATCATCCCGACGAGCGTCGGCCCGCTCGCGGACAGCAACGGGACGTCGAAGTGGGAACTGATCTACAACCCCAGCTTCGCCATCAACCCTGCCTGGGTCGGCGCGACGCGGGGCTACTGCGACATCGACACGCCCGCGAGCACGGCGGCTGGGTCGGCGGGCCAAGTGACCGCAGGGACGGGCACCGTGATTGCCGCAGGCGTGTTTAGCAACTCCACTCCGGCATCGAACCTCGACCTCGTCAACACAACGCTGACGCTGGGGAACCCCGTGACGGTCAACAACGCCGGAACGGCGAGCGTGGACTACGACGTGATCAGCCTCGTCGTGACCAACACCTCGGGCGGCAACGCCAACTACCAAGCTGCTATCGACTGGCTGGCGCTGACATGACCATCACCTTCCTCGACCTCCGCTCTGAGCAGCATCCCACCCTGTTCCCCCGCAAGAAGAAGGCGGACGGGACCGTCATCAACACCTCCAAGGTCGTCGGCGGTAAAACTGTGGTTCGCGACCCCAAAAGCATCACGGGGATCGTGGTCCACCAAACCGCCTGCGTTTTCGGTCCCTCCAGCGACCGGCAGAGGGCGTACCGCCGCGCCCTCGGCATCCCGGCGCACGTCACGGCCTTTCGCGACGGCACCTTCGTCGCCGCCGCCGACCCCCGCTGGTTCCTCTACACGAGCAACGGCTTCAACGCCTTCAGCTACGGCATCGAGTTGGAAGGCCAGTACCCCGGCCTGCTCGATGACCCAACGACGCCGAAGCGGGAGGATGAGGAGAGTACCTGGGGCGGCGTTCCGACGCCGCTGACAGACCGCGCCATCGAAACCTTCCGCGCCGCCGTGAAGTGGATGGTCGAGGAAGGTCGTCGGCTGGGAAGCCCGCTCCAGTACGTCTGGGCGCATCGGCAGAGCAACGGGCAAAAGAGGTCCGACCCAGGGGCCGGGATCTGGAAGCACGTCGTTCTGGACTACGCCGTGCCCGTCCTCGGGCTCCAGACCCAGAACGACCGCACCGTCGAGGATGGCAAGCCGATCCCAACGGGGTGGGATTCCCGATCCAGCGCTCGGTACTGAGCGAGCCGGGCCGCTCGCGGACTGCCGCGCAGGGGGTGACAGCAGCGGCAGCTTTCACGCTCGCGACCCGGCTCAGGCCTATGATGTTGCGGCCGTTTCGAGCCGTCCAGCAAAACAGCTTGCGACATACCGCGCGCTTGCGCGACATACTTTTCGCGGCTATGACGGGGGCGATGCGTAACAACCTGTTCATGGTCGCCGCCCTCTGCTCGCTCGTGCTGCCCCTCTCGGGTAGCGCGGCTGGGCAGGCGGTGCGGATCCCGTCCTACCTCGCGCTGGCTCGGATCTGTGTGTCCGAGGCGGGGTGGGCCTGCTTCGAGTCCGGCGACGGGCTCGCGATTCACGAGGTGCTGCTTCAGGGTGCTGATCGAGAGGGCATGAGCTACGTCAACTTCGCCCGCGCCTACTCTGGCCGCGTCATGGGCACGAGGTCGCACTCGTCTGCCCGTCTGGCCTGGGTCTCTCGGCTCAACGTCGAGGGGACTGCTCCTGGGGGGTGGCCGCGGGTCACGACCCGTCGGATGCGGGACGGCATGTATCGGGTCGAGGAAGTTCCTCCGTGGAGCCACTACCGCGGGCGGTGGATGGCGGTGCTCGACCGGGCCAGGGAGGTCGTTCGCCTTTCCCTGGACAGCCGGTCGGAGTGGAGCCCCTGCCAGTCCGAGGTGCATGACTGGGGCGGAACGATGGATCGGTCTCGTGCGGAGAGGATCGGCCTGATCCCCGTCGAGTGCGGCGAGACCAGCAACGACTTCTACGCGCGCCCCTCCCTGGTGGGTGCCGCCTCGGACGAGGAGCCGGAGCGCGAGGACGTCGAGTGAGGTAGACTGGGCCAGCATGAGGCAGTTCCTTCGCCGCGCCTTGTGCTGGCCCCTCTACGTTGGGGCTCTGGTGGCCTTGGTGGTCCGTGGCTTGTGGGGCGCCGACCTGTGGTGGGCGGACGGGTGCCTCATGGTCCGCCTGGGTCCGTCCAGCTGGCCGTCGCGGACTTGGTACCGGCGCTGGGCAGGGACGACGTTCGGGTATGGGATCATGCTCTCGTCCAGCGCTGGCAACTCCACAGTCGAGCACGAGCTTGTCCACGTCGAGCAGGCCGAGGCGAACACGCTGGCCGGTCTGCTGATCGGCGCGCTCTGCTCCGCGGTCAGCCTGAGCCCGTGGCCCCTGCTGGTCGGTTGGCTTGCCGGGGCGCTGCTGGCCTACGCCGGGGCGTCTCTTGTGGCGCTGCTGCGCGGCGAGTCGGACGCCTACCGCGGCAACCACCTCGAAGAGGCCGCGTTCAACGCGACCGAAGTGAAGTGCGTGCGGGGCTTGTCCGACAAGTGAGCCGGGGTTAGGTTGCGGGTCATGGCAAGAGATCCCATCTGGTCGGAAGACAAGGGCCTCATCGGGGACGGCATCCAGTCCATCGAGGGAGCCGATCGCATCCTCACCGACGGAGCGGAGGTCAAGGAGACGATCCTGAAGGGGGGCGTCAGCCTCGTTCAGGACTGCCTGTACTGCGGCAAGCAGGTCAAGCTGTTCGTGCCGTGGGCGAACGTCGCGAATCTGCACCTGCTTCGCGAGGTGGAGTCCTACCACCGGGAGCGCCGAGGCTACGTCGCGGAGATCCCGTGCCGCTCGTGCAACCGGAAGACGCGGATGATGTTCGACCAGATCGCGGACATCAAGCGCTGGGTCGATCACGGCGTGTCGATGGGCTCGCTGAAGGCGTCGATCTATCAGGCATCACTCGTCTCGGGGTGAATCCGTGAAGGGTCGGAAGATCCGCTGCGATCACCACGGCGAGCACTTGTGGAACGGCCAGACGGTCTGCGACTGTGGCCGGGCGCACCTTCTCGCGTTCGTCGCTGAAGGCGATGAGGTCATGTTCGAGTGGTCGTGCGACTGTGGCCGGAAAGATCCGGTCGAGTCTCTGAACCCGGTGTGCCCCAGGTGCTACCGGGAGATCAGCGGCACGGATTACTACGGCCCCAACTGAGACCGCGGCGGCCAAGCGCCGCCGAGCTTCTCCAGCCGTTTCTCCGCAACCTCTCGGTAGCCGTCCACGGCAGCCCGGAAGCGGATGAGCGGGGCTCTGTCTGCGAGGCCCATCCCGGCGTCGATCATGGCGAGGTCGATCTGGTCGATCTTGAACAGCCAGCCGATGAAGAACGACACGTCGCCCACGAGCAGGGCCCTGAGCGCCCAGTACTCGTGGGTGTCCCAGAGCAGTCGCAGGTAGCCCTCCACGAACTTCGGCAGCTTGCCCCACGGCACGCGGCCGTCGAGGTACAGCGATTCCTTGCTCGCCTTCCACGCCAGGAGCATGGCCGCCGAGTGAGTGGGCACCTTCGCGACCTGCTGGACGTGAGCAGGCGTCCGCTCGGTCATCTCTCCCGCCTCGGAAAAGCTGAGAGCGGCCCGAGCGATCGGGTCGTCGTCGGTCATCGGAGGCAGCGGAGGTGGTGCTCGAACATCGGATTCGAGAGCGCCTCCTGTCCGCCGCTGCGGCGGTTGCGCTTGATGATCTCGACCGCGCTCGCCCCTGACATGCCGTTCACGCGCATGAGGGTCATGCCGTTGATCAGGCCGCTGCGGTTCGCCCCCATCGCGCACGTCACCAGCACCCGGTGCCCAGACCGAACGTGGTCCGCGAGCGTCCCAGCCAGCTTCCAGCCAAGCTGGCTCACCTCGGGCGGCACCGGGCGGTAGATGTCGTCATCGATCGGGAAGTGGTAGGCAGCCTTCCCTCGCGGCACGACCATGCGAGGCTGAAGCTCCTCGGCGCAGTAGACCACCACGTCCCATGCCTTGAAGATCGAAGGACTCGCGCCGGGGTAGCTCCCCTGAGCGAGCCTACCCGGCAGCAGCCAGTCGTAGTTGAAGTCGGACATGCGGCCGGGAGCCTAGCACGTCTCTGTCAGACACCGCTGCCGAGAAGGTGCCTGCGGTTCTTGCGCGGTCTGCGGAGACGCACCGCGAGGGCAGTCACGCCGCCGAGGATGAGCACGGCCCCGCCGACGGTTCCGACCCAGAAAAGCGGGTTGTCGAGCAGGCCCACGGCAGGGGCAGGGGCACGGCCGGACAGCACCGCGGACGCGATGGCCTCGCCCCAGGGGCGCCCCGCCTCGCCGGGAAGGTGCGCCCGTAGCGAGTCTCGCGGCAGCGAGAGCGGCGTGGAGGGGTAGGCGTCGATCCATCGGTCGCCAAAGACGCTGCGGTTGGCAGCGCGGATGCCCTCGCCCAGAAGCTGCCTGGACGTGTCCGGGTAGCGCGGGGGGCCGCTGATCCAGACCGGGCGGCTACCGGCGGCGGACTTCATGCGTCGCAGGCCGCCGGGCAGAGAGGGCCCGAAGTCGTTGGAGCCGAAGATGAGGATGACCTGATCTGGGTTGAACGAGGCCAGCGCCGACCTGTATCGGTCCCAGAGGTTGTACTCCTGGCAGTTGCGGCTCGGGCTGCCTGACCAGTCCACGGCACCGCACCCGTGCTGGTGGATGCGTTGCACGGTGTGTCCGGCGGCTTCGAGACGCTCCTGGGCGAAGCGACCCGGCGTGCCCTGGGCCTGCGAGTCTCCGACGATGAGGAACTTCACGGTGATCCATCGTAGCTCACCCGCCGCCCAGGTGGCACCGGGCGCACGGCTTGGGCTACGATCTGCGCGTGGCAAAGCGAACGAGCAGGCACGTCCCCGCGAAGTACCTGGGCTCGCTGAAGGGCCGCAAGCGCACCTCGCGCAGAGCGGAGATCGAGGCCAGGGCTGCCGAGGCGGCGAAGTACGGCCCGCGCAGGCCTCCCCAGAGCTTCCGGCCGTTCAAGACGGACGTGGGGGCCAAGACCAAGCGGTCGAGCTACACCAAGCGCTTCCACGAGCGCTACGGGGACGAGGTCACGAGCCTGCCGGAGATCGCGCGGGCGAGCCACGCCGACGTCGCGCCCGGCGTGAGCCTGCGGACGTACCGCCGCGCCCTCCAGACGGTCTTCGACCGGGGGCTGGCGGCATGGGCGACGGGGCACCGTCCTGGCGCTTCGCAGAGCGCCTGGGGCTTTGCCCGCGTCCACTCGTTCGTGCTCGGGGGGAAGACCCGTCAGACGGCGGACGCGGACGTGGCGAGACGTGTCGGAGCAGCAGTCAGAGCTTGACCTTGAGGCCCAGCAGGATCTTCTCGACGTCTTGCCAGTCGTATCTTCCGTATCGTCCCTCCTCGACGCCGAACTTTTTCGCGAACTTTTGGACCGCCTCCTGGCGACGCTCTTCCTCTTCCCAGATCATCTCTTGCTTTTCGCGTTCTCTCTTTTCCTTCTCCCGCGCGATGCGGAACGCCGCGTCTACCCGCGTCCACCCCTCGCCGCGCGCCCCTTGGCCGCCCATGATGAGCCCCTTTCTTTGCAGCTCGTTCAGGGCAACTTTTATGGCGTGTGTGATGGAGGATTCGGGCCAGGAGAAGTCGTTGAACCGGCTTCCCGTGTCGAGGTATCGCCTGATGATGACGTCCTCGCCCTTGTGATCCAGATTGCCTGGGACGACAGCGAGCAAGCGCTCTTCGTTGATCACCGGAGTAAGTTTTCCGGTGAGGTTCAGCGCTTCCCGCAGATCCTTGCTGGGGGTCTTTCTGGCGATGTCGGGATCAAGTCCGCTCTGGATGGCGAGGGACACGACGGGGTCTTCGCCCAGAGGGACGAGCCACGTCTGGTCGTTCGCCTTCCACTGGACGTCGATTCCCACGCGACCCTCGCGCCTGTCGTCGGTGGTCCGGCTGGATTTCTTGGGGTTCCGGCTGGTTCGCTTCATGGCTCGATTCTACCGCAGCGGGTTGCCGTGTCGATTGTGGCGCGGCGTGCCTAGCGCCCTCGCTTGGCCCTCTTCGCGGCCTGCCGGTTGCGGAAGGCGCCCGCCTTGTCGCCCAGGGCGTCCGCGAGCTTCGCCAGGATCGCGAGGCGGCTCTGCTCCTGCGCCCGCTCTGCGAACGCGATCTGTGCCTCGGTCGCTCCGGCGTCCGAGACGAACTCCGCGCTCTCGATCCGATCGTAGAGTGCCCGCAAGACGTCTGGAGGGGCCTCGATGTACGTCGCTCCCGCGCCCAGCGCCGCGCCCAGCGTGCGAGGCTCCATGAGGGCCGCCTCGGTCTGTAGCCGGTGAACCATGAGCCCCGTCAGCCGCGACACGCGCACAGCCTCTTCGGGCAGCAGGACCGGGTGCATGCTGGCCCCTGCCTCGCGCAGCGCGGCGCGGAGCACCAGCGCCGCCTCGGCCTGTTCCTGGGTGTCATCCGGCCAGACCTTGACGGTCGGCCTGTACCCTGCGCGGCACTCCGCAAGGAGCCCGGCAAAGGTCGCCGCCCCGGTCACGATCTGGGTTGCCCTGTCGGGGGTCATCGGCTCTCCTGTAGCGCGGCCAGTATGTCCGGCGGCAGCGCCGCCTCGTCACGAGGCTCCGCCTGCCGGAGCAGGTCGGCCTCGGCCTCGGCCAGCGTAGCGCCGTAGCCGCGCATGGTCTCGTCTGCCATGCGTCGGTCGTCGCTCTTGCGCCGGACCTCGACCTCCCAGCCGGGCCCGCCGTCCTCTGCGTCGTGGACGGCAAAGGCGACGCGGACGCGGGTGATCCGCCCGCCGAACTTCGCGGCCACCCTCTCGATCAGGGCGACGAGGCCGCTCACAGCGGGTACTCCCCGAGCGCGTCCTCGGCCAGCCGCCGGACCTCCTCCCGCCACTCCTCGCGCGCCTCGCGGACGGCTTCCTCGCGCGCCTCCTCGACGCGCGCGTCGTAGTCCTCGTCGGACTCGCCTTCGCGCCGCTCGACGTCCTCCGCGTCGAACAGGGCGCTTTCCTCGCGCCACTCCTCGATGCCGTTGGCAGCGTCATCGAGCGCGCTGGCCCACGACTCCACCATGTCCGCCTTCTCCTCCAGGGCATCCGCGATGCCACCCCCATTCGGGAAAGCACTCGCGCTCTCGCGGTACTCCTCCGCGAGATCGGAGACCTCGTCGCGCGCCACCTCGATGGCCCAGACGAGACCGGAGACGTCTGTGTCCTCGGCGCTCCATGCCGCGAAGAACTCCGCAACGCTCTTTTCGAGCGTTTCGTGCGCGTCGTAGAGACGACGCAGCTTTCCTTGGGGCTTTCGTGCCATGACCCTCTCTCCTTCCGCCCGACATGTCCGCCGGGACAAGTCAGGTGTAGCAGTATCCGCCCAGCGCGCAACACCGTTCTACAACTTTTTCAGCCTTTCTTACCCCAGCCGTCGCGGTCGCTGTGGCTTGCCCCCGCACTCGATGCACTGGACGTCCAGCTTTCCGTACTCGATGGGTCGGCCGAAGGTGTACTCCGCGATCTTGTCTGCGCGCCGCTCCACGCTGTCCGGCAGCCGCTTGCCAAAATGGGCTTCCAGCGCCTTTTGTCCGTAGCGGTGGTCGATGGCGTGGCCGAACTCGTGCGCCATGAGCCCGTCGATGTACTCGTCGGGCATCTGCTCGATCTTCGCGGCGAAGGCGATTCGGAACGGCGGGTCCACCGTGCAGTAGCCGAACTGCCGCTCGGAGCCGTGGCCGTTGTCGCCGCCTGCCTTCTCGTCGTGGTGAAGCTCCAGCGCCCCGTAGTCGGGGAACTGCTGCGCCAGCGCGTCGAAGTGACGGTCGAAGCTGGCCTGGGCGCGCGGGAGGCTCGCGGGGCCGTTCCTCTCGACCTTCTCGACCTTGCGCGCGATGCCCGGCGGAACGATCGAAGGCCCGGTCCTGTCCAGGCTTCCGCCGCTCGTCGGGTACACTTCGACTTCGTAGTCGCGCGTGACGCCCTGCACGACGTAGAGCACGCGCCCTGCGGTGCCTTCCTTCGTGGCGGTCTTCATCGTGTCGCCGTAGCTCTGCACGACGCGGAAAGTCGGCCCCTTGCCGCCGACGCGGAACAGGTCGTCGCGCCGAAGCTCTCGCAGCGCGGCGAGGCCCTCGGGGACGGGCGGCGGCGGTTCGTTCTCGTCCACCTCGAAGAAGTCGAACCCGGTCAGCGGCTTCATGCCGCAGAGTCTAGCGCGGCAGCGGGCGGAGGTGCTCGCGAGCGACCGTCCGCTGGACGCAGAGGATCTCCTCCATGCCTTCTTCGCGGCGGATCACGTTGAGGATGGTGTCGCGTTCGATGGGCAGAAGGATCGTCGCGCATCCTTTCTGGAAGTCCATCTCCACGACGTCTACCTCGACAGGCTCAAACCCGAGCGGCGAGTGGTAGACCATCCTCATCGCGCCTTGATCCCCTCGAACTCTCCCCGATCGTTCACGAGCACGCCCAGGCCGGGGAACACGTCGAAGAGACCAGCCTGCGCGAGCACGGCTCGCCCCGAGTCCGACGACAGCTGAAGGTCGAGATAGCTTGCGTCCACCTGCATCGACAGGTGCAGCCGCATGATCAGGTCTGCCCATCCGCTCGGCTTCCAGCCTTGCGAGACCTGCGAGAGAAGCTCGTCGCGGACCCGGTCGAGGAACGCTGGCGACTCCGGCGGGCGGTCCTCGCCGCGAAGCTCTGCGGCTTCGTCCTCTTGGTCGATGAGGCTCTGAAGTCGCTCCATGATGTCCCGGTCGGCCGGATCTTCTTGCTCCGGCGCGTCCTGTGGCGGCGGAGCCGCGAGGATTGCCGGGGCAGCCTGCTGGGCCGTGACGCCGACGGCTCCGCTGACCGCATCGACGCCGTACCGCTTGGTGAACTCCGCGAGCGTCTGGGGAGCGAACTCGACGGGCTTGGCGGAGAGCCAGGGATGCAGACCGGCGGCGGCGAGCGCCTCCGGCGCGTCCGCGAAGAGGGTCTGGACGTGTCGAGCCTCGACCTCTGCCAGGGGCGTATCGGCATCGCCGTAGACGGCCGCATGTGCTGCGACGGCCGTGGTGGCCCCGTTCAGAAGCTGCTCGTCTGCCCGCCGAGCATCCATCGCGCGCAGCGTGCCGATGGCGAGCCCCTGCTTGACGCCTTCCCAGAACAGGATCGCCTCGATCTTGCTCCAGTTGCGGAGGATCTCGCTGACGGTGGCCGCAGGCAGCGGCAGCAGGCGGAGGTAGGCTTCGACCCGAAGCGCGCCGTAGCGCCGCTCGTCTTCGCCAACCCTGAATCGCATCAGTAGTCCTCGTTGCCGCCGAAGAGCCCGTCGTCGTCGGCTCCGCCGAAGGCACCGTCGATGTCCTCCACGTCAGAGTCGTCCCCGCGCTCTGCTGCCACGACGGCCATCGTGCGCGCGTAGCTCGTGACCCAGCTGTTGAGGGTGCGCGGAGTCTGGTTCATGCGGTCCAGCACGTCGTCAGCGTTCTGCTGAAGCCACTCCTCGAACTCGTCGCGTGTCAGGGTCATGGTGGGGTCTCCTGGGTCGCGAACATGCCCGAGGTGTCTGACAAGTGCAAGCTGCTGGCCGTTTGGCCGGTGTCCGCGCTACGCTTGCGGCCATGACGTACCGCGGACCCGGCGTACCCATCTCCGACCTGAAGCTGCGACCCGGCTCGGAGTTCCGAACGGTCAACGCCTTCCCGATCAAGCCCGACTGGTGGGTCGGCGGAAACCCGATGAACCAGCCCTGGCTTTCGGGCCTCGGAGACGAAGCTCCGATCTCCGAGGAGACTTTGGCTTCCGCTCGGCGCGATGCTGCGCTGGCAAACGAGGCGGGCATCCCTGTCCCCGTGCTTCGCTCCATCCGGGCGGTCGAAAGCGGCGCTTCTCCCTCTGCCGTCCGCTTCGAGCCGCACCTGTTCCGTCGGTTCAGCGCTCGCGGGCGCGAGGTGCCGTACACGCCGGGTACGACCGGGTGCCGGATCTCGCGTGCTGCCTCGTGCATCGCGTCTGAGACCAACCGAGCAGCTTTCGATCGCGCCTTCGCCATCGACCCGGTGAGCGCCGTGAGGGCTACGTCGTGGGGCAGCTATCAGGTGCTCGGAGCGCACCTGCTGCGCCTCTTTGGCGGCGATCCGCGTCGGTCGGTCGAGGAGTTCGACCGCAACCCCCAGTACACGAGCGAGCGCATCTTCGCCTCGTGGATGGCGGCGAGCCCTGCTGCGCGCCTGTACGCGCGCTCGCTCAACTTCGCTCAGTTCGCTCACCGCTACAACGGCTGCCGCGACTGCACCACCTACGCATCCCGGCTTCGCGACAACTACGCCCGCTTCGAGCCCGAGTGGCGCTCCATCGCGCCGCGGATCGGCATCGCGACGCCTTCTCCCCTGCCGACTTGGACCCCCGTGGCGGTTGCCGGTAGCGCTGGCGCTGGCGCTCTGCTCCTCGTCGGCCTTGGCGCGTGGGCGATCAGGCGTCGTCGCTCTCGATGATCGGACTGGCGATGGTCATGGCCGCGCCGCGAATCTTGGAAAGCTCGTTCTCCATCGCTGGGATGGGTCCGCGCAGGGCCTGTAGGTAGATCGCGGTCGTGTTGGGCTGGGCGTGCCCGAGGAACCGCTGGATGTCCTGAAGGCGCGCTCCGGCCTTGTCGAGGTCGCTGGCGACCATGTGGCGCAGGGCGTGGACGCTGACCTTGGCCGGGTCCATGCCCGCGGACTTCGCCGCGTCCTTGATGATCTGCGAGATCACGTTGTGGTGCATGACCCGCTCCGGGTCCATGCCTTCGGTGAGGGGGCACGACTTGACCGGCGCGAACACGGCGCTGTCGCCCGTGATGTGCTTCAGTCGGTCTGCGCTGATCCAGTGCGCTCGGATCGCGTCGTAGCAGACCTTGGGAAGCTCGAAGGTCTTCAGCTGCCCGCCCTTCACCACCACGCTGTACGTCCGGGGCTTCGCTTGCAGGTCGAGGTCTCGCACGCGCAGCTTGGCGATCTCAGCCCGGCGGCGGCCCGTGTACGCGGCGAAGATCAGGACGGCCTTGTTTCGGATGCCGATGGGGTCGTTGGGAAGCGAATCGACCATCGACCTGAACTGATCCCACTCGACACGCTTGGCCTTGCCGAACGGGGTCGGCTTGACGTCGCCGCGCGACACGATCGAGAACGGGTTGGCAGCGAGCAGCTGCTTTCCGTCCTCGCCCACCGGCTTCGTCAGGAAGTCGAAGAACCCGTCCACGGCTGCGAGCCGGGTGCAGATGGTGCTGTTCGAGAAGCCCTGGTCAACGAGCCACCGCTTGTAGGCAGCGGCCTCCGCAACGGAAACCAGCTTGGGGTCTTTCCACCGGATCAGGTCGAAGAACTGCTTCAGCCCTGCGCGGTAGGTGCGCCGCGTGTTCGCTGGCTTGTCCGCGAGGAATCCGTACATCGCGAGCAGGATCTGCTTGGTGCGCTGCGGGTCATCGCCGCCGATGCGGAGGACGACGCTTTGGTCTGCGACCGGGATCACTCTCGCAAGCTGGTGGGTCATACCGGGTCCGTTGACATACGCCATCGTGTCAGACACCCTGGGACTCGTGCAACTGTCTGACTTCATGCAGGATGGAGCGCCGCGCGAGGGCCTGAAGGTCCGCGTCCGCGTGCCCACGGCGCTGCGCGAGTCGCTTGGCAACGAGGCGGTAGGCGAGTTCCGCAAGTTCAAGCCTGCGGGACGCCGCGTTCTTGTCGTTCTCAAGGTCGGTTCTCGGCTGATGGAGTTTCGACCCCAGGACGTGATCGGCGCGGTCGAGGCGGTCTGATGCCCGAGCGGCTGTCGTTCCGCTTCGTCGTCCCCGGAAAGCCACAGCCCAAGCAGCGCGCCCGCAAGGGGATCGGCGGCAGGTTCTACACGCCGAAGGAGACGCGGGACTACGCCAAGCTGGTAAAGTCGTGCGCCTGGGCTGCGATGGCGCAGGCGGGGCTGCTGCAACGCGGCGCGTGGCCGCTCGATGCGACCTACCGGGTCAGCATCGCGATCTACCCGCCCAACCTTCGCGTGCCCGACGGGGACAACGTGTTGAAGGCGGTGCAGGACGGCCTGAATGGTCTGGCATGGGGCGATGACCGGCAGACGGTGGGCGGATCGTACTGGACGCACGGCCCGGACAAGGACCACCCTCGCGTCGAGGTCGAGGTCGCGATCGTGTCCTCTGGCTCATAGAACTTGTCAGACAGGTGCTTGCGACGTACTCTCCGCCGCATGACGCTTCAGAATCAGATCGACATGTTCGAGCCCGATCGTCCAGACCGGACGCGGTTCCGGTGCGTTCTGGCGGATCCTCCGTGGCTGGAGCGAGGGGGAGGCAAGATCAAGCGGGGCGCGGATCGTCACTACCCGCTGGCCGACGTCCAGACGATCGCGGCGGCGATGGTCAGCGCGCCCGAGTGGTGCCTCGCGGACGACGCGCACTGCTGGATCTGGGTGACGGACAACTTCCTGAAGGACGGTCTCTGGCTCATCGAGCGCCTGGGCTTCGAGTACAAGCGCACGTTCCCGTGGGTGAAGGTGCAGGCGGAGCGTCCGTCTGCGCTCGACCCTGAGACCGGCCACGGCTGCGAGGGGCTGGTGGAGCGGGAGGATGGGACGCCCGCGGTGAAGATCGGGATCGGCCAGTACGCTCGCGGGGCGCACGAGCTTCTGCTGTTCGGGGTGCGCGGCAAAGGGCAGTCGCCGGAGGTGTGGACGGGCGACCGTGGCGTGCCGAGCGTGCTGTTCGCGCCTCACGAGCGAGGGGAGGACGGCAAGGTGATCCACTCTCGCAAGCCGAGGGCGAGCTACGACTTGATCGAGCGCGTCAGCAAGGGCCCGAGGTTGGAGTGCTTCGCGCGCATCGCTCGGCCGGGTTGGAGCGTCTGGGGGAACGAGGCACCGTCGGGCGGCTAGGGTATGCTTGCCGGATGGATGAGATCGAAAGCGGCAAGGTCGTCTACTGGATCACGCAGTTCTGGTCGTTTTTCGGTGTCGTCGCCGGGGTCTACCTGGGCGGCGAGGCAGCGAAGCGGATCGTGGGGATGCTGGGGTACGCCAAGCGTCCCGAGGATCAGCGCCCTCTGGGCTACAGGCTTTGGGAGTCCACGCTCCCGTGGCATCCGTTCCTCGTGGGCAGCTTGTGCGGCCTCGTTCCCAGCCTTCCGGCCGCCGCCTGGGTGCCCAACGTGTGGCCTGCCCGGATGCTTTGGTTCGGCATCGCCGGGGCGGTCAGCGGCCAGCTGTATGAGGCCGTGAAAAAGACGTGGCAGCAGGTTCCGGGGGTCTTCCGGGCTGTCGTGTCCAAGAGGCTCGGCGTCTCGCTTCCGCCTGTGCCGTCGTCTTCCCCGCCCGAGGCTCCCGCACCATCCGACGCCGACGAGGACAAGTCGTGACGGTCAGCAGGACGCAGGCGATCCTCTTTGGCGTGGCGGGTCTGATCGTCGCCATCGTGTTCTTCCTGGCGGGCAAGCAGTGTTCGGGGCCCGGTCCCGCCGTGGTAGTGGTGGAGGGCCACGGCATCGACGCTGGGCCCGGCGAGCGGGCCATCGAAGAGCAGCTGGACGCGGCGCTCCAGGCGGGCGTTCTTCGCATCGATCAGGTCGAGGACAAGTTCGAGGAGGACATCGCCGCGTTCGACGCGGAGCAGCGGGCCGAGTACGAGCGACTTCGCGGCGGCGGCGATCTGGATGCGACCGCGCGCTACCTGAGCGAGTGGAACCGGCGACGAAGGGACGGGGGACGGTGAAGACCGCTGTTGGAGGAGCGCCGCTGTGGGCACCCCTGACGCAGCGGGGCAGCCCGCCGTCTACCTACGCGATCCTCTCGGCGCTCGAAAACGAGCCGGGCTCGGCGCAGCGCGTTGCGTGGTCTACCGCTCGCCGGATGGTGCTGATCGCTCCCGCGCTCTGGATCGCGGGCTTCCGCGGCCGTGACCTTGTGCGCGCCAGCGTTGCGTCTACCCTTGGCATCACGCTGGGGTTGATGGGGTACTACTCGCACCGTCGGAAGAACGGAAGGCCGGTCACATGAGCGAAGCGAAGATCAAAGAGAGTGCAGGGTACGTTCAGGTCGAGGGGTTCTCGCAGGCTGGTGCGGGCTACTTCTGCGGCACCTGCTCGAAGCTCGACTACAAGAGCGGCAAGAGCGGGTTCTGCCTTGGCCTGAAGGTGCCGGTGAAGACCTACGGCTGCTGCAACTACTGGGCGCTCGGATCGGACGATCAGGTCCGCGCCGCCGACGGCCGCAGGCTCAAGGTCGTCCGCTGATGCTGTCGAAGCAGGTCGTCTCTTTGGCGCTCTGCTTGGCGGTGCCTTCGTCGGCCCTCGCCCAGGAGCCAGCGCCGTCGGAAGCGTCTGAGGAGTTCCGGCTTCCAGATCCGTCCGAGGTGCTTCCGCTGCGTCGGGGCGCTCCGGCACCGCGCGACGGCCTGCTGATCGACGCTGGGGACTTCCTTCAGATCCAGCAAGAGTACGACCGGATGCGCTACCTGCTTGGCCGCACCTCCGAGCGCGACCGCGAGGTGTGCGACGTGCGCGTCGAGATGGAACACGCTCGACTCTCCGCTGCCGAGGACCGACTTCGCCTGCGCGACGATCTCTGGGGGTCCAGGGAGGCCGACCTGCTCCGGCAGCTTCAGGAGGCGCAAGAGCAGGCCCGCCGTGCCGCCGAGCGCGGATGGTGGGAGAGCGAGGCTCTCTGGTTCGCCGTGGGCGTGGTGGCGACGGGCGCAGTGTGGGCCGCGGCGACGGTAAGGTGAGGACATGAAGCGCACGAGCAGGAACCCGCGCTACCGGCACGTTACGAAGCCGAAGTTTGCCCAGAAGATCCTGAAAGAGGGTCGGCTGCGAGCCGGTGCCCCGTGGGATGGCAAGTACAAGATTTATGCGTCCCCCGCGGCCACGGTTGACGTGGAACTGCTCAAGGATTGGTACCGCGGCTACGCCGATGAGCCCGAACCCGTCGTGGTCGAGTTCGACTCGGACGTGCGACCTCACGAGTCCCGCTTGAACCGTGTGATGGGCGTGGACGCAGTCGCGTGGCACCGCAAGAGCCTCCCGATCGAGTCGGTGGTGCTGAAGAACAAGCGCACGAGCCGCCCGCCGTCTGCCATGAGCGACGATGCGCTCGCGCGTCGCTTCAACAGGACGATCAACATGACCGGCGACGAGATCCGCCGCTGGCACAAGAGCCCGCTCTCCAGGCGTGCGTCCTTCGCTCATATCCGAGCCGAGCTTCCGCTCCTGGCGAAGATGAAGGACACGCCCTCGGCCAAGTGGACGCCCGCGATGTGGGACAAGGCGGCTCGCGCGTTGAACTTCGTGGAGCGTCACGAGGCGCAGATGCGGGCGCAGGGCAAGCGCTTCGGCACGGGCAAGCTGCACGTCACGGAGAAGCGAGTCGTGGCTCTTCTGAACTGGGGTCGAAAAACGCCGGGCGTCCGCCTCGCGACGCAGCTTTTGGATGCCGCCTGACAGGTCCACGTTCCTGTTCCCGGTTGCCGACCAGATCGCGCAGCTGACCCGAGAGCTTCTGAGCGAGCCTGCGCCGCGCGAGGCCCGCGTGAAGGAGCTTCGCGCGCAGCTTCGCTCGCTCATGCTGGACTACGATCACGCCGAGACCCTGTGGATACTGGCCCAGCCGGAGCCACCCTCGCCCGCTCCGCCTCCCCCTGCGCCCCCGGTGCCAGCGAAGTCAGCCTCCCGACGTTTCAAGTCTCACCCCTGGTACGGCCGAGCAGCCAAGCCAAAAGGCCCGGCTTGAACGACCACCTGCTTGCGGGCTAGAGTTGCGCGCATGGCCTTCACCATGATCAACGGGATGCGCTCCCACCGCTACCCGCTCGCCGCGGCGGACTGTGGCTGCGGTTCTCTTGGACGCACCCCGGCTCGCCTTCCGATGTCTGGCCTGGGCCTGGACATCGAGTCGGCGGCGTTCGGAGGCTCGGTCGTCGCGGCGGCGGGCGGGGGGCTGGTGCTGGGGCTGCTGACCGGATGGTGGCTCGGCAAGACCTTCGGCCGGTCGTCGGCCGTGCTCGTGAACCGTCGGCGGAGGAAGCGATGACGTACCACCTCAAGGGCCTTGGGCAGACCGCTTCGGAAATGGTCACGCTCACTCCCGGCGCGGGCGGCGGCGTGGCTCGGCTCCAAGCCAAGCTGATCGAGTACCGGATGCTCTCGATACGCGCCCCCGACGGGCGCATCGACTCGTCGGGCAGCCGAACGCTCGAAGCGATCCGCACCTACGCCAGCCGCAACAGCCTGTCGGCGTCGGGTCTTGCTCGCACGAGCAGCGGCGGCCTCACGATCCCGCGCCAGCTGAACGACGCGATCTTGACCGCTGAAATGTACTTCACCGAAGGCGGTGGAGGCCCAAGTGGCGGCGGCGGGTCTGCGGCCAAGGGAGGCGGCGGCCCGGATGCTGGTGGCGGTGGAGCCTCGGGCGGCGAATCTGGCGGCCCACCGTGGGCGGCCATCGCCATCGCTGGCGGCTCGGCCGCGGCGCTTCTGGTCGGCCTCGCCGTGTACGCCCGCCGCCGCTGAAAAAAGTTGCAGAAGGTTGTTGACGGCACCTTCGCCTCTGCTACACCTTGGTTGTCCCGGCGGACATGCCGGGCGAGAGGAAGGAGGGCTGGTGATGCGCGTCGGAATGGCTAGGGGTGATCCGTGACCTATCACGCAAGAACCCCCGCATCCTCGTTCGCTCCCCCGTCTGCCGTGCGCCGGTTCCGCTGGTCGGACCATTCGCTCGCGCGGCTGACGGAGCGCGCGGGGATCCCCCTGGCTCAGGTGCAGCGTGACGCGCAGCTTGCGCTGACGTCGGGCCGCGCGGAGGAGTGGTGGGAGTGGGACGATCGGCGCTCGCGCGGCTGGCGCAGGAACCTGCTCGTGCGGGTCCACCATCCGAGCAAGGATCTGTCGCGGGACAGTTGGGTGCTGTTCCGGCTGGACGAGCGTGATCCCACGCTGGCGCATGTCTGCACGGTGCTGACGCCGCACCACTATCAGGCGAACGCCACGCTCCTCTGGAGCAAGACCCACGGTGGGCCGCGAGGTGCCACGCCGCTGACCCATCGGTTAGAAGTTCGCCAACCTGGGCGCAAGTGATAAGATCCCGGCAGGAGTAGGAACATGGCAAAGAAGATGCGACGAAACGAGAGCACGGACTTTGGTGACGAGGAGGCGGTTCTCCGCGAGGTGGCGGAGGCCTTGGGCGAGGACGCCGACGATCTCACCATCGAAGAGAGCCACATGACCTCGTTCCGCGAGGGAACGGTCTATGAGATCAGCACGCGCGGAGGCCGTCGGTCGTGGCTCGTCATGGAGGACGAGGACGGCGCGGAATCGCTGGCCGTCGCGGTGGTGAAGCAGGATCTGGAAAACGAGCCGGAAATCTTCAATCGCGACTTCATCGAGAAGCACATCGACACGGATCGGCTCCGTCGCGACCTGACGTCCGACGTCGAGAGCATGACCTACGACGATCTGCGCGAGTACGATGCCGAGGACTTCTGGCGCGAGGCCGAGCGTTACGGCATGGACGCGCCCGAGGAGGACGAGGACGGCGACCTTCCCGAGCCCGAGGACGGCGACATCGAGACCCTGGCCGAGAAGATCACCGAGGACCGTCTGGCCGATCCGATCGCGTACCTCGAAGACATCTACGGCCGCGAGGAGGCAATCGCGCAGGCGATCAAGATCGCGGGGATCGATGAGGATGCCGCCGCGCAGGAGGCCGTGAACGCCGACGGCTGGGCTCACTTCCTGAGCCGCTACGATGGCAACTACGACACGACGCCGAGCGGCTTCGTCTACTGGCGGGAGAACTGAACATGGCAACCAAGCGGACGAGTAAGAAGCGAACGAGCCGTAGCCCCAAGCGGAACAGCCGCGGGCGTGGCGGGTACCCCATGACCACCCAGAAGCAGGTGCGGGATGCGTTCTGGCAGATGGTCGAGGAGCTACGCCCGGCCGGTGTCAGCCGTCGCCGGATCACGAACTACGCGGGGACCGGCAAGATGCACAACGCGGACACGCGCGTCGCGTTCTCCGACTTCGTGGACTACCTGAGCAAGGACGGGCAGATCAGCCCCGAGCTTGCCTACCGCGTCACGCTTGACTGAGAGGGACTGAACATGGCAACGATCCCCGCCCTCGCGCGTCGGCCCGGCATGGGTCAGGCAGAGGCTTCCGACGGTCGGCAGGTGCCGGTCGGATGGAAGTACGCCACGTTCGGGCTGGCGGGGCTCGTAGTCGCCCAGTTCTTCTGGTGGGACGCGAAGGCACCCGAGGTGCTTCGCGGGGGCGGGTACGTCCGCCGCAACCGTCGCCGTCGTCGCGCAGCGTGACACGCCCATGCGCGACCTGCTGATCAAGGCCGGGCTGGGCTTCGCCGCCGCAGCCTACGCCCGTGACGCTGTCCAGCGTCCGCAGCAGGTCGCGCGACTGGCGCGTGGGGTCGCAGACCGCAACGGCAAGCCGCTCGTGAATCTTGGGGCGGGGGTGAAGGGCAAGTCGCTTCGGGCGAGCATCCTGGGCGAGCGCCTGTGGGGCGACGTGAACCTCGACGCCGAGGCCCCGCTCGTGGCGCACGGGCCGGACGTGGTGAGCTTCTGCAACTACTACGCGCTCCAGTGGCCCGACAAGCACTTCGGGGCCCTGTTTGCGTGCGACGTGTTGGAGTGCCTGGAGTACCCGGAGCTTGCGCTTCGCGAGTGGTACCGGGTGGCCGAGCGCGTGTTCGTGGTCGTGCCGAGCCGGTGGCGGCCGGACAAGTGGTCGAGTCGCTGGCTCATCGATCCGAGCATGAAGCAGGCGTGGCCGCTGTGGGCGAGGCGAGATCATGTCGTGGTCTTGCCTGTGTCAGACACTCGGAGCTATTCTCCGGCCCGATGTCTGACACCTCCGCCAACCTCTCCACTTCCACCGCAACCTCGGACCCCTTCGGAGCCCCGCCCTCTGAGCGATGGTACCGAGTCGTCGGCGTCGGTCTCGACGCTGACGGTGCTCTCCGGCTCACCCGGCGAGAGTACCTGAGCCGCCCCACCTTCGACCGGGCAGGCGCGGCGCGTCACGTCTCGGCCGAGGCGAAGAAGCTCGAAGACGCCAACCAGTCGCTCGGGTTCGTGAACGAGCGGAACAAGCTGCTCGGGCTGTTCGTCGCAAAGACGGGCCGCTCGGCCTCGCGCGACCTGAAGTCGGTCGTCAAGAGCAAGCTGGAGATCGACCGCAAGGTGGCGAAGGCCGAGGCGCGTGCCGCCAAGCGCACCAGTCGCCCGGCCAGGAAGCTGACGTCCAGGGCTGCGAAGCCTGCGTCGGTGCTGTCGGGGCTCCCGATCGCCAAGAAGCGGACGAGCCGCAAGCCGAAGAAGGTCTGACCGGGTTGCCTTCGGCCCCGGTCTGCGCGACGATGTAGGCCGCCATGCCTGCCATCAAGACCGTCTACGATCGGCCGGTCCAGCCCTACACGCCGAGCCTCTACATGCTCTCGGCTCCCATGTTGGGTCGGTACCGCTCGTATCCGCACAACGTCGTCACGCCGATCCCCGGCGCGGGCTTCACGCCTGCGACCTTGGTGTGGGGTGAGCAGGTGCTCAACCTCGACGGGACGGCGGGCATGCGTCGCCCGTACCCCTACGGCCAGTACGGGGCGGGGGTGCCGCTGCGTGGGCTCGGGCAGGCCGCTTCGCCTGCGGTGCCTGCGTCTGCTGCGCGAGCCGTGCTGCCCTCCCCGCTGCCCTCGCTCGACCTTCCGCGTCGGTTCATGGGGATCGCGGAGTACCTGTGGAAGTTCCCGCGCCCGGAGGTGCAGTACCTTCCGCGCGTTGGGTCCGAGACGGGCGGCACGACGTCCGTGACGTACACCGACCGGAGCCCGATCAACTGGGACGCGCTGGTCGAGTACGCGAAGATCACCGCCGTCGGTACGTTCGTCGGCATCCCGGTGGGGCTGGCTCTCGGCTACCTCGCTGGTCGTGGCGGTCGTTCCAAGGTCGCTCAGAACAAGCGTCGCCGTCGTCGGGGGGTGCGCTGATGCCTGCCGTGCTCACCGCTGCCCAAGCGAACCGCGACATGGGCTGGACGCCCGACAAGGTGAAGGCGTACTGGGACGCTCGCGCGAAGATGTGTCAGGAGATGGCCGACGAGGGCACCTGCCTCGCCCAGGTAGCTCGTCATGTCCCGGTGACGCTCGGCGGCCTCGGCGGGTACACGGGCCTCGGGCAGGGTGCCCCGTCGTGCCCCCCGCTCCAGCTGGACGCGGGTGCCATCGCGACGCTCACCGCCGGTCTGATCTCGAACCCCGACGCGACCCTTCGCGTCCAGGGCCCGCGTATCGTGACGGCGCTGGATCGTCATGTGGTGGAGCCCCTGATCGGAGAGGCGACCCGCGCTGCGACGCCCTACCTGCTGAAGTACCTCGGGCCGCCGCTGGTGGTTCTCTACGGGCTCTCGATCGCCTCGATGGTGTTCAGCTACCAAGTGCTGAAGGAGTCGAGGGCGGGTCGGGTCAAGGCGAACCGCCGCAGGCGTCGTCGCTGATAGGCTGCGAGCGGCTGTCCTTGGTTGCACGTTCGGGCGCGCGTCGCGCTCGAAGGCGCGGGACGCCGCGCGGAAAGTCGAGCAGCGGTTGTGAACAAGATTTTCAAGACGGACATCTTCGGCGGGCGCATGGGCGAGCGGGAGTTCGCGGCCGGTCGATCGTTGGAGCAGCGCATGTTCCGCGAGGGTCGTTTCGGCAGCGGGACGATGGACTCGGAGGCGATGGCTCCGAAGACGTGGATCCTCTGGAAGCACTCCGCGAAGGGCGAAGAGGTCGTCACGATCGAGTGCGAGATCCACATGGTTCCCCGCGCCAGCGACTCGCGCGAAGCCGTCGGGATGCTGGTCGGCCAGTGCCCGGTCTGCCTCCGCGATCACGGTCAGGTCAACTACTTCCACGTTCGCGAGGACAACAAGCAGATGAGCCTCGACTGGGTGAAGTACGGCCGACTGCCGACGAACAACCACCTGTCGATCAACTGGCGCTGGCACTGCGAGAAGACCCTCGGCCGGGCTCCTCGTGCGGACGATAAGATCGCGATCGTGTCGTGCCCCGAGCGCTGGCAGTGCGACTACTGCAAGGGCTGGTGCGTGCGCGTGACCGACTCGGTCGCGATCACGGACACCAACGGCGCGACGATGCTCTACATGAGCCAAGGCGCGAAGGTGTGACGCGGCCATGAGCTACCACCCGGAGCAGCCGCCCGGCGCGACGAACCTCTACCCGCTCTCCATCGTGGAGGAGCGCCCGGCGGCCTTGGCGACTGGGCGAGGGGGGTGGGATCTGAAGACGGTCCTGATCGTCGTCGCGGGGCTCGCGCTGCTCTGGTACTTGTGGAAGCGCTCTCAGGCCGCCCAGCCGAACGACGCTCGCGTTCCGGGCGTCCGCATCGTCGCTCGCGTTCGCGACCGGCTCCGCTCAGGCGAGTACCTCACGGCGGAGGAGATGCGGACGCTGGCGGATCAGCTGACCTCGTTCTTGCGGATGGCCGGATCCGAGTAGCTTGCAAGTGTCAGACACCGCGAGTATTGTCTGACACCTTCATGCAGAACGAACAGGAGAAGGCGCTGCTGGCGAAAGCCGCGTCCGAGTACTCGCCTCTCAGCGAGAAAGAGTCCCGCGCTCTCGATGAGAGCTTGAAGACTCGGAAGATCACCGGCTACCACTACGTCGCAGAGCCTGCGCCTGGGTTCGACGTGGAAGGCCTGTGGCACTGCTTCCCGTGCCACGGTCGGTCTGGGTACGCGGCTCACGCGGTCGCGCTGCACTCGTCGCTGGAGCGTCTGGGCGTCAAGACGATGCTCGCTCCGCATCCGACGATGGACATCGACATCGAGCGCTTCCCAGAGGACCGGGAGGGCATGCTCATGCGGTGGCTGAAGACGCCCGTGGGCATCCCGCGGGCCTACATCGCCAGCTTCCCGCCGGACCTGAGAGGTTCGCGCATCGGGGTCGCGTCGTTCGTCTCCTATGTCGCCTTCGAGGCGCTGCCGATCTCCGACTACGCGGTCCAGCTGTGCAACGACGACGCGATGACCGCCCTCTGGTGCGTCTCTCCGTTCACCGCGCGCTGCTACACGTCGTCGGGCGTGGACTTCCGCAAGGTCAAGGTGGTCCCTCCGGCGATCTGCGACGGTCCCTGGAAGGAGGCCCTGGAAGCGCCCCATGCGCCTCGCCCGCAGGTGTCGGCCGACCGCCCGTTCGTGTTCGGCGCTCTCGGAACGTGGCACGAGCGCAAGGGCTTCCACGACCTCATTCGTGCCTACTTCAAGCGGTTCAACCGCTCCCAGCCGGTGAGGCTCCACATTCGCACGAGCCACTTCGGGGACCAGAAGCCCATCCTGGCCGACTTCGAGCGGATGGTCATGGGCGAGATCGCGGAGATCGCCCGTGAGTTCGGGGACGACGACTACCTCCACAGCAAGCGGATGCCGCGCGTCAAGCTGCTCACCGGAACGTCTCTGACTGACGCCGAGACTGTCAGGTGGCTGGGCGGTCTGGATTGCTTCGTCAACCCGAGCTTCGGGGAGGGCCTCGGCATCCCCCACATCTGGGCCTGGGCGCAGGGCGTTCCCGTTGTCACGAGCGACTTCGGCGCGGTGGGCGAGCTTGCCCTGGAGCTTCACGCGAAGTTCGGCACCGAGTGCGGCCGTGTGTTCCCCTCGCGCCGGGTGCGCGTGCCCAAGGAGATGCTTCGCCACAGCACGATCCTCTCGGCGGCCTCGGAGTGGGGCGGCTACGACAACGACGACCTCGCCGCGGGCATGCTGGACGTGTTCGAGGCTCGCTCTGCTCGCTCCGCTGCGGTGGGCGAGGAGGTGCGCCGCCGCTTCTCCTTCGAGGCGACCAGGGAGCCTCTGCTCAGGGCGCTCTCTGAGATTCTACCGGCTTCGCTTCTTCCTTCCGCGCCGCCGGAGGCTGGCTGATGTACGACGTCGTCGGCCATTTCGGGTCGCGGTTGAGCTACGCCACGGTGGCCTCGTCGGTGTGCCGCGCGCTTCGCGCTGCGGGGCTGCTGGGCTCCGTGTCGAACCTCGATGACAAGGCGTTGCCCGAGTACGAGGACTTCGTTGAGCACCGCGGAAGCGGAAGTCACGCGATCCTGTTCGTAGATCCTGCGCGCTGGATCTTCGATGCGACGGCTTCCAAGTACGGGGCGCAGAACGTCGCCGTGTTCGCCTCCCCCAACACCGACTCGATGCTCGAAGAGCGCGCGGACGTCTGCTCTCGCGCTGGAATGGTCCTGGCCCCGTCGCAGTGGTGCATCGACACGGTAACGCGGTCGCTGGATCGGTTCGGGTACGACCGTCCTCGCTGGCTGTGCCGCGTTCCGCTGGGCGTGTCTCGTTTGTACCTGGGCGCACACGAGCGCCGTGAGCCTGCCGAGAAGCTGCGCCTGCTCCACCTGGGTACGGACTATTCGTGGCCGGGCCGCAAGGGCACTGAGGAGCTTCTGAAGGCATGGGAGATGGTTCAAGGCGCCCTGGCCCCGGTCGCGGAGCTTGTCGTCCACGTCCCTGCCTTTGTCTACGAGCCGGTTCACTACGCGGTCGCGGACGCTGGGTTGGATGGGGTTAGGATCGTCCTGGCACCTCCGCGCGGCTCCTCGGACGAGCAGCTGGTGTCTCTGTACGATCAGGCGGACGTGGTGGTCCTGCCGTCGAGATGCGAGGGCTTCGGCATGATGATGCTGGCCGCTTGCGTCAGCGGCACGCCGCTGGTGACAACCTACGTCACGGGGCAGATCGACTTCCTGAGCGAGTTCGATGGATGGCTTGGCATCCCATGCTCAGACCGCATGGAGTCGATGGAGCATGAGCAGGGGCTGTGCCCCGTGGTCGAGCCAAAGCGCGTCGCCTCGGCGCTACTCGCCGCGTGCAGCCCGATGGTGCTGGATCACCTTCGCGACGGTGCGAAGAGGAACTCTGTGCGCGCCCCAACGTGGTGCTGGGATGCGACCGTGAACGAGTGGATCGACACGCTGGAACTGTGGAGGAAAGAGACATGAGCATGGGTACGGCACTTCGGGCGATCGGCGGCGGCCCGGTCGAGGTCATGCTGCGCGTGCAGGACTTCGCGATGCGGGTAGATCACGCCAAGCAGATGGGGGGCGTCGGTCAGGAACTGGTGGCGTTCGTCGCCTCGGGCTACCGCGAGGTCTCGGATGACGTGTGGTGCTTCGACGTCGCGGAGCAGGCGCAGGATCGCGTTCGCAAGCTGGGCGTGTACGTCCGCGGTGCCGACGTGCTGATGGTTCGCTGCGAATCGAACCTCTCGGTGTGACGATGGCGTCCGAACGTGATGATCAGGCCAAGCTCGCGACGGACGTCCGGCTCACGTTTCGGACGCACACCTCCTCCGTCGAGAAGCTCGAACGAATCGCCAAGGCGCGCGACCTGACCATCGGTGCGCGCCACAGCGTTGGGGCCGCAATCAACTTCGTGATCGACAAGTACGACGACACGGAGGAGCAGGCCAAGGTGAAGTCGGGCAAGGTCAAGGCCAAGCCCAAGCGGAGGCGAGCGTGACAGACGAGCAGAAGGATCAGGCCAACCCTCTCCCCGACGTGTCTCCGACGGCGCTGGCGCTGGTTCCGAAGAGCCGCGAGGAGGCCAGGGCCATCGCTCGGAGGATCGGGGGCGAGAAGCCCAAGAACGAGGCGCACCTTCACTGCGTCAGCTGCGGCTGGAGCGGCACGGTGAGCTTCACGCCGGACGAGCTTGAAGCGCTCGACGGGGATCCCGAGAACTACGGCGGCCCGTGCCCCGGCATCGAGAAGGACTTGCAGGGGCGGCCCAAGAAGAGCGAGGACGGCCAGGACGTGATCTGCGGCGCGTGGACGCTCCAGCCCATGCGGCTCATCGCTGGCGACCAGCACCGATCGATCAACGAGATCGCGGCAGAGAACCGCCGCCGCGAGCTTCGCGAGCAGGGCGAGGTCATCGGGGACGTCGTCGGGGACAAGATCGTGTCGAAGGTCGGAACTGCGATGGGAGACCTGATCCTCGGCTCGATGGGCCCGGTCGATCCCGGCGCTGACTCCAAGGGTTGAATCGGCCCCAGCACCCAGGCGCGAGAAAACCCCGGAGGTTGCCCTCCGGGGCTGTTCAGTGTTACGCCGATCGCTCCGCGGGAATCCGCGCGATCACGCGACTCCCCAGCCGCTCTCCGCGCCGCCCCACGAGTTGTGTTCGCCATCGCGGCAAACGAGCGCGACGACGTAGCCGCGCGGGTCGCCGCCGAAGCGAGCGGTCATGCCGTCGTAGCCCTCCGCCACGAGCGCGGCGATCTGTTCGCGCAGACGACCCTCCTTCGCCTCCTCGCGCGCCGAGAGCCCGCGGTTGCAGTCCGCCTCCGCGAGGCTGGCGAGGCGCTCTGCCGCGCGCCGGATCTCGGCCGCATCGCGAGCCACCTCGCTGTCCCGCCGCTCGGCGCGGCGGTACTTGCCCATGAGCAGCACCAGCTGCGCCCACGCCTCCATCTCCGCGATCACAGCACACCTCCCATGCGGCAGCGCCGCACGAGCCGCTGGTTGCCGAGGACCGGCGCTACCGGGGCCTCCTCGACGGCCTCCGCGAGCACCTTCGCGAGGGCGCACCGCGTCGTGCGCCCGACATTGAGCGGCTGGCTGCGGAAGACCACCTGCCAGTCCGCCGACTCGCGGGCCTGCGTCGGGAGGCTCTCGGTCGCGCGCTTCGCGACGAGCAGCGCAACTCGTCCGTAGACGCCCCAGCACGACCGCGGCATGTTCGCCGCGGACACCAAAATGATTTGCTCTCCGGCGTTCGTCATCGTTTCCTCCTGCCCGGCGTGTCAGCCGGGACAAAGGTGTTGTAGCGCGCTTTCGGCAGCGCGCCACAACTTTTTTCACCTCTGAGCGCCTTCGGTAGCAGGTTGTCCTACACGGCGCGTCGGCACCGCAGGGCAGGCTACTCCTTCGCGGAGGACAGGGCTTCGATGTGCTTGGTTACGCTGTCGAGCGTGAACTCTGGAGGCTCGACCTCGAAGTTTTGCCGCGGCACGCCGAATCCGACGTCTGCGATCCGAAGCACGCCCTTCTTGTCGCGCATCATGTTGTCGCTGTGGAAGTCGGCCCAGTCGATGCCGTACTTCAGCATCTCTCGAACGGCGAGGCCGATCTCGTCCAGCAGCAGCATGGCCCGCTGGGTCTGGTGCGGGCTCATGTGCTCGTTGACGTACATGCGCCACTTCTCCCGCATCGCGCGACCGGCGGCTCCGACCTTGGGTACCCAGAGGTCGATGTCTTGGTCGAGGTACAGCGCGAACAGACCTTCGAGCGCCTTGGCGTCGGCCTGCGACACCGGCCTGAGAAGGTCGCGGTGGATGACGAACCAGCCGAGCCACGACTCGCCCCGCTTGCCCTTGGGCACGCTCTGAGAGCACCCCCAGACCCGGTAGATGGGCACGATGCGCTGGGACGCTTGCCCTTGAAGCGCGAAGCTGGACAGGATCTCGTAGGGGTCGCGCGTGATCTTCACGACGCTCTCCACGCCGTCGATCTCGACTTTGTACGCCACGCCGAAGCTGCCCTTGCCGAGAATCTGCTTCTTCGGGTTGGTGAGGCCCAGCGCCCGGAACTCCTGCGCGTACTTCAGCAGCAACGCTCCTACCGGCATGTGGGGCTTGGCAAGAAGCTCTTCGCGGATCTCGTCGCCGCTGTTGCTGACGAGGGACTGAACCTTCAGGTTTGCCACGGCCGGGACTCTAGCACGGGCTGTCAGACAAGTTGCAAGGTGGAGCCTGAGCAGCGTTCGGGTTAGGCTTGCCTGTCCCCAGGAGGATTCGATGAGCTACAGCCTCGGTCAGGCCAAGTGGGTGCCTGGACAGATTTCGTTCGCATCGCTGCCGCAAGGTCGCACCGGGCTGCCCAGCGTGCAGCCGCTTTTGGAGGCGGGCCTTCCGATCGCTCCGTACATCGAGCACGGCAGCTTCACGACGGGCGAGCCTGCGATCATGCGCTACGGCCTGGACCCGTACCGGGGGATCATGGGCACGGACTGCGCGGGCCTCGGCTGCTGGCTGTTCGGCCGGTCCAGCACACCGGCCTCGGCGGCCCCAACCCCTGCTGCGTCCTCTTCGATCATCGAAGCGATGGCTCGTCCCGGCAGCGGGATTCGCGCATCGGACAGCGCGGTAGCTGGCAACGGGGTGGTCGAGTGCAACGGCGCGGTCGTCTATCGCGGCGACGCTCTCACCTCCGTCATGGTCGGGACCGACCATTCTCGGCGCAACCGTGTTCCATGCACGATCACGCTGACCGGCACGCCACAAGGCGATCACACGGTTCGGACGGATGCGGAGGGGAACATGATCCGAGAGAGACGCCGACCCGCTCGGACTGGCACGAGCGGTCTGGGTCAGGGAGGAGGCGCAGCCGAGCCAGTCAAGATGAGCTTCGAGCTTGTCCTGACGGGCGAGCCCCGCGGAGAGTACCTCTACGAGGAGCTTTCCGAGGCCGCCGACGCCCTTGCGATGGCCTTCTCCCGCTCGGGCAAGGCAGGCAAGGTCGTGAGCCCTCCTGGCAGCGAGAACGTCGTGGCGGACATCGAGCCCGGCCGCGGTGCCGTCCGCATGCTTCACGGGCTCGGCCAGACGATCGGACAGTCCGTGCGACGAATGGAAGCCCAGAACTACCTCGTCCGGTGCGAGCGCGGTGGGCGCTCTACCCTGAGCGTCCCGGTGCGCGGCATGACCGAGGCGATGAAGACCTCTAAGCGGATGCTCCGTCGCGATCCGCGCGCTGTCTGCCGGATCTTGCTCGCACAGCCCACGCTGACCCCTGGCGCCGAGGTGGTGACGGTTCGCAAGGCTGCCGGTGACGAGTACGACGTGCGGTTCAACTACTCGCTTGCTGGTGGACTGGGCGATCTGCTCACCGAGTACGCCTGCTCTTCGACGGCTCTCAGCGCGGCTTGGACGAATCGCACCCGCGCCGCTGTCAACGCTTCGCGCGTGGCAGCGGTCCTGTCCGGGGTGGCCGTAGGCGGCATCGCGGCGGCCGTCAGCGAGAACAGCATCCCGCTCGGGGCGCTCGGCGGCGGGATCACCAGCTTCCTGATCAACGCCCTCTGGATGGGCCCCCACACCATCTGAGTCCGCCGTGCCCCGACGAAGCCCGCACGTCTCTCGCCTTCTCGACAAGCTGATGGCGCAGACTTGCGGCATCGCGATCTTTTCCGCGTCGGGAAAGCCGGGGAAGGTGTCGGAGATTCAGGTCGAGCGGGTCAAGACCATCGAGCGGCTCGCAAGACAGGGCGTGACGCCGATCGAGATCGCGGCCTACGTTGGCGAAGCCGAAGAGGCGGCCGACCGGCTCTATCGTGCGCTTCGGAAGTAGCGCTATTCGTCGTCGCCCTGCACCTGCTTCATGGTCACAAAGGGCAGGGACGGGTCGGCGCGGAAGTTGAACAGAGAGGGCTTCTTGCCTCTCTCCTTCTTCAACCACGCCTCGGCACCGCACGAGCACGCCATGTGACGAAATGCCCCTGCCGGACCTATCATGGGGATGCGCCACCCCTTGGTCATGTTTCGTGTGCAGCAGGGGCACTTGATCGGCGTCACAGCCGAATCACAGCAGCAAAAGCTGCCCTGGCGCAACCATCTGGCGTGCGTCGGTCGGCTTGGCTCCCGACGCGAACGGCTTCATGGCGTTGACGAACGAGGTGTGCTTCGTCTTCGACGTGGCTCCGCTGCCGTCCTCGTAGTGGGACAACCAGCACTCGTCGCGCGCCCGCGTCACTGCGACGTAGAAGCAGCGCAACTCGTCCTCAAGCTCGCTCCAGGGCAGCGGCCACCGACTCTCGGTGAGTCCGGGGATGAATACCACGGGCCATTCCAGGCCCTTGGCTTGGTGGACGGTGGAGATCGTCACGGCGTTGCGGCTGGCGGCGGCTGACTTTTGCGCCGCCTGCATCGCATCCACCGTTTCCACGAGCTTTTCGACGGTGTCGAAGTCGGATGCGAACGCCCTGACGCGGCTCAGGTTCGTTGCCAGATCGCTGGCGGTATCCTGCTCCGCCTTCTCTCGAAGGTGCCATCGCGCGTAGTCGGTCTGGTCGAGGATGGAGTCGATCAGGGTCATCGGCGTGGCTCCGCGCCGCATCGAGGCTCGCCACGAGCGCATGTGCTCGCAGAACTCGGCGCCGCGGGGACCGCCGCACCGGCTGGCGGCGACCTTCTCGACCCAGTCGCCCGTGCCGCCCCCGGCGCGGGCCGTGACCTCCTCCACGAACTTGCGGCCGAGGTAGCGTCCTGGGTTGGTCACGCACAGCAGCAGGTCGTCGGCGTCGGCCTTGCCGAGGATCAGCCGGAGGTAGGCCAGAATGACCTGCGTTTCGTGAACCGAGAAGAAGCTCGTGCCGGAGACGAGCCTCACCGGCACCTTCTGGCGGAACGCCTGAAGCTCCAGATCCACGGTCTGGTCGTTGGTTCGGACGAGGATCGCGATGTCCCGCCACTCTCCGCCTTGCGCCTTGATCGCGTGGCACGCCGCCGCGATCTCCGAGGCCTCGGACGCAGAGTCCCTCGGGGACATGAGCCCCACCGTCCCGGTCATGCCCCGCGTCGATGCCAGCCGCATCGGCAGCTTCTGCTCCGGCGGCAGCTGTTCGAGCACTTCGTTGGCCCCGTCGAGGATCGCGCTTCCGCTGCGGAAGTTCTCCTGCATGTAGACCATCTTCGCCTGCGCCCAGCGGCTCGCGAATCCGGTCAGCCGCTCGGGTCGAGCGCCTCGGAAGCGGTAGAGAGCCTGAGCAGGGTCTCCCACGACCACGAGGTTGGTGTGCCCGCTGCTCAGGTACTCCGCGAGGAGCCACTGCGACTCACACAGATCCTGCGCTTCGTCCACGATGATGTGGTCGTAGCGGGCCTGCCACCGCTTCAGCAGCGACTCGTCGCGCTCCAGGGACCGAACCGCCTCCCAGAGCACGTCATCGAAGGTGATGAAGGGGATGCCGTCTGCGCCCTGGACGTTGCCGGTTTGCCGGATCGCGTTCGCGGCGAGGAACACCTCCACGAGCGCCTTCGGATCGGTGATGCGGGGTGACTTCCGGCTGCTGATCACAATCGAAGCCGCCTTCAGAAGCTCGTCGGGGACGTGGCCGAGGCGCATGAGGAGCGGATCGCAGGGGAGGTAGTCGTTGCGGACCTTCGAGGTGAACTTCTTCACAAGCTCGACGTCACGCTCTTCCTTCGTCAGCCCCATCTGCTCGAACGCGGCCTGGATGGCCTTGGGCCACAGGGAGCCGGTGTGGTCGAGCCTCGTGCTGCTCGACGCGGTGTCGCTCTTGAACACGGCCAGGGCGAGACTGTGCAGCGTGCGGGCGACCTCGACATCGCCCTCTCCGGTGTCGATGCCCTTGAGGCGCTTCTTGAGCTTCTTGTTCAGATCGTTGGCGGCGGCGACGTTGAACGCCACGAGGCAGATCCGCTGGATCGGTGTGCCCTGCACGACCAGCTTCGCGACCCGTTCGATCAGAGTCGTGCTCTTGCCCGCCCCTGCCACCGCACCAGCGAGCAGCGGCCCGCTACCGTGATCGACCACGGACTTCTGCGCGTCGGTCAGCCGGTCGTAGATGGGCGTCTCGACCGGCTTCTTCGCCTTCTTGGTTGCCATCAGTCTTCGCTTCCTGCGAGGTAGCCGATCTCCTTCAGAGCGGCGCGCAGCCCCCTCACGCGCCGATCCATGCCCGGATGCCCCGCGATCCAGCAGATCAGGCCGCGCTCGCTGGGCGTGAGCCCCTCCATGAACTCCTCCTGCTCCAGCAGCTTGCGGACCACGCTGGCGGGGATCGGCTTGACCACGTTGGGGCTCTTGCTGACCTCACCGCGCGACCGCTTGCTGCGGTCCTCGCGGGCCTTGGTCGTGCTGATCTTCACCCCCAGGGCCTGCGCCTCGCCCACCACCCGATCCTGCTCCTCGTGGGGCAGGTCCGAGTACTGCACCGCCGCCGAGGGCGTCATCGCCCCCTGCTCGACCGCGGCGCGCATCGACGCGGACAGGTCCAGCAGCCGAAGCCACTGGCCCACCGCCGCGTCGCTCACGCCGAAGTCGGTCGCCACCTCGCGCAGGCTCATGCCCAGGTCCAGCATGCGCCGGGCCTGCTTGGCCTTGATCACGAAGTCGCTCTCCTTGTGGTGGTTTGCGGCCACCATGATCGACGCCTGCTGCTCGGCCTGTGCGATCTGCTTGGGCAAGTAGGGCACGCGCACCATGCGACGCCGGTACTCGTCGCTGTCCTCCCCGTAGGTCTCCGCGAGCCGCTCGTTCGCCGCCCGCGCCCAGCGCGTCCGCTGCCGACCATCCACGACCACGGATCGCTCCTCGCCGTCCGGCAGCTTCTCCTTGCGGACGATGCCGGGCTTCAGGACGCCGTGCTTCAGGACGTTGTCCACGTCCGCCGCCTCGATCGGCAGCTTGATCCGCTCATCGTAGAGGACGTGCTCGACACCGTCCTCAGTGTCGAGTCCGATGATCACCACCTCGCGCGGGTCGAGGTAGAACGCCTGGAGACGCGGTGCGTCGAACGCCTGCTTGCCCATCACTCACCTTCCTCTCGTCGGGCTTGTCCGCCCGAACGCCTTGCTCACCGGGGACCGAACGTGAACTTCACCTGCTTCTGGACGGCGAGCGGGATCTCGTCGCCACGGATCAGCACCACGCTCTCCAGGCGCGGGTCGTCGCTGCCGATGTTCTCGTTGCCGAGCACCTTCCGCACCTCTTCCAGCCCGTAGCACTTGTGGACCTCGAAGAGCCCGCCGTCGCGCGGGATCAGGGTGTAGATCGGACGAACCTTGCGCTTCTTCTCGTCGGTCATCTCTGCCTCCTTGAATCGGGTTGCGAACCTAACCTGCTTGCACTTGTCTGACAAGTGCTTTCGACATACTCGGATCAGAATCCGAGCTTGTGAAGCCCCTCCTCGGCAGCGATCAGCACCGCGGCCTTGAGACTCACCTTGCGCGACTCCGCGAGACGCTTCAGCCGCGCGTACAGGTCCGGCGCGACGAGCACTCCGACAGTTTTCGCTCCCTCGGCGGCGGTCTGCTTTGCCATGTCGATCTGCTCCTTGAAGCGTCGGAGACGCTCCTCGATCTGTGCCAGCGTGCTCACTTCGTCTCCGAGCGCGTCGCCAGGAACTCCGCGAGATCGGCCCGGTGGACGCGCACGACGTTGCCGACCTTGAAGGTCTTCAGCTGCCCGCCGCGCGACCACTTTCGGAGCGTCTCGACGTGGAAGCCCGTCATCTGCGCCACCTCCGGCATCGTCAGGCCCGCCTTGATCGAAGCCAGCACCTCATCCAGACGGTCTCCGACCACAGGGTCCGCGGACTCGTTCTTGGGCTTGGAATCCACCTTCTTCTTCTTCGTCGCCATCTCTCTCTCCTGTCAGATGGCGATACCTTCGCCATCGCACTCCGGGCACTCGGACCAGACGGGGCACCCTGCCTCGACGTCCCCGTGCCCCCACTCCTCGCGCCAGTGCGCCGCGCAGGCGTCGCACCCGTGCGTGTCGTCCCAGATTGCCTGGGCCGCGCGGTCGATCTCCGCCACGATGCTGTCGATGTCGCACCCGTGCGTGTCGTCCCAGATTGCCTGGGCCGCGCGGTCGATCTCCGCCACGATGCTGTCGATGCGGCCCCACGGGTCGGCCTGGATCTCCTCCCACGTCGCCTCGATCGCGGGCACTTCCGCGTCGGTGCCCTCCACGATGCTCGACACGGCGAGCGCTTCGACGCTCTCCCCGCGCGCCCGCATGTCATCGAACGTGCCGAGGTCTCGGAGCCGGTCGCACCAGAGCCAGCCTCGTCCCTGCACGAGCAGCCCGACGGATGGCCCGCAGTCGGTGTACTTGTACGTCGCGCGGTAAAACTCGCGCGGGCTGTCGTAGCGCTCGGAGAGCGTGTCGAGCAGCGTCACGATGCGCCTCCGGCCACCTCAATGACGTCGCTGACGCGGCACCACGACCGCTCGGTGAGCACCACGCAGACGACGGATCGGTTGCGCGCGTATGGCGCAAGGGTGAGGCGCGTGCGAGTCACGCACCTCACCACGTCGGCATAGGTGCCGCCCTCGGGAGCGCGCACGACGACTCGCGCGCCGGGCAGTAGGTCGCGCACGCGCACCGGGCTCACGACGCCACCTCGCTGGACCGGAGCGTCCGCAGCGCGACGCAGAGCGCCCGCAACTCCCTCCTGTCGCTGCGCCCCGCCCAGCGCCGCTCTTCGAGCTTGCTCTTCGGCTCGCTCGGGTATGCGCGCTCCATGCTCCGACGATGACGCACACCGTGCTCGACCATCACTTCGATGATCTCGATCGCTTCGCGGGTACTCATGCCGCCACCATTCCCTTCGCTCCGCGTTGTCCCGCGGGTCAGGTGTGTGTACCACGATCATCGCAGCGGTCAACAACTTTTTTATGCCACGAGCACTTTTCTTCTGCACCTCACCTCGGGTGGTGACGGTCGCCTCGCTCCGATACACTCGGTCCCCATGAGCACCAAGCGAACGACCCGTCAGAAGCTCTTGGACGCCGTGCGCGACGCGGCCGAGCACTACGCCCGCACGCAGACGCCGGAAGCCATCGCAGCCCTCCGGGCTGCCGCAGGCAAGGCAGTCTCGAACGGCGCGTCCGCGAAGGCCGTCTCGGACGCCACCGTGGAGGGTGTCGCCCGCGCCGAGGCCGGTCCCACCGAGGAGGCCGCGCCCGAGCCGAAGGCAGAGACCTCACGACCTGCGCGAAGGACGTCGGCTCCCAAGCCTCGGACGAGCAAGCCCAAGGCGCGCACGTCGCGTCCGGCTCAGGCTGCTCCGCTGGAGGACGCGCGGATTCGCGCTGCGGCGGAGGACGCCGAGCGCCGTGCGGCCGAGGCCGAGGCACCCGTCGCCAAGGAGTCCGAAGCGGCCCCCGGCACGCCCGAGGCTGTGGCCGAGGAGATCGCGGCCGAGGTCATCGCAGAGTCGCCCGCGCCGATCCTGCCGACCGAGATTGCTGCCGCCGCGCAGCCCGAGGTCGAGGTGCGGGTGTCTGGTCCCGAGCCGGGAGCGGGCGGCGGATGGGAGGGTGCGCTCTCTACCAAGCTCGCGGCAACCCGCTGCTGCTTCTGCGCCCGCGCGCTTCGCGATCCGCAGTCGATCGAGCGCGGCTACGGCCCCGAGTGCGCCGAAAACTACGTCATGCCCGCCCGGATGCCGGTCACGCTGGACGAGCCCGCCGCAGTTCGCGCTCTAAATCTCATGCCGCCGCTGCTTCGCGGTTCGATGGAGCGCATCGGCGGCAACGTAGACGATCGCAGCGCAGCGTGGAGAGCGGACCCCTCTGTCCGCAGGCAGATGGTCTCGACCGCGCTCTACATCGGAGCGCTGGCTGTCAGCTTCGGCGCAGATCAGACCTCGGTCGTTCGGGCCAAGATCGACTCGTCAAAGCAGGTGCTGGCCTCCCTTCAGCAGATGGCCCACGCCTTCGGCTACGACCGCTGCGCCCAGCAGCTTGCGACGAGGTACGTCGAGCGCCTCGAAGGCAACGCGATCGTGTTCAGCCGAGGCTATGGCCCAGGTCAGATGGGCGTTCACGTTCCCTTCTCGCAGGTGTGGCTCGAATGGTGCCGAGGAAACCGCGACGTCTTCACCGGCAGCAAGCGTGATGGGTCGAGGTTCATCCGAGTCTTCCGCGAGGAGAAGCTCGGCCACGTCGCCAACGCGCTGCGCGGGTGCTTCGGGGACACGATCTGCATCGACGCGGACGGCAACATGGTGCCGCTGCCGAGCATGCACATCGAAGCCGAGGCTCCTGGCCCGGCCGAGGACGTGACGGCGGACGAGGTCAAGGTCATCCAAGAGGTGCAGCCCTACGCTGTGCCCGAGAAGATCAAGCTGGGCGACATCATCCGGGTGGACGGCCAAGACCTGCCGGTTTTCTACATCAACCCCGAGCGGCAGTTCGTGGGCCTTGGCAAGAAGCCGGACGGTCGGTACCAGCTGCTCAAGAGCTTCGCGGACATCAAGCAGGTGAGCGGACGAGAGGTCGCGTCCGAGCTTTACAAGGAGGTCGCGCGTTACACCCAGGAGATCGGTGTTCAGGCCCCTCCCGCGCCGACGGCGAAGGCGACCGCGCGTCCCATCCCCGTGCTTGCCAGCGGCGAAACCCTCGACCCTCACCAGATTCTCGGCGTCGAGTTCATCGACGGTCGCGGCGGTCGCGTCATCCTCGCGGACGAACAGGGGCTCGGTAAGACCGTGACGGCGACCGTGTGCATCGACACGCCTGCCATCGTGGCGTGCCCGTCGGGCATCAAGGTCAACTGGATGCGCGAGCTTCTGAAGTGGAAGAAGGGCATCACCGTCTCGATCGTGGACGGCAAGGACGAGCCGGACTCTGCGACCAAGCGCGCTGACGTGATCGTGGTCAACTACGACGTCCTCGCGTCCCACGTTGACTGGATCCGGGCTCGCAACAACAAGACCATCGTGGCCGACGAGGCCCACTACCTGAAGCAGCTGGACGTTCGCTTCGACAGAGACAAGGGCAAGAACGTCCCGACTGACTCGTCCCCGAAGCGCGCGTCGGCCTTCTATGAGATCCAGCGTGGCGTTCCACGCCTGCTGCTGCTCACGGGAACCCCGGTGATGAACCGGACCCGAGAACTGTTCCCCCTGCTGCACATGGTCGATCCTGGCGAGTGGAACAACGGCTACAACTTCTGCATCGAGTACTGCGGCGGCCACCGAACCCGTTTCGGGTTCGACTGCAACGGTCGAACGAACAGCGAGGATCTGTTCCGTCGCACCAACGGCAAGGCGCTGCTCCGGCGCACGGTGGACGTGCTGAACCTCCCGCCCAAGCGCTACGAGCCGATCGTGGTGTCGCTGTCCGACGACGTTCGCGTCAAGTACGAAGCGCAGACCAAGGACATCGTGCAGTGGGTGCTGGAGAATGGCGGCGCAAAAGCGGCGGCTCGGGCGAAGATGGCCCAGGCGCTCGTGAAGCTGAACAAGCTCCGTGAGACGACCGCCGAGGGCAAGGCTGACTCGGCGGTGGAGTGGATCAAGCGCCACTGGTCCTCGACCGGGCGTCCGCTCGTCGTCATGGCGACGCACCGTTCCTGCTTCGCCCGCATGCAGGAGGGCGTGGACAAGCTGAATCGGGAGTTCCACGAGCAGGTGGCACGCGGCGAGACGCCGGACATGCAGGCCCCCATCCGGTACGGGTCGATCGTCGGGGGCATGGACAACCGGGCCGTCGCGAACGTGATCGATCGGTTCCAGGGCGACTTCAACAAGGGCGTCGCGCCGACGCTGGATCTGGTGTTCTACTCAATCTCCCTCGCCGTCGGCACGACGCTCACCCGCGCTCAGGACATGCTCTTCGTGGAGCGCGCGTGGCGTCCAGCGGACCTCGCCCAGGCGGAGGCTCGAATCTTCCGCCGCGGGCAGAAGAACAACTGCCTCTTCGCCTATCTGGATGCCGAGGGCACCATCGACCAGAAGCTGGCCCTGATGCTCAAGAACAAGGCCCAGACGATCGCCAGCGTGATCTACGGCGTGGACCTCGATGACGAGGAGGCCGCCGCGTTCATCCTGGGCGAGATGTTCGTGTCGGCCGAGAGCATGAAGCGGAACCCGCCCTCGGACCCGATGGACATTGTGGCGGACGGCTGGGCCACCCCGTTCTGACGGAACGACAAAGCCCCCGGAGGATGACCCTCCGGGGGCGTCTGCGAACCGCTCAGGCCCACGAGGTGCTGCCGTAGTAGCGCACGTTGTGGTAGTCGGTCGTCACGTCGCTCCGGTCGTATCCGTAGCTTTCGCGGATCACCTCCGCACGCTCTCGCAGCACGCGGCCCTCGGCCGTCTCGCGGCCGTTCGCGCCGAGCGCTCCGCGCGCGGCCAGGGTGACGTCGATCGCGCAGCCGCCCGCGAACCGCCGCAGCCGCACGCTCGCCACGACGCAGGCCGCCTTCAGCACCGGGTCGGAGCTAAGGTCGCGGCGGATGCACGCAGCGATCTCGCGCGGGTCCAGGCCCTTCGTGCGCGCGTAGTTCGCGCCCTCCGTGCCCGTTTTCCGGGCGACGCCACCCTCTGCGATGATCGCTGCCATGCGCCGCTCGACGGGGAAGCGGATGATCTGCGCCGTCATGCGTCGTCCTCTTCGAGCGCCTGGACCTCGGCAGCCGAGAGAAACGCCACGGGCCCCACCAGGGTCATGGGGCGACCCTTGGACGCCGCGATCAGCGACGCAGCCACGTTCGTCGCCATGCCATGCAGCAGCCCCTCCTCGTTCACGACGAGCGCGGAGCCGTCGGAGAACCCGACGATCTCGATCAGCCCTCCCACGGCCGCCTGGAGCGCGTCCAGCGCCAGATGCCGCGAGCCCTCGAACGCCTCTGACGACCCGTCTTCCCGAATCACGATCATAGATCCTCCTCGCGGCTTGATCGCCGCTCAGTTCCAGTTGTCGATCGAAAGGACGATCACGACGATCGCCCCGATGATCCAGTGCCACCAGCGCACCGGCTCCTCGTCCGGCAGCGCGAGCGGATCGGGCCGCCCCACGTTGCGGACGACAGGCACCAGCGGCACCTGACGCGGCGTCCGACGGACGTTGCGCGGGTGCAAGAGATCATCACTGTCCATCGCTACCTCCTGCCCGGCGTGTCGGCCAGGACAAGCGAGGTCTAGCAGGCTCACCTAAGCGTGCAACACCTTTTTTCAGCGAGCGTCAGGCGAGCCGGTATTCCCAGCCAGGGCCGAGCGGCAAGCGGTCGAACCGGGGGTCCACCACGAGCAGACCTCTTGCCGGGCTGATCGGGAAGGTCTGGTAGGGCCCCGTAAGCGTGACGAGTTCTCGGAAGAGAGGCCCCGCGGCGCGCGGCTGGATGCGGAGGATCGCATCCTTCGGGAAGCAAAGCTGGTCGGTGCTCGGCGCGGGGCCTCGGTAGCTCACGGTGCAAGCCTAGTCGATCACGATGCGTCGTGCGACGGGCCGATGTCTGGCATGTGAATCTCGTCGCAGTCGGGGCAGAAGTACTCGTCCTCGGCCTGGAGCACTTCGAGCGCCTTGTTTAGCGCTTCCGCTACCAGAAGCTGCGTTTGCGCCGCGAGGTTGCTCGGCGGCACGTCGTCTACTCGGACGTGCTGACCCTTTGGCATCGGGCGCGATCCGATTTCGACGCACGCTTGCAGGTCAAGCTCGCTCGACCGACGCATCGCTTCCTGAAGCTCGCGCTCCAGCAGTGCGTAGACGTACTGCCGGGCCGGGATCGTGACGCTCATCCACCCGTCGATGTTCTCAGCCATTTTGTTCTTTCTGTGCTCGCTCATGCTTCACCTCGGTTGTGACTGTCTTCGGTCTATCAAGATCGTTTCAGCACCGTGAGCCCGTTGCTGTCGGCGTATTCGGCCTCCACCTTCCAGCCGCCCTTCGCGAGGAACTCGTGGATGGCTGGTCGCAGCCCCTTGCTGCCGGGAAGCTCGCCGTTGGTGCCGAACGTCACCGTGTCGTGCATCGCGATGCGGCCACGCACCTTGTCAGCGTGCAGCGCAAGCTCGGCGGAAAGCTGCTCGTAGACGTGCAGCGTGTCGATGAAGAGCAGGTCGCACGGCTCGATCTCGATCTCGCGGGTGTCGGCCACCACAAAGCGGTAGTGCGTCCTGCCTCCCACCTCGCGGAGCCACACGGCCCTGTCCGACCTGTTGATGTCGTAGGCGGTGAACTTCGCAGGCTGCCCGTGGAGGATCGCGGTGGTCGAGACCGCTGTGCGCGTTCCAAACTCCACAACCGATTCGCACTGGGCCGCCAGCGCCCGAAGCCGCGGCAGGTGGTTCTGGATGTCCGTCGGCGTGCCGAGCAGCCGATGGTACTCGTCGTCCAGATGCACCGGGAAGCCGCGAGTCTCCTGCCCAGGCGAGCCTCCCCACTTGCGCTGGTAGTAGAGGTGGTTGGCGTGGCTGTCCACGGCGAAGCCGCTCTTGATCGTCGCGCTGCCGACGTGGGCGCTCACGATCTCGTGCCCCAGGTGCTTGATGCCGATGCCCTTCAGCTTGGCTCGGCGGGCGTAGTCGTTGTCCTCGTAGTATGCGGGGAAGAACGTCGGGTCGAAGCGGCCGACAAGATCGCGCACCGCCGGGGTCATGCAGAACGCCTCGAAGCCTGCTGCCACGACGATGTGCGCGTCCGACTTGTGAGCTTCGACGGCCTCGAACGCCTTGGGGTTCAGCGTCAGGTCATCGTTGATCACGAGGACCGTGTTCTCCGGCGTCAGAGTCTCATCGAGCATCCGGTTCCACGACCCTGCGACGCCGAGGTTCTTGCCGGGGCAGATCACGGAGACCTTGATCGCGCTGTTCGCCGGAGGCTGGAAGCCGCCCCCGTTGTCCACGACGAGAATCTCGTCGGGAGGTGGGGCCATCCGAGGTGCCGCTTCGATGATCTTCAGCAGCAGGTCGTACTTGCGGATGGTGGGGACGCAGAGAAAACGAGCCATCGTAGAAACCTCAGTCCTTGCTGTTGGCGGCGTAGACGCCGCTCGACGTGGCGACAACCAGCGGCGACGAGTCGATCGGCTCGCCGGTCTCAACGACGAAGAAGTGGCCGCTCAGGTAGGGGTCGTAGCTTACCCGGATCAGGTCACACCTGCCGAGCGTCATCGCCTGGACCGAAGCCTCGTCGTGCTCGCACCCGAGCGGCACCGACCTGACCAGACTGCCCCGAATGAAAGCGTGGACGTTCTTCGAGCGCTCGCGCAGCACCCGCTGTCTGCCGCTCTCTCGAACCACGAAGGTCACGCCCTCCACCAAAGCGGCGCTGACGACCTCCATGACCCGCCCGCGCGCCGGACCCTCGTTGGCGACGACCGACCACGCAAGCTGATCTTGGTAGCGCAGGTTCCTGTAGACGTGGACCCTCACTGCGCTTCCTGCGAGCCTCCGGCGATGGCTTCGAGCAGCGCGGGCAGCACTCGCTCGGTCACGTCGCACCATTCTTGCGTCCAGACCTTCCGCACCGCCGATGGATCGATCCCGGCGGGCACGGAAGCGCCACTCCACTCCTCGATCTCGAACCAGCAGTCGCGCGCGTCGTCGGAGGCAATCCGCTTGCTCCTCCGCAGCAAGCACAACTGGCGCTTCATCTCCGTCCGGCTCGCCCGGACATCGACGGCTGACTGGCGTTCGAGAGGCACGAGCTTGCTCGCGAAGTAGGGCAGATCGCGCGGCCGTGCAGCCAGGAACTCGGTGAGGGTGTGCTTTGGCAGGTGCAGCACGTTCCACCTGTACGACCACGAGCCCCAGGCCGAGCAGATCGAGAGCACCCCGGTCACGTCGCTGACGTGAGCCACGAGCCAGTCCCCGTTGCTCCACCTGAGCGAGTACTCGTCCGACTTCCTCTTCGCAACCGCCGACGGCCTTGCTTCCACGTCTCTGACCTCTCCTTCGGAACCTACCTCGGGAACTGTCAGACAGTCAAGAGCTTGCGACACACTTTTTCTTTGACAGGTGCTTCGGCGCTTGGTACATGCGACACACTATGAGCGGCTCTGCCACGAGGTTGGTGTTTCTGGATCTGGAAACGATGGGGGTGCTTCCCACGTCGCCGGTCGTTCAGGTTGGGATGCTGATCGCGGAGCGGGTTGGCTCCGTGCTGCATCCGATGGTCGAGTGGGAGTACGTCGTCCCGTACAGCGAGAAGGAGTGGGCGCTCGCCCAGGAAGGCGCTGCGGCGATGCACGCGGCGAGCGGGCTGCGCGAGCACTCCGTCGAGAAGTACGGGCAGCTGGTGCGGGATCAGGGGTGGCGTCCGGTGCTGACGGTGGCGACCGAGCAGGCGATCGGCTTCCTCGCGCGACACGGCTTCGGGCCGAGGGAGGCGATCATCGCGGGCAACTCTGTCGGCCAGGACCGGGTGTGGCTCGCGGTGCAGATGCCCCGGCTGCACGAGTACCTGCACCACCGCATGGTGGACGTGTCCTCGTTCCGCGTGATCGACGGCATGTTCCGCCCTGCCGAGCCTCCGTCCAAGCCGCACACGGCGGTCGCTGACTGCCGCGTGGCGATGACCGAACTGAACGCCTACATGGGCCGGTTCGTCTGATGGAGCAGTACAGCAGGTTTGTCCCTCACGCCGAGGCGCATGGGGTTCCGGTCGAGGTGGTCGTGGATGCGGTCGCCTACGTCTGGGAGATGCTCGACCCGGCGCAGCGCGACGAGATCGTGGGCGAGTTTCAGCAGCGCTGGCAGGCGGCGCAGGACATGAGGGAGATCAAGGCCGACGGCGAGGCTCCGGCCGATCAGAAAACGGTCGTGGTGCAGGAGGGCGACACCACCGTCGTCTTTGCTGGCCGCCGCAACGTGTTGCGGGACGATCTGGTGTACCGGCTGATGCACGAGCGGTTCGACTGCGTGTACGCCATCGCCCTGCGAGCGAGCGATGCGCCCGAGGGGTCCGAGCACGCCGAGTGGCTGTTCGTGCCGCCTCGTCCTGGCGAGCAGGAGGCCCCTTCCGAGCGGGGTGCCCGGATGGTGCAGGCGCTGATGGTTGCGCTGCGACGGGCGAAGCAGCGGTGCGAGTCGTTGCGGGCGTCTGCGCTGCGTCACCTCGCGGCGGAGTCGAAGTGAGAGGGTCTAGGGCATGACGGCGAACCAAGAAACACTGCGGCGCGAGATTCTGGAGCGGAGCCGGTCGAAGGACTGGGATGCCGCGCTGGCGGAGTGGGATCTGCACCGCATCGAGTTCACCTCGCTGCGAGATCCCGAGGTGTGCCTGTGCGGGCACTTCCCGATCATCGAGCTTTGCTACCTGCTGAACCGCCACAACGGCGTCGAGGTGCTGGTGGGCAACGTGTGCGTCCAGAGGTTCCTGGGCATCCCCTCCGAGAAGCTGTTCCGGGGGGCCAAGCGGATCATGCTGGACCCGACCAAGGCGACGTCGAGGGATGTCATCGAGCACGCCCACCGGCAGAAGTGGATCAGCGACTGGGAGCGCGAGTTTTCTGAGTCTGTCGTCCGCAAGCGAAAGCTCTCGTCCGCGCAGCTGGGCAAGCGGATTGAGATCAACCAGCGCATCGCTCAGATGGTGGCCGCCGCGCGCATGAACGCGGCGACGAAGATCGAATCTGCAAAGGCGAAGGTGCTGCCGTGATCGTGTCACGCGGGTACGGGGACATCGTTCACCACGAGGTTCCAGAGCGCGACGGCGCGAAGATGGGCCTCTGGATCTCGGAATACTGCGGCGACCGTGACGCCTACAGGGTGCTGCTGATCCGGTGGATCGACGGCGCCGCTTTGAGCGACGACGAGGAGTGGATCGATCGGACAAAGATCGGGTACCGATACGATCTGAGCCGAGCCCGCCCCTCGAAAAGGAAAGGTGGTTCGACGTGAGCGAAGAGAAGTTCGACGTAGAAGCGCTGATGGTTTGCCTCGAAGAGGCAGAAGCTCGCGCAGACTCCATTCAGGGCCTCTTTGAGCTTGCGACCGAGCATTACAACGAGATGAAACCGCGTGCCGAGGAGCGGGGCGCTCGATGGGCGATCGAGGCCGCGGTTGCGCTCGTCGCCAAGGGTCGCGCGAGTGAGATCAGTAACATCGATCCGATCCAAGTCTGCTGCGAAGGCAGGGCGCGACAGGAGTTGGAACTGTGAGCGATCCGCACGAGCCGGTCGGACGTACTGAGTACGTCGTGTCCCTGGAGCGCGAAGTCGATCAGCTGCGCGCGTCTGTCGAGGCTGTTGCCAAGGCACTTGGACACGAGCCTGGGGTCAACTTGGCCGAAGAAGCGCGTCTGATCATCGAGGAACGCAACGAAACGATGATCGCGCTGCGCGGACTGCTTGCGGTGATCCACCGTGACGGAGGGCACCACACGGCTTTCGCTGGGACAACGCAATCCGTCAAGGATGCACACGCTGCGTGGGGAAAGACCATGCGTGAGCTTGACGAGCTACGATCCGAACTGAAACAGAAGAATCGCGAGCATGTTGCCCTGAAGGACACGGCCAAGAAAGCGATTGCCTACGCGACCGCCTCCTATCACGAGGCAAAGGCTCAGGCCGAGCGCCTTCGGGTCGATCGTCGCCACCTTCGCCGCAGCCTTGCGGAGTGCCGACCGTGGGTGGGCGTGTGCCCGACCCAGCCGGACGGGATTCGCGACATGTGCGAGGCCCGAGACTCGGCGGACAAAATGCTTGAAGAGGTGCCAGAATGACGAAGCAGTACCTCGGCCAGCACAAGTGCGCCGTGTGCAGCAAGCTGGTTCGCGTCTACGAGTGGCTTCCGACGACCGTCCTGTGCGCCAAGCACAAGCGCTACGTCGATGGTCCGGGCGAAGCTCCTGTCCGCAAGGCGGCGAAGGCGCGACGCCACAAGTTCAAGGCGGAGCCGGTGGGTCTCGCGGACCCTGCGCCGAGCCCCTCGAAACGCTTCGAGCAGACCGACGACGAGAGGCTGATGCTCCGCGCGCAGCTTCGCACGCAGAAGGCTCTGCTCGGTGAGATCGGCCCCCGCGCCTCCTACGCATGCGTCTTTGGCGCGGCCCTGCTGTGCGTCGAGGCTGGTGTCGGGCTGAAGGACGCGATCGACGCCTTCACCGAGGAGCACCGGAGGGTGTCGAAGGAATGGGACAAGTGGAAGCTGGGCGAGCACGAGAGGCTCAAGGCCGAGGTGGGGCTCGTGAAGGCCAAGGGCAAGTCGGAGGAGGCATGAAGGAATACTGCGGACAGAAGGGCGTGTGCGCGGATCCGCCCGGCTGCATGACGCACTGGGCGGAGCGCGTTCGAGACCTCATGGACGAGCGCGACTGGCTGCTGTCGAAGATCGAGGACGTCGGCGTCCTGATCGGGAAGAACGGCTGCGACTGCGAGTGCGATCACGACGCCGAGAGCCACGACGAAAGCTGCGAGCGGTGTCTGGCGTGCCGGATCAGCGAGACGCTGTGGCCTCCGCTTGGATCACGACGATGACCAAAGACGAGTTCATGCGTCGCGCAGACGACGCCATCTACATGAACAACCTGTCGCTCTTGCAGGGCGAAGTGGACGCGCTGTTCGGGGAGCTTGACCGGCTGCGCGCTCGTGCCTCGGAGGACGCAGACCGACTGCACAAGGCCGTGGCCGAAGTCGAGCGCCTGCGAGCCGAGCGTGACGAAGCGCGCGACGCTTACAAGTTCCGAGGCGGCTACGTCGAAGACGCTTCGGGCGATCGATGGTGGAGCGCGGGCCTTCTGTCGAAGGTCGATCAGGAAAGGGACGCGGCGCGGGCCGAGGTCGAGCGGTTGCGGGCTCTGCTTCCTCCTTCTGCCCACACGGGCGTTCGCAACGGCCCCGGCGAAGGCTCGTGGGCCGTGTTTGCCGAGAAGGTCGTGGCCGAGCGCGACGAGCTTCGGCACAAGCTCGCGGGCGAAGCCGCGCACATCAGGTCGCTGGAAGACCTGCTCGTGGAGGCGACGCGCGAACGCGACAACGCGACGCTCCGAGCGCGCCGAGCCTGCCAACTTCTCATCGAGGAAGTCGGCGCGGACGGCCCCGCCAACGTGGACGGGGTAGCCGAGCGCGCTGCCGTCCTGATTCGCGAGCTTCGGGATCAGGTCAGCGACCTTCAAGCGGCGGCAGAGGAGACAGAGCACCAGATGCACCTTCGCGTCCGAGCAGGCTACGACAAGACCATCGCGGACTGCTGGCGGGCCAAGGTAGCCGAGGTCGAAGCCGAGCGAGACGTGGCGCGGGCCAAGGTATCTCGCCGCGAACGAGAGCATGACGCTCTTGTCGAGACGGCGCAGAAGGCTCTTGAAAACGTCGCCGCTGAACGCGACGAAGCGCGGGCCGAAGTCGAGCGTCTTCGCGAGTCCTTGCGTGCCATCGCAGCAGGCTTCGACACGATCACCGGGTCGGTTGACGACCCGTCTGCAAAGCAAGTGGACGGGTACTTTCGAGGGTACGCGATGGCGGCGCTGGAGAAGGCGGCGCAGCGATGAGCACCGCCGACGACAGCCTGCGCGAGATCGCGCAAGCGTGGTGGAGGATGCAAGCCCACGAGCGAAGCAGAATCTCGGAGACGATCTCCGGCAGCGAGCTTGCGAGGCTGCTCGACCGTGTCGTTGCATCCCACCGGGGCGACGACCGCATGTGCGTCTGCCTCATGCCGCAACACGGGCACGACATGCAGTGCCCGGCTCGGAAGGTGAAGCCATGACCCAGCATCGAACCCTCTACGTCATCGACCGGCGAATCCGGTACGACCTGTCCTACGCCGTGAGCACGGTGAACACCGCACCGAACGAGGCCGAGGCGATTCTCAAGGCTCGCGAGTGGGCCACCAAGAGCGGCCAGACCTACTACGTCCACAAGCTCGCCGCGACCGACACGACGTGGCAGCCCGTCGCGATGGTGACGCCGTGAGCACCGCCGATGACCTGCGCGACCTGCGCGACGCGCTCGACTCCATCGCGCACGGGGCCCTTCCACGCTGGGGCAAGCCCACAACTAAGACCGGCGAGGAGGCGCAGCGCGCGGCCGTGGAGGTCTACGGGAAGTGGATTCGCGCTTTGCATTTCGAGGGCGCGGCGAAGGCGTCTATCGAGAAGTCGCTTGCGGCAGAGGATCAGCATCGCACGCACTCCGAGATCCTGACCGATCGCATCGAAAAGCTCGAAGCCGAGAACGCTCGGATGCGCGAGCGCATGTCCGATCAGGAAGATGGCCTGCGGTACGGCGAGAAGGTGTGTGCGACGCTCGTCAGCGAGCGAGACGCGGCGCGGGCACAGGTCAAGGCTTGGCAGGCCGAGGAGCTTGCGCGCAGGACCGAGCGCGACGACGCGCGGGTCGAGGTCGAGCGGCTGCGCGATCTGATTCGGCGTAGTCCGCCGAGGTGGTGACGCCGGAGAGACTGGTCCGCCGCCTGTCGCGGCGTACAAAAGGAGCCGAAGTGAGCGATCAGAAAAAGAACGACGTGTCAGCGGGCCGTCCATACCTCGGCTGCTGGGAGCATCCGTCCGAGACCTGCGAGGCGTGCGGGAGCACGGCCGAAGAGGTCTGGCTCCGGCACGACGGATCGGGCGTCTGCCGCAAGTGTCTGGACGGCCAAGCGGCCGAGGCGGGTGCCGCCAGCGAAAAGGACGCTCCTCGGTGACTTGGAGCCAAGAAAAACAAGCGTCGCTGCGCCGTTCTGACTTGTCAGACAAGTCCGGCCGGACTATCGTGCGAGCGTGCTTTCGGATCGAAAAGAAGGGGTCGGAATGAAGTCTGCCATCTCGGACGACGAGCTTCGTTTCCTGGCGCAGTACGACTGGGCGAGGGTGAACGCCGCGCCTCTGGCGAAGGAGCTTCTGGAGCTTCGCTCGGAGCTTCTCCGGTTGAAGTTGCTTCTGAACGAGGCTCGCAGCGAGCGCGAAGCGCTGGAGAACTCGCTTGCGTCTTTGATGCGGTCGAGTGGCGTTTGACAGGCGCGGGGGCGATTCGATGAGCACCTACCGGGTAACGAAGGCAACGACCACGCTGGAGACCTTCGACGTCGAGGCGGAGAGCGAGGCGGAGGCTGTCGCGGAAGTGTCCTCGGCGCAGGGTACGCTCGTGGCCCAGAACGCCGCGTGGAGCGCCGTGCTGATTGGCGGCGATCCTGCTCCCGAGCCGGTTGCCTGCCCCACCGGCTTCGGGGTGTACCTTCGCCGCATCTCTGGCGGGTCGAGCGATGCGTCGGTCGTGGCGGCCCGCTGCGTGAAGGCGGGCATCGACTGGGCGCACCTCATGGTCGAGTCGAGCGACGGCTACGTCACTTCGCCTTCGACGCGGAGCGTGTGGGCCAAGGCTTTCCGCGATGCCGGGATCAACGTCGGCGTCTGGAGCTTCCCCGGCGACGCGCGTTCGGCGTCGGTTCAGGAGTCGGTCTCGGCTGCGAATCTGCTCTGCGAGGCGGCTGCGGAGATCGACGCGCGCGTGGTCATGGTCAACATCGAGAAGCCGTACAAGGGCAAGTCTGCCGAGACGGTCGCCCTCTGCGATACGGTCTACGCCGCTGAACCATTCTACTTCTGCGGCGTGGTCAGTTACCCGATCCCCTCGTATCACCCCGATCTGAACTGGGATGCGATGCGCGGGTTCGAGTTTGCCAGCCCGATGTTCTACCAAACGGCCCAGGACGCTGCCCTGGTGAGCCGCGGCATGAGCGAGTGGCAGAAGCTCGTGCCGCTCCTCGCGCCGTCGCTCGACGGGTGGAGTGGTTCTGGCGTCGAAGGCGCTGCGAGGTTTCAGTCGGACATCATCCGTGTCTGCGGCGAGCCGATCGACCCACTCGTGCCGGGGGCGATCGTCTGGTCGGAGTCCCAGATGGACGACGCCAAGCGTGCGGTGACGCGCCGGATGGCCGACGAGTACGGCTGGCCGAGGCCGTGATCGGAAAGCGCAAAGACGTGCCTCCGTGGTGGTATGAGGACGCCCTGGCAGAGGACGTGGACTGCGACGAGTTCGACTGGGCAGATCAGGCTCCCAACGCGGAGCAGATTCTGATTGCAGCAGAGAGTTTCCGGGGAGAGCCGGAGCGCCGTCCGCCGATCCCCCCAAAAGGAGGCCGCTGACCGTCGAAGAAAAAAGTTGTCGAAAGGTGTTGCACGTCGTTTTGAGCCTGCTACACCTCACTTGTCCTGGCTGACACGCCGGGCAGAAGGAGAGAGCGATGCAGGCGATGCAGGCGAGCTACACCAAGCTCCGGTCGGGCGACTGGGGCATCCGCGTTGAGGGCCGCGTGTCGGTCGGGCAGGACGTCGTCGTCACGAAGCGCGACGGGTCGCGCCAGACGGCGACGGTGGAGCGCATCGTGTGGTCGGGCGAGGGCGTTACCCTCTGCTCGATCCGCCGCGCCGAGCGCGGGGGCGGCGGTCGGTCGCGCCAGCCGGTCGCGCCGGTCTCCGCGCCGCGCTACGACCTGTCCCCCGAGGAGGTCTCGGAGGCGTTCGAGAGGCTCTACATCGCGCTGCTCGACGCGCCGCTGCCGACGTCCGACGGCGGAACGCGCGTCGGATCGGCGGAGGAGTTCATGCTCATGCACGAGGAGGGCGGTCGCCTCTGGTTCAAGCACTCCGTCACCCGCAACTACGTCATCCTGCGCGGCGAAACCATCGAGATCCCGCGCACCGGAGAGCCCTTCGCGCTGGGGGTGTTCGACGCGCCGTCCAACTGAGCGCGGGGAGAGCGGCACGACCTGCCCCGGTCGTGCCCCGCTCCGTGCCGCCGACGCGATCGGCGGCAGGGAGCGCCCAAGGTGGGCGCTAAGAGCGCGGCTAGGTGCCGCCAGGAGAGAGTCATGCAGATCAAGATCACCGAGACCCTGAGCCCCGAGTCGCGCCGCGCGCGGTTCATCGCGGAGGGCGCGGAGCCCCCGAGCGTCCGCGAGATCACCATCGACGCGGCGTCGCTGACGCCCGAAATCCGCGCGGCCCTGCTGACCTGCGTCGCGGCGTCGCACCATCCGTACTGCGTCCGCGAGCGCGGCGACGGGCTGACGGGTGCTGGGCGCATCGCGCTCGGCGGCGGCCCGGTCTGCTTGCGCTCGACCGAGGTGGCCGAGTACGGGCACACCGAGGGTCTCGCGCAGCGCATCCTCGACGCGGCGGCCTACGCGCCGGAGGCTCGCGCCGAGTACGAGGCGCAGGAGGAGGCGCGGGCTGCGGAGCAGCGTGCGCGGCGGGCGGCGGAGGACGAGCACCGCGCCCTGCGCCGCTCCCAGGAGGAGGCGCGGGAGGCGGCGAAGGCGGCCCGTGAGGCCGCGACGCTCGCCTGGGTGGACGAGCACGGGAGCCAGCGCCTGCGGCTCGCCGTGCGGCTGGTCGGTCTCGCGCAGTGCCGCGGGATCTACCGCGACGAGCGGATCGACCAGCTGCGCGAGCGGTCGGGGCTGGCCTGGGAGTACGACATCGAGGCGTCGCGCCACGCCGACGCGATCAACCCCTCGATGGACGTCCTGCGCCTGTGCCTGGACGTGCGGGCCGGGGCGGGTCACTGGGGGCTGGACGCGGACGAGGAGCCGTCGCTCGTCTACGTCGAGGGGGGCGACGACTACACCGACGAGATCGCTGTGCTCGCGTACCTCGACGGACAGCGGGTGCTGATCGCTCCCCGCTGATCTTCGGGCCGCGCCCGGTTGCTGCGGCAGCTGGGCGCGGCCTTGCGTTGCAAGGGCTACTCGGTGCCCTACAAACCGACGGGAAATCCTGCCCTCGCATCCAAGGTATGTCGCAAGCACCCTTGACGGATCGACGGGCAGCGGGTATGAGTGGAGTTCGGAGCCCGACTACCAGCGGGCCGAAGGAGTGACCGATGAGCGTGGTGAAGGTCTACAGGTACGGGCTGCTTGCTCCAACGGAGAACCGCGACCTCGTGGCGCAGACGATGCGTCTGGCGCACGAGTACCGGAACAAGCTGGTGGAGATCGACCGGCAGGAGCGGGCCGAGATCCGCGCGCTCCAGACCTCCCACGGCTCCATCCCGGCGCTCGAAGCTGCGGCGAAGGCGGCGATCCAGGCCAAGGAGGCGGCCTACGCGGCGATCAAGGCGCACAAGCAGCAGGACCGCACGCGCAGGGTGCCTGAGCCTCTCAAGGCGGCGTATCAGTCCGCCAAGCAGGTGGCCTTCGATGCGTCTCGGGCGCTCTATCAGGCCCGCGCCGCGCTGAAGGCGGACCCGACGATCGCTCTGAGGCGCGACGAGATCAACGTGCGGTACGGCGAGATCCGCAAGAAGGCCCGTGCGTCGTGCGGGGTCTACTGGGGCACCTACCTGCGGGTCGAGGCGGCGGACCAGCAGGCGCGAAAGACGACGCCTCTGTGGGACGGCGTCGATCCCAACGACGTGCGGTTCGCCCGGTGGCGCGGGGACGGCGCGGTGGGGCTTCAGATGAAGGAGAAGCCGAGCCCGTCGGATCTGCCGTCGAGCCGGTGGTGCAAGATCGAGGTTCGCGGTGCGCCGAAGGGCGCGGACCCGACGAGCAAGCGGAGCGCGAAGCGGAGCTACTGCACGCTGGCGCTGCGCGTCGGCTCGGAGGAGCGAGAGCCGATCTGGGCGCGCTGGCCGATGGTCATGCACCGCCCGCTGCCCGACGACGCCGAGATCCTGTGGGTCACTGTCACGCTGCGGAACATCGGCCCCCGGCAGGAATGGGCGGTCCTGTTCACCGTGCGGTACGAGGACAAGCGGCTGGTTCCTCCGGCCGAGCCGGTGGATCGGATCGGCGTAGACATCGGCTGGCGCAAGCTCGAAGGCGGCGGCGTGCGCGTGGCCGCGTGGCGCACCGACAGCGGGGCCGAGGGCGAACTCGTGCTGGACGAGCGCATGCTGGGGCAGGCCCGCAAGGCCGACGACCTGCGCTCCATCCGCGACATGAACCTCGACGCCGCTCGGGCCGCCCTGGTCGCGGCGCTTCCCGGCATGAACCTGCCCGACTGGTTCCCCAAGAACGTCTGGCAGTGGCGCTCCGCGGCCCGCTTCTCGAACCTCGCGAAGCGGTGGAAGCAGAACCGCTTCCCCGGCGACGATCTGCCCTACGCGCAGCTGGAGGCGTGGCGCTACCACGACCATCACCTGTGGGCCTGGGAGACCAGCCAGCGGACCAAGGCGCTCCGGCACCGGCTCGACGTGTATCGCAACTTCGCGGCGGGTATGGCGAAGAAACACACGGGGCTGGTGGTCGAGAAGTTCGACCTTCGCGAGGTCGCCGCGCTTCCCGAGGCGCACCAGCAGGAGGGGGACAACCAGCAGGCCCGCACGCAGCGGCAGCGCAGCGCGACGAGCGAGCTTCGGATGGCGCTCACGCAGGCGTTCGCGGGGCGCACCAAGGAGGTGCCCGCGGCGTACACGACGCAGACCTGCTCGGCGTGCGGCGCGGTCGAGAAGTGGGATCAGGCGGCAGAGCTTGAGCACACCTGCTCGGCGTGCGGCGCTCGGTGGGATCAGGACTTCAACGCCGCTCGGAACCTGCTTGCCTACGTCGAGCAGCCCGGTGGCCCCGAGAATGGCGGGGTCGCTCGCGACGAGGAAAAGCCCAACGACGGCGCGGAGGTGCAGGAGTCGAAGTGGGCCAAGGCCAAGCGGATGGGCAAGGAGAAGAGGGACCGTGTGGACACCGCTCGCGGCGCGGTGGACAACGCCGCAGAATGATGGCGGGTTTTTCGGAGCCCGTCGCAAGGGCTGTGCAGCGCCCTCGAAGCTGCAACTGTCCTGTCTGACTCCTGACGCCGCGCGGCTGCGCGGTCGCAAGGGCTGTGCAGCGCCCTCGAAGCTGCAACGACGGCGCGCGAAGGGTCTGGTCGGACGCGATGGAGGTCGCAAGGGCTGTGCAGCGCCCTGGAAGCTGCGACGACCCGGATCGCCTGCGACGTGCCCTGAGCACTCAGGGTGTGAGGGCTGCGCGGCGCCCTGGAAGCTGCGGCATGGCGTACCTCCCAGCAGATCGCGTTGGAGGAGGTCAGTGCAAGGGCTGCGCGACGCCCTGGAAGTCGCGACGATAACGAGCGGGCCGACCAGCCCGATCGCGGCGTGATGCAAGGGCAGCGCGACGCCCTGGAAGTCGCGGCCACTGGTTGGTTGACCTCAAAGGCTGCTCGGTGCCCTGAATCCGACGACATGCGCGCAAGCTGGGCTGCCGTAGGGGCTTCCCGGTGCCTTGAAAACCGAAGACGTGCCCATGATGTACTGCGACCGAGTCAGACTGTCGCAGAGGCTGCTCCGCGCCTTGGAAGCGGAGACGTCGGACAGCCGCTGCTGCGGCACTCTTTACGGGGCTGCTCCGCGCCTTGGAAGCGGAGACCGGCACTGGGCCGAGCGGGATCACGCTCAACTTGGCTGCTCCGCGCCTTGGAAGCGGAGACCGACGCGGGGATGATCGAGAACTGCGCCGCCGTGGCTGCTCCGCGCCTTGGAAGCGGAGACTCCCCAGCCCATCAGCCCCCGGTCCCCGGTGAGGGCTGCTCCGCGCCTTGGAAGCGGAGACGTAGGCTCGGGCCGACGCGATCGCGTTCCACACGGCTGCTCCGCGCCTTGGAAGCGGAGACCTCGCCGTTGGTGCCGAACGCCACCGTGTCGTGGGCTGCTCCGCGCCTTGGAAGCGGAGACGATGTCGGCAGGACGGTCCTCGTGTAACGGCTTCGCGACGCCCTGGAAGTCGCGGCATCACCACTGTCCGGGCGCAGGGGGCAGGATGCAAGGGCCACGCGACGCCCTGGAAGTCGCGGCATCACCACTGTCCGGGCGCAGGGGGCAGGATGCAAGGGCCACGCGACGCCCTGGAAGTCGCGGCATGCGACCTCCGCGAGATCGCAACGGCAGCGCGACGTCCTCATGGTCGCGACCAGCAGCAGAGCCTCGCAAGGGCTTCCCGGTGCCTTGGAAACTGGGACCGCTACAGCAAGGGCAGCGCAGCGCCCTCGAAGCTGCGGCCACCTCCGAGTTGGTCCTCGGGCAAGGGCAGCGCGACGCCCTGGAAGTCGCGACGGCCAGCGGCTCGCATACCGTCAGGGAAGCTCCAGACCGTGCTCTCGCAGGGCCTCGTGGAGCAGTTCCCTGGCCCACGCGGCGCGCTCGCCGGGCTCGCCGCTCTGGTGCTTCGTGATCTGCCGAAGCCGCTCGTCAAGCTCCGCGACGACGTCCTGCCACTTGGCTCCGTCCAGCGCGAGTCGGTGCTCCTCGGCCTCCTCGGGAAGCGTGAACGTCAGGGTCGCCTTCATGCGGCGAGGCTACCGCGTCACCGGGAGCGACGCGAGGTGCGGCGAGGGCGACGCGACGTGCGGCGGTTCTTGCGGAGCGAGGCCAGCATGGCGTCCTTAGCGCGCGTCAGCTGCTCGAATCGTTCTCGGGCCTGTGCCTTTTCGTCAGATGAAGCGCTTGCTGGGATCACGTCAGGATGGGTCCGCAGCGCTCCTTGCCGGTACGCACGTTTGATCTCCTCGACGCTCGCGTCGGGCCTGACGCCAAGCACAGACCAAGGGTCGGGCTCCGAGGCCACCTCTTGGGTGATCTCAACCTCGTCGGGCCAGATGGTGCTGTCGTCCCACGCGACATCCGTCAGGTCCGCTGCAAACAGGTTTGCGCCCGACAAGTCGGACCCTGAAAAATCCACTCCCGAGAGGTTCGCTCCGCCCAGGTCGGCTTCCCGCAGGTCGGCTTGCCGGATCTTGGCATGCCAGAGGATCGCGTTGCGAAGGTCTGCTGAGTTCAGCACGGATTCCGACAAGAACGCCTCGGAAGCTAGCGCTCCGACGAGCCTCGCCCCACGAAGGTCCGAGCGCACCATGACGGCACCGACGAGATTCGCGCCGCTCAGGTCTGCTTTGTTCAACCTGCTGCCACGCAGGTCGGCCATGTAAAGCCTTGCCTGGGACAAGTTCGCGCCCCGAAAGTCAACGCCGTTTAGCTTCGACCCCCGCAGATCCGCGCCGCGTAGATCCGCGTTTGCCAGGACCGCGCCGGTCAAGTCGGCGTCGCGAAGGTTCGCTCCCACGAGGTTTGCCCCGCGAAGGTTGACGCCACGCAGGTTCATGGGCCCCAAGGCGCGTCCGGCCGACGCGGCCGACTCAACGTAGGACCGAAGAGTTTTCCGACTCGCTCCAGCCTTGGGTCTTTTGCGTCGAGGAGAGCCCATGCGCCCAGGCTACCGCGTCAGCGGCGGCGGCGCGAGGTGCGCCTGGGGCGGCGGGAGGTCCGGCGGTTGCCAGACACGGGGGCCGACCACTCGCCGTCCTTCAGAACCTCGTCCACGGCGATCTTGCCGGGCGCGATTGAGCCCTCGTAGGCCACAGATCCGATGCGCCACAGGCTCTCCTCGGCCGTCTCCGTGCCGCTGTCCTCGTCGGGCTGCATGCGGCCCACTGGCAGCGGCTCGACGCGCAGTACCACCGGCACGCCTCCGCTGGCCCGCGCAGCCGCCCGTGCGGCCATCCTCGCCATGTTGCGCTGGGTGGTCAGGTAGACGTACTGCGGGCGAGACTCCTTCGCCGCTCCGACGAACACGGCGGCAGCGCCCGTCTCCCGCCGCGGTCGAAGCCCCGATGCCATGACGGAGTCCAGCACCGCGCTCGACGTGCCGTGCAGCCACAAGGTGCGGTCGATGGTGGGGACGCCGGACTGCACGAGCGCTGCTACGGGGATGCGAGGACCGTCGAACTTCGCATCCAGATCCAGAAGCTCGGGGTACTCGGCCGCCATCTGCACGAGCGACGAGCGGAAGCCTGGATCGTACTCGGTCGCCCCTTCTACGCTGAGTTCGCCTCGCGAAAGGCCGAGACTCGCCACCCAGCGCTGGCCTCGCACCGACGGGTAGTCGCCTGAGTACCTCCACCCCGTCCCGTCGTCCGCGAAGCTGCCGGTGAGGCGCGTGCCCTTCTTCAGAAGCTCGGGGTTGCGGCGAGGACGCGACGTGCGGCGGTTCTTCAGGATGCTCGGGTCGCTCGGATCGTAGGTGCCGACGTTGTCCGTGGCCGACTTGATCTGCGTGGGCGAGAAGGCGATCCAAGACGGACTCGACGCTCCACGCTCCCATCCGTATGCGGACGGCGAAAGAAGCCCGGCGCTGTACCTGATGCCGTCGTAGCCAGCAGCCTGGATGGCCGCCTGCGCTCGCTCTGGGGTCGCAAGCTCGATGGCGTTTCGGAGGTAGGCGACACGGATGCCGCGCTCGTCCTTCATGGCTACCAAACGCTTCCCCGCGAGCCCCTGGGCGAGCCTGAACTCATCGGTCCCTTCGGATACGATGCGCTCTACGTCGAGCGGGTTCTGGATCGACAGGAACACCGCATAGACCGCCGGAGACGATCCCTTGGCAGCACGCCGAGCTTGCGGGCCATAGGCGTACCCCCGCGCGAAGCCCTCCTCGTCGGCAAAGTGGATGCCGAATCCAAGCTGCTCGCCCTTGCGAACATGCGGTCGGAACGACTCGAATCTCCCCGCGGCCGTACCGTGATAGACGACCAGCGGCTCCCCGCGCTCGTCCACGACCTTGCTGTCCCCGAACCAGCGCCGGAAGGCCGGGTTGTCGAGCGGGCTGGGGTTGCGACGGGGACGCCGCGAGGTGCGCTTCATGCCGTCGAGGCTACTCGACCTTGCGGAACTTCACCACGACGCCATCAAGGGTTCCAGAGTACGCGCACGTCCCGATCGCCTTCAGCGACTCGTCCCACGACACGTCCTGAACCTGACTGGCGTGCGGAAAAAGCTCCATGTTGGTGGCAACGTCGTCCCAGTCCGGCTCAAGCTGCCCCTTGCTGAACATCGCACCCACGTCGAACGTGACGATCACGGGGGCGTTGTCTTCCTCTGGGATGCCGTCGTCAGTGTCCTGCTCGAAGGCATTGAGCCGATACATCTCCGTGCCCCCCGGAGATTCGGCCAAGTAGAGTGTTTTCGCGAAGCCGGAATCCACGAGCTTTCGGAACCTGTGCAGACTGGTGCCGTGGTACAGGTACTTGCGCTTCTTGGCTGCCATGTCGCCCAGTCTACCGCGTCACCGTGGCCGACGCGAGGCTCAGTCCTCGAACCTCGGCGGGATCGGGACCGTGTTGCCATCGATCTGGCAGTCCACGGCCACAAGCTGCACGTCCTTCGGAGAGAACCTCAACTCGCACTCGCGGGGCACCATCTCGCTGTACGGGGCTCCGGCTCTGATCGCCGCTTGGCAGACCGAGAACTGGTTCGGGTCCAGGGACAGGAACCTGTCCGCGCTCGCGGTGAAGCCCACGAGCGGAACGCAGGTGCCGTCGTCCCACCAGTCCGCCACGAAGAAGGTGGACTCCAAGCGCTCCTCGAAGAACTGCGCGAGCCGGTACCGCTTCTCCGGCGTGTCCCACTTGCGGTTCAGGTCGCCCGCCTGCCGCGCGATCATGTCCTCCCACGGACCACCGAACGCCAGGGACTGAATGTCGTCGGGAGGTTCGAGACCAAGCTCCGCGCAGAAGTCGCCAAGGTCGTCGGCCTGCCGACCCCAGCCGTCCTCTTCGTCTCCCCAGTCGTCCCAGTTGTAGCTCCAAGTGTCTCCGGGGAAGCCGGTCCACTCCAAGCAGAGGCGCAGCACGGACGCAGCGTCGCCGTCCTGGGCGGCAACGAGCAGCCCGCGCATCGCGCCGTAGAGCCACAGCGCCCTGGAACGGTTGACGACGAAGCTGACGTGGCGGCCGGGGTCAGTCTGCCCGCCGCCAAGCCCGATGATGCCCACGTCCGCGCGCGAGCGCAGCCTGCCGTCCTCAAACACCTTGCTGCGGTTCGTCGTGACGTGGAAGAAGCCCGCGTCGTCTTCGGGGCAGTAGTCCTCCAGCACCGTGCCCTCGACCCAGGTGTAGGGGTCGAGCAGGAACGTCTCGTCGCGAGGCGGGATGGGGTTCCGGCGCGGACGCCGTGAGGTGCGCTTCATGCCGCCCAGGCTACCGCGTCACCGGGAGCGACGCGAGGTCCGCTTGGGGCGGCGCGACGTGCGGCGGTTGCCAGACACGGGGGCCGACCACTCATCGAACCTGAGCATCACAGGGAAGTCGCTCCAAGGCACAAGGTGCGACGCATCCTCGAAGCCGAACCGAGCGTACCACCGAGAAAGCCGCTCGACGTTTTCCTCAGTCGGGTCGGCTGGCACAACTTGAAGACCAACCGCGACCACCCCTCGGTCGCGAAGCTGATCGAGGGTCTTCCGCATCGCCCTCGTTCCTCCACCTGGACGACGAGACTCGATCCAGTCGATCCACGCAACCACGCCTTCAAGCGATGACATCGCAACGGACGCATCGCTCGCGTCAGCAAAGTCGGCCGCGTCACCAACGAACAGGCGCACCGCTCCGTCCGCGTCGGCAAGCTGCATCTCGGGGTTCCGCAGGATGCTCGGGTCGTCCGGGTCGTAGGTGCCGACGTTGTCGGTGGCCGACTTGATCTGCGTGGGCGAGAAGGCGAGGAATACGCGCTGCTCGTACCGAGGATCGTCTGCGTATCCCGTGAACTCCACACCGTCGATGCCACGCATATCAACAAGGTACTCGCGAAACGACAGCCAGTCCTCGGCAGACTCCGGGTTGTGACCGAGATAGCCCTGGGCCGCGATGCGAAGCGCCGCTCCCATGTCGTTGTCGTACTTGTCTCGGATGCGGAGAGGCTTCTGAATAGAAAGATAGACCTCCATCACGACGCCTCGCCTGCCCGCGTACACATCGCGAGCAAGGCCGTAGTCTTCTGCAAAGAAGAACCCCATCGCCGTGTTGCCCGCGCTGGTATGCTCTCCGCTCCGCGCAGGGTCGAACACGTCGAAGCCCTTGTCGGTCCCGTGCCACACGACCAGCGGCTCCCCGCGCTCGTCCACGACCTTGCTGTCCCCGAACCAGCGTCGGAAGGCCGGGTTGTCGAGCGGGCTGGGGTTCCGACGCGGACGGTTCGGCACTGACGACGGCACAACCATCCCGGCTGCCATCAGCTTTGGCAGGACGTACCTGTCGATCGCCTCATTCGCCGCCGCAATCCCTTCCTGCTGACTCTTGGCGGTGTACGGTCGCCCCGAGGTCTTCTCGACGTAGGACACAAAAGTCGCCCTTGACGGGAACTCCACTGTCCCTTCAGGGGAGAACAGATCCACCCCATCTGGCTGCGGCCCAAGAATGTCCACCTCGATCGCAGACATCGGGTCGCGAACGTAGGCATGGGCGATGTGCTCGTGAGAGGTGCCCACGTCCGAAATCTGCGCGAGGATCGGCCAGCCGAACCTGTCGTGCAGCGCCAGCGCCAGCGGGATGCAGCCGCCAGCGGAGAACCGCTCGACTACGCTGTCCGGCACGCCGAGGGTGGCTGACTCGGAAGGGTTGCGCCGGGGACGCCTGGACGCGCGCTTCATGCTGCCGAGGCTACTGCATCACCGTGAACGACGCGAGGTGCGCTTGGGACGTGAGCCTCGGCGGTTTGGCTGCATGGGCGGGAACACTGTGCCGTCGCATCCGGTCAGGAAGTGCGGCGGGATCGGAGGCCCGATCCAGGCAACCGCGTAGCCGTCCGCATGGTCGGTGAACTGCTGCGGAGACTGCGTGTTCTCCGCGAGCCAGTCGCCCACTTCTTCCAGGCTGAAGCTCACGCACTCTTGGTTGGACCCCGCGGTCGAGCCTCCGAAGCCCTCTTCGCGGTAGAACCACGCGACCTTGAGGTCCGTCTCCTCGGCAAGCGACTCTGTCACCAGCTTCATCGCTCGGCCCACGTTCCGACGCTCGGTCTGCCGGATCGCCTCCAGCGCCACGTCCGTCGGGATGAACGACATCGCGACCCAGGCCGTTAGCTCGTGATCCATGAAGAGCCCAGGGTGACGACCCAGACCTTCGCGAGCGATCTTCGCGAGACCGGCCCTCGACGTGTAGTGGTAGCCGCGGGCACCGGGGGAACGGAACGAGAGGTCGCCTCCATCCTGCACGAGCGAGAAGTCCTCGTTTCGGATCCACTCGTCCAGGGTCTGGAGAAGCTCGTCGCGCTCGTCGTCGTCCATGCGAGCCAGACTATCGCGTCACCGTGGGCGGCGCAAAGTACGCCTGGAGGTCCGACGGTTCTTCTGAACCTCCCCGAGGGGGATGATCTGCTTCACGGTGCCGGGACGCCAGACGACGCCGGATGCGATGTCCCACAGGTCGTACCAGCTTCCCGCCACGATCCGCCGACCGACCATCTTACCTCGGCGGTACGACTCATCGAGCGACACGGCCCGGTCGCTGCGGTAGGGGCAGATCTCGATGCCGGAGTAGCTCTGCACCACGGACCACCAGTCGATCTCGCCGTTCCCGTTGCCGTACTGGCGCTCGAAAGCGTCGAACTCGTCTGCCGTCCCGATCCGCAGCATCTCGCTCGTGTCGAGCTTTAGCTCGTACCTGTATCGGGCCCGAGAGAGCACGTTCATCTGCTCCACCGTCTGGCCCTGGCGCATCCACTGCTCCCACTCGTCGCCGCACGAGTACCACAGCCCGATCGGCTTTTCGGTGCTGTAGCCGCTCGGCTGGTCGAAGATCGGAACAGGCCGGAACCTCTTCATCGGCTTCTCGCTGATGACGATGCGCCGGTACGGCGGCGTCGGCGCGCTGGGGTTCCGACGCGGACGGGACGTGCGCTTCATGCTGCCGAGGCTACTCCAACTCTGTGCCTTTGAGGAAGGCGAGGAGCCGCTGCGAGCGCGCTCGGGCGTCGAACAGCCTCATGGCCGCGTCGAGCATGGGCGGCAACGGCTCTCCGCTGTAGAAGGCGCGGAACGCCTCGGCGTAGTTCTCGTCAACGTCGTCGCACGACGGGTGGTCGCTGGCTCGCTCACCCTCTGACCACGCCTCGTAGAACGCTTCGTCTTCGCTTGCGGATCGCGCGGCGGACAGTAGGTGGCCCACCTCGTGAAGCAAGATCCCCGAAGCCCGTTCGAGGCCGATGTTCTCCGGCGGCTGGATCACGATCCTGTTGTCGCTCGGGCTGAAGAAGGCGTCCCGGTGTCCTGTTGGGTCTACCACCGTGCCTTCGGCTGACATTTCATCGATCGCCTCATCGCCCACGATGTCGATCGAGGGTACCGATTGCGAGATCGTCTCCAACATCCTGGGCGGCAGCGGCAGGAGCGCTTGGAGGTAGATCGCTGCCACGACGGGGTCGCTGGTGCCGTCGTCGGTGAGGCGGGGATCGAACCGGAACGGCACCAGCTTGGCAAGCCGCAGGGCGTCTGCGTTCAGTTCCAGCGCTTCGACGCCTTCGCGCAGCTGCTTTTGGGTGACTCGCTTCAGCTTCATGCCGCCGAGGCTACCGCGTCAGCGGCGGCGGCGCGAGGATGGGAGCCATAGCGACACAAGCGTCAGCGCCGCGTCAAGCGCGGAAGAGAGCGAAGCTCGAAATCAACCACGGCGTTCTCTGCGCCACCCTCATGCGTTCCGGTTTCGAGCAAGTCGGTGATCTGAATCACCGCGTCGTTCTGGCTGTACGCATGCACGTCAACCGTCAGGTTGATCGTGTAGACGCCTTCCACTTCCTTCAGCGAAGCCCTCTTCGATCCGCGTTTCTTGGTGGTCATGCCGCCCATCCTACCACGGCACGCGGGCGACGCGAGGCTTCACTCGTCGGGACTAACGTCCTGCACGTCCACGATGGCGTCGCTGTTGTTGTAGTCGAGTTCGCTGGGCTCCATCCCCGCAGCGATCTCGGCAGCGTGCTCTTCGTCTCGGGCCATGACCTGCGCGACGAACGCGAAGGTAACGTCGCCGGAAACAACGAAGGGACGCAGGGAACGGGGCTTCTTGGATCCGCGCTTCTTGGTAGCCATGTGCCGATACTACGCCCCCCCCAGCGAGGTCAAGACTATGGACCCTGGACCTTGCCCCCGAAGCTCCAGACGTTTGCCCCTCGACCCCCACCCGAACCGTGTATTGCATGTCACGCTAGCGATAACAGACATTATCACTTTGATTGTCAAATCGGTTTGACATTCGTTCTGGTCGTGTCAGTCGTTTCTGATGGCAGCCACGACCAAGCCTCTGGTTCCCCACGTCCCTCCGACCGAAGAGCAGAGGAGCGAGGGCAAGGTGGGTGTTTGTCGCGACTGCGAGACGGAATGGCCCGAACGCCTTTTCGTTAGCCGCCTGGACAGGTGCCTGAACTGCGCCAGGGAGTACGCGCGGCTCGCTCAGGAAAAAAGACGTGGCGTGGACAAGCTGCACAAGCTGTACGGCCTGCCCTTGGACGAGCAGCGTAGCCTTCGCGAGGCTGGGTGCGCGATCTGCTCGGCACCTGAATCGTCTCTGAGCAGGAAGCTCAACGCGGACCACGACCACAAGACGGGCGAGTTCCGCGGCTTTCTTTGCTCCCCATGCAACTTCGGGCTGGGCTTCTTTCGCGACAGCGCCGATCGGATGCGCTCTGCGATACGATACCTCGAAGAGCACTCGAAGCGAGAACCAAGGAAGCGAGAGTACGCAACAGACCCCGCCGAGAAGCTCATCGAAAGCAGACTCGGCATCGCGTCGGCTGTCCTCGCCACGGCGCTGGAGGTCGAAATCGTCGGCGGCAAGGTCGTTCACTCTTGGAACGATGCAAAGATGGGGAAGCTGATTGCTGGGGAAGCGGTCGAGGAGATGCCTTCCGATGGCTTTGGGCGAAGGCCCATCCGCAGCCTGTCCGAGGCCTTGGACCTCGTGGGATCGTTCAGGAGCGGGGCGTCCCCGGTGCGCCTGTCCGTCGGTCAGGTGTGGGTGGATGCCCAGTTTGCCTGGAGAATCACGAAGCTGACGCAGAGCGGGGCGGTCTGGCTGGAACGACTTGACGGGAAACGAAGCCTAAAGTTCGGGGGCGAGTCCGCGCTGCGACGGTTTTTGGTGTACGACCCCGCTCGCAATCGTTGAAACGGCACCGCCCCGCCAGCCAGAGGCCAGCAGGGCGGTTTCGGGGACCGGCGGCGAGGACGTCAGCGGCGCGCGCTTGGTCACGGGGCAGCTGCTCATCAGCCTTCGAGGTACGGATCGAATCCGCCGCCGCCCTCATTCAAGACCTCGACCAGCGCCGCTTGGAGTCGATCGATCTCGGACTTCGTGCCCGAAGTGAGGTACCTGGGGGTGTCCCCGTTGCACTCCGAACGAGACAGGTAGAAGTATCCTTTGGCTTCGCCAACCCCGCGCGACTTCCATCCCGCACGCTTGAACGCCTCGACAACGTCAGAGCGAGCGGCGCGGTCGTAGACGAGGATCGTGCCCTCAATCAGCATCGCAGGCCGCGCGCTTCGGCTGGCTCTCTTCGCCACCTTCGGACCCTGCAACGGTCAGAAGGCTTCCGCCAGCATCCGCCATCGGTAGGGGTACTTGTGGAACTTCTTCTTGAACTGGCCCTCCAGCCCAAGCAAAATCTGGTTACGCATCTGAATCAACTCGTAAGGCATGTGACCGTGGTGCTCGTGAAGCACCTTCATGGCCTTCATGCCCTTGATCGCGACGGGATCGCCCACCAGCTTCGCCAGTTCCAAGACCGCGCCGTTGTGGTCGTTTTCGTCGGTCATTCGGCGGATCTTCTCGATCGCGATGCCGATCTTCCGATCTTCGGGGCTCATGCTGGCTCGCTTGGTCATGCTCGGATCCTTTCACGACTTGCCGGACGAGGCAACGCTCCGTCAACCAGGGCTCACCGTGCTGCCACGAGCACTTCCAGACCCTCACGACAGCAGCAGCGGTGCCGACACGGGGAACATCGACAGGTCATCCTCGATCTTGTCCGCCCAGCGGGCGAGCGAGTCGGAGGCGTTCGCCATGACAAGGCGACTTGCCCCTCGCGACCGACGCCCCAGCGAGTCGCACAGGTCGAGCGCGACGAGCGTCTCGTCCAGCGCGGCGGCGAGCAGCCGAGGGTCCGGCTCCCTTACCAGCGGTGAGTAGGCGGCATCCGTGAGAGCCCGCGCCCGCTTCAGCACAGCCGTCGCCGCGACCAACTGCTCGCTCAAGCTCACGCGGGTCTTCCTCCGCTTCTTCTTCATCATTCTGGCTCCTTTTGTCCCGCTTGTGTGCTGGTTCATCGTGCGCCTCGCTCTGACAGACTAGGCACGCCGAGGCGTCAGTCCACCTCGCTTGCCGTGGCCCGTTTTTCTTCGGGCTCGTCTCCTTCTTGGCTCCCGATCGGCTACTCTCTGCCCTCGTGCGTCCTCCGAACCCAGACGTGCCCCATGACCCGCCCACCGAAGAAGAGCGACGGCTCGGCTCGTGGTTTGAGTGCCGCGGCTGCAAGCAGGACTGGCCGCTGCGGCTCGCGGACGTGCGCGAGCGGCACAGGTGCCACAACTGCGGCCGGGCACTCCGACGTGAGCGCCAAGCTGCGACTCGTGAGCGGGCGCGCTCGGGCACGCTGGAACATCCGGTCCAGCCCGCGAAGCAGGCCGAGCCCGTGCCTTCGGTGCAGAAGAACGGGCTCGACCTGAGCGACCCTGGGCTCCACGCCGCGCTTTACGAAGGGCGCGTGCCGGAGGAGGTGTCGCGGAGCATCGACGCCTTGATCGAACAGGCGGCAGCGCGCAGAGGCCGCTGAGAGCGCGTCCGGCACCCCGTCGGCCTGAGTCAGCCTTCCGTTCCGTCCTCGGCCGCCAGCTTCAGCAGCTTCTCCGTGGCCTCGTAGGTGCCGGAGTTCAGCCGCTTGACCTGCTTGCTGCGGATGAGGTTCTGGACGAGCGCGCCCGCGCGCGAGGCGCTGCCCACCAGCGAGCGGATCTCCGCGAACGTCACCCGGTGCTTGGGCCGCGTGACGAACATGCGGCGGATCGCCACCGTCGAGCCCGGCCCGCTCACCTTGCCCGTGACAGGCACCGGCACCGCCACCGGAGCCGAGCGCTTGGCGGGGTAGATCACCGCGTCGATGCCAGCGATCTGCGCGTCGATACGCGCACGCTCCTCCACCAGCCGGGCGCGCTCCTCCACCAGCCGCGAACGCGCGGCCTCGAACGCAGCCAGCGCGCCGTTCGCGCTTGCCACCTCCGGCGGAGCCGCCGCCTCCGGCGCGGCGTGGCTGTTCTGCTCGGTCGTGCTCTCGAAAACCTCGTTCGCGTCCATCATCTCGTAGTCCTCCCTGATCCTCTTCCAGCTTGCTTCGATGTCGGACTCCGGCTGCTCCCAGTAGCCGCCAGCGTCGTGATCGACCGCGAGTGAGACCTCCCACCGATCGCCCCACTCATCGAGGCAAACAGCTTGGACGCTCTCCCGGTTGCGGCGGCCTCCGTACTTCACGGACGCCACCGCCGACTCGCACAGCACCACGTTGGGCGGCGGGTCCGCGGCGTCGTGATCCATCGACTCGAACACGTCGAGGATCCACCGCATCGGATCGTGCTCGATCTCGATGCACCGGGCCTCGGCCTGAGCGCTCAGATCGTCCGCCTCCTCAAGCATCGCCCCTCCAGTCGGCCCACGACATCAGGCAGGCCCGGAGGGCATCCCCGATCGTGTGACCGCGCCCCTCCACGCCCAGCACCGGAGCCTCGCTCGGCCGGATCACCGTCGCGACGTACTCGCCACGACGAAAGACCACCTTCTCGATCTTGAAGCCCTTGGCGACCAGCATATCTGCCGCCACGTCCACGGGCATATCATCGGTCAACTTCAACACTGCGAGCCTTTCCGCGGCGTGTGAGCCGCTGAGTGTCTGACACCTGTAGCGACGCTGGCGCAGCCTGTCAATGACCCCGCCAGCGTCGTTTCATCGATCATCGCGAGCGCACCACGCGCGCTCGTTTTGCTCCTCGAACGCGGCCTCCGCGAGGGCGGGACGCTCCGCGATCCAGTCCGCGAGAGCGCCCGCGTCGAGCGGCGCGTCGTAGTCGTAGGTGTCCTCCGACACGGGAAGCACCTGCACCTCGGCCCAGCGGTACGCGCGTGCGATCCGCCCCGCCGCGTCGATGCCCTCGTGACACTCGACCGAGCCGAGAACGAGCCAGTCGCCCACCTCGATCTCCACCTCCACCGCATGCTGCCGGGGGTACTGGCTGGCCCACTCCTGCCGATCCGTCCACTCGCGCATCGTCACACCTCCACCGCGTCCCACAGGTACTCGCACGACGAGCAGAGGTAGCTCCGCTCGCTCATGCGGGTCGCCCCGTTGTCCTCGATCTCGCACCCCCCACACTCGGGGCACGCGAGACCGTGGAGCCGCTGGGCCTCGCGCCGGAGCGCGGCGAGCTTGCGTCCCTTCTCCGCCTCGGGCGCGTCCGAGAGGAGCACCGCGAGCGCCCGCTTGTCGAGGTCGCTCATGCCGCTCCCCGCATCATGGCGTGCGCCGCGCGGCCGAAGGCGCGGGCATCGTAGTAGGCGTTCCGCCTGCCGTCGCGCCACGTCTGCGCGCCGCGCCCCTCGCACCGGAAGCACGAGCCACCGGGGCCGGTCGGCTTGCCGTTGTGCATGCCGGTGACGAACTGCCCGGTGCCCGCGCATCGGCGGCACGAGAACGTCGCCCGATCGGTCGCCGCGAGCCACTGCTCGGGCGTCGCGCCCTCGCCCACAAGCGCCCGCACGGCCGCATCGAACGCGGCACGGCTGGCGTTGTCGTAGCAGGCGTGCGATCGGCGCACGGCGTATTCCCGGCGCATCGCCGCGACGTCCTGGGCGGGCTCCGCGCCGCCCTCGGAACGCTCGGCCGCAGCCTCGGCCTCGGCGTCCGCCACCTCGCGCATGTCGCGCGGGGGGTCGCGATCGACGCACTTGCGGCACGTCGCCGCGGAGACCTTCGTGCGGTGCATCTCGCCGCACGAGCACCCCCAAGGGTAGCCGCGCTCGACGGCGGCCTTCTGCCACTTCTCCATCGCTGCCTCCTGCCCGGCGTGTCAGCCAGGACAAGGCACATCGTAGCAGGGTCAAACCGCCGCGCAACACCTTCCTTCAGTTTTTTTCAATCGCCCCCCGCGTGGGTGGTCACAAGCGTCTCCCTGATCAGCGCATCGAGGCGCTCGCGTCCTAGCAGCAGCAGCGCGGTCGCGACCATGACTGCGCGGGACGATGGAGCCCCTTCGTTTTCGTCGGGCAGGACGCAGTAGAGCACCTCGCCGTCGGGCGAGAATACGATCGCGCTGTGTCCGGGTCCGATGTTCACTCCACGTCCACTTCGGGAGAGAGTATGAACACCTCCCCGCCCAGGGCGCGGTCGCGGCAGAAGCATCCGTACCTGTTCGCGAGAGCGATGTCGCCCTCCATCATGTCGCACGACTGGCGGCAATCCTCGGCACGCTGCCGACGGTTCGCGTCGTGCTGCCACGAGAGAGCAGCGGCAGCCGTAGCGATGGCGGTCAGGCAGAACACGGCGATGGCCCAGGGGTAGTCGAAGCTCTTTTGCATGCCGGTCATCCGAGCTTGCCGATCAGGTCGCGGATCGTCTCGTCCATCCGAGCCGCGCTCCGGTAGGTGCGAATGTAGTCGAGCCCCAGCCTGGAAAGCTCCTCTGCGCCATCGGGGAACTCGCTCAGGCGCCTCGACGCATCGGCTACCTTGCGAAGGTCATCGGACAGCGCCCAGTACGCCGGGCTCAACTCCTCGCGCAAGTCGCCCCACCAGCCGCCGACCACAGGCACGCCCGCAGCGAACGCCTCGTGCTCCGCAAGCCCGAACCCTGCCCCGCGAGGCAACGCCGAGAGGAAGCCCGAGCACGAAGAGAGCAGCTGCGCCTTCTTGGCTCCCGTCGCAAAACCGGCGGGCTGGTCCTGGCCGTAGAAGGTGTGAACCGTTCCTCGCGTGATCGCCGGGATGATGCCCTCACGGTCGTCGCCGCGCGTGTTCGGCCTACTACGAAGCGACCAGAGGTTGTTTGGGGCCCACTTCCACACCGGCTCCGGCTCGTAGGCGGGGCTCAGAAAGTGGAACGGGATCTTCTCTCTACCGGCGGACTGGAGCCACGCCACCATGTTGCTGAAGCAGACCGCCCCGCTGATCCCATCCTCGAACTCGCGCGGAAGCAGGTGCCTCTGGTAGCCGTTGTGCATGACCCAGAGCAGCTTCGCCTGCGGCCAGAACCGGCTCGCCCGACGGTGGTGCTCGGGTGAGCAGATCAGAACGGCCTGCGGCACCGGGTCGATCTGATGGTCCCACGTCGGAACCGTGAGCATCGAGGCCTCTTGAAGTCCCTCGTGGTCCCCCAGCGGGGACGCGCGGAAGTGCCACTCGCCAGACCGGCCGAGAATGTTCAGCAGCGTGGGCGACTGGATCGCGGCGACGACGCTGAACTTGCTCACTTTGCCTGCCCCTCGGAGCGCATCGAAATGCGAAGCAGCACGAGGTAGCCGATCAGGTCGAGCACGACATCCTCGCCAGCGGCGCTGCCGCGCGCCAGCCGGGACAGCTTGTCGTCAAGCCGAACCAGAAGCTGCTCGGTGGGCGTGGCCTTGCTGAAGATCCTCACGGGTTCCAGCGCGGAGTTGCCGTAGGCGGCGTTCTTCTCGACCAGCACCTTCGCGACGGCGAGGCACTCGTCCACGATGGCATCGCCCATCGGGGCACGCGCCGCGAAGATGCAGAGATTCTCGATCTGTTGGGACGTCATGCGCCCGCTTCTACACCGACCACAAGTGTCTGACAAGTCCTGGCGGCCCAGCGCAGATCGAGTAGTCTGACCTCATGGCCGCCGCTGGCATCCTCTTCGTCTGCCCCGCCACGAGCCGGATGCTCCTGGGGCTTCGGAGCGAGCAGGTTCACGCACCTCACTGCTGGAGCGTGATCGGCGGCAGCATGGAGCCAGGGGAGACGCCGGAGCAGGCCGCGGTGCGAGAGGCCCGAGAAGAGGTGGGCTACCACGACGAGATCCTGCTGCTGCCCAGCCTCGTCTACGTTCGACCCCCGCACTTCCGGTACTGGAACTTCGTCGGACTGGTGCCGAGCGAGTTTCGACCGAAGCTGAACGGAGAGCATCTCAGGGCAGAGTGGTTCTACCCAGACCGGCCTCCGAGACCGCTGCACCGGGGCACCGCCCTGCTTTTGGACATGGCGCGCAGCCAGATCGCCCGCGCCGCCGCAGGAGGCTACGAATGACCGAAGCGAGTGAGAAGGTGAACGAGATCCGCGAGCGGATTGCCGAAGAAAACCCCGAAGCTCTGTTTGCAGACGGCTTCGATGATGCCCTGGTCGGCCCGCTCCGCCGATGCGGCCAGCCGACGCTCGCAGCCTACTCCTACCGCAAGGCCGTCGAAGTGCTCATGCGGGAGGATTCCAAGGGGAACCCTGGCATGTCCTACGAGGACGCCATCGAGTGGATGGAGTTCAACGTCGTCGGAGCCTGGATGGGCGAGCACACGCCCGCGTGGATTCAGGACGACTCGGACGACTCCGACTGACCCGCGGCCTGCTCGTGGGCCTGGATCTGCGAGCTTGCCTCCGCGATGACGTGCTGCCACGTCACGGAGTCCTCGGAGTCGGCCACGGGCGCTCCCTGAGCGATGCACTCGGCCAGACGGTGCAGCGCGTACCCGCGGGCCTGCGACCAGACCGCCGCGTCAGCGATGTGCAGGGCGCTGAAGATCACCGAAGGCGCGAGCACCGGCAGACGCACCGACCCGCCTTGCGTCCACCCTTCGACCAGCGACCCTCGGTCTTCCTCGGGCAGCGCAAGCCGAGCGGCGGCCTCTCGCTCCACCTCGGACACCAGCGACCACTCGGCAGCCGCGCGCCACGCTGGGCCGTCCGAAGCGTTCCACCGCCCCTTGCCGAGACCTCGCGCCCAGGCCGCCCGCGCCGTTCCTGCGCTGCTGCCGCCCGCGTTCGCCACGCCGCCGAGCCCGTGCAGGTCGAGCGCGATGAGCGCGGCCACAAACCCGTGCTCCGCGCCAGGACCGATCGCCGCCTTCGCCGCCTCGACCGTCTGCTGGCAGCGCCAAGCGTGGCGAGCCGGAGCGGTGAGGCGCCGCAGCGCGTCCAGTTCTTCGCGCCCCAGGTTAGGCAGGCTCTGTTCGATGCTCGCCCAGGTGGGAGGAGCGCTTTGAGACTTGTTCGTCGTCATGCTGGGTAGACGTCGGGTGAGCGACTAGGCTGACAACTACTTCGCCCGACCACCATCACCGATGGTTCCGGGGTCTGGCTTCACGACCGCGAGCCTGGATTCGTGAACAAGCACGGCCGCCATGCACGAGTGGCACGTCGGGCGTCGGCGCTCGAAGCCGCGCTTGAACTCCGCCCAGGGCCCACAAAGGGTCCAGGCCCCGCCCGCCGAGATCGCCGGGGGCGTGGCCTGTTCCTGCGTCAGGTGCCACTGCTCGTCTGCGAGAAGAACGCACTGGTAGACGGGGTTGCCGTCCGGCGAAAGCTGCTCGCCTCCCTGCTTCTTGCCCATGCGGCACCTGCTCCGCGTCAGGTTTCGCCGGAGAGGAAGTGCTCGGCGTCGTAGGGCCCGTCGTCGTCGCGCACGCGCCTGCTCTTGCGGGCGGGGCGAGCCGGAGGAGCGTGACCGACCTCGGAAAGCTCGCGGAACCGACGCTCGGCACCGTTGAGCGACACCTCGGCGTCCACCGAGGCGTGCGAGTAGGGGACGAACAGCAGATCGAAGGCGCTGAAGCTCAGTTCCATGTCGCCGGTCACGTTCTGAGCCATGAGGCGCAGGCTCTTGACCGTGTTGTCCTCGATCCGGTGGGCCAGCGAGTAGGCGAGGATGAGCCCGAAGCCGGGCTCGTAGCTCATCGGATCCACATCGTAGGGATCGCGAAGCTCGTTCACCCGCTGCATGATCCTGTCGATGCTGCCGATGCCGAGGCTGCTCGAAAGCTCCACGATCCGCTCCGCGCGGCGGCGCATCGACGCTTGGATCTCTCCGATCCGCTCCTCCATCGCCAGCTTCACCTCGCGCTCCGTCTTGCGGAACACAAGCCCGTCGCCCTGTCGGAGCCTCTTCAACTCGCTGATGTAGTCCACGCCGCCTCCTATGCTTGCGACATACCTCGACATGGCTCCCAGGTCAACTGGCATCTGTCAGACACCTCGGGCATGATGCGGCGCATGACCGACGTGAAGATCGACCTGACCCTGGGCGAGAAGCTCGGAAAAGAACTCGAAGATGGGCTCTTGATCTACTACCGGATCAAGGAGCACAAGCTCGACTACTCCATGATGAACCGGCCGCACCCCGACCTGAGCAGCGTGGACGACCACGCCCTCGCGACGGTGATCGTCTACGCCGGTCGCAACTTCGAGATCGTCCACGACCCGAAGCGTGGCGAGGCAGAGCGCGTCGATCGGCAGGACGGACGCAGCGTGACCTACAACGAGTCGATCGACATCGACTTCGAGAACCGGAAGATCACGAGCACCCGTCGTCGGGACATGACCCTCACCGTGCTCGAAGGCGTCGTCGCGGACCTGATCCGCCGAGCGCCAGAGCCCACCAAGAGCGTCAACTGACCATGCCGACCTACACCTACGAGTGCCCGACCTGCAAGCAGGAGTTCGAGGCCGAGCAGAAAATCAGCGACCCCCCGCTCGACAAGTGCCAGACCCCTCGCTGCTCGGGCACGCCGAAGCGGACCATCCCCTCCTCCACCAGCTTCGTGCTGAAGGGGAAGGGATGGTACCGCGACGGGTACTGACTCAGCCGATCAGCGCGTGCTCGGCCCAGAAGGCCCGACTCTCCACGACGCCTTCCCAGTTCGGGATGGTCGTATCGCCGGGCTCGCGCGGCGCGCTGGGGCCGCCGTAGGCCGTGTAGAGGACGAGGCCGTCGTGGCCCTGCGTCGGACCAGCGATGACCGTCACCATGCGCGTGCGCGGCTTCTCGACCGACTCGCGCAGGACACGGCTGGCGCACTTGCGGTTGCCGCGGATGATGTACTTCACGTCCTCCTCGGGCACCGCAGGCAGGCCGAGAGCGGGGCCGACGAGGCCGCACTCCACGGTCCCCAGGTGCGCGGGGAGGGTGAAGGTCTCGATGAAGAAGGATGATCGACCCTCGGTCTGGTCGAGCAGCCACTGAAGCTGCTCGGCGGTGAGACCGTGATCGACGTGGGACTGAGGGATGACCTTGACGGCGTTCATGCTCAGTAGACGCGGGCGGCCCCTCGACCCTGACAGCCGTCCACGCCTGCTGGTTCTTTTGCTCGACCGCTTGCTCACGACCGGCCTCTCACGCGGGGACGACTGTAGCGCGGATTCGGTTCAGGCTGACCCAGCGGTCGATCAGCTTCTTCGCGCAGGCAAAGCGATCCTTCGGGATGGGAGCCTGACCCGCCACGACGGCGTAGTAGGCCGCCCTCGGCCCCGCTGGGGTCATGGAGAGCCCCTGACGGACCTCGGCCAGGACGACGCCCTGCGGGTCGAGCCAGCGGTACATGGCGCGGGTCGCAGCGTTCACAGAAGGCCCGTCTCGTTCAGCCGATCGTACATTTTGTCGGAGAGCGCCATCGTCGTGAACGCAACCGCCGCCGAAGGTGCCGTTCGGATGAACTCCTCGTCGGCCCACTCAAGCTCGGGCTCGGGGTCGCCCGCGTAAGCGGTCGATGGATACAGGCGGTCGATCAACCATCCGTTGACAAGCCGCCGCTTGCCCTTCGGGAGAATCGAGGCTTCCTCGACGCCCTCGTTCCAGTGCATGACCGAGCCTTTGTAGACGATGCCGTAGACCACGGGCTCGCCTTCTTCTCCGCTCGACTGCCAAAAGACCCGACTGGGAGCCTCATCGATCTTGAACGGGAAGCTGCCGTAGCCCTTGGGCCAGAGCAGGCGCAGCATCTCCATCATCGCGTCAAGGTGCTCTTGCTCAGTCATCGACGCGCCCTCCGGCGGCGGTTTGCGGCCATGCGGCGACGCTGGTGCTTCGCGCCGACGTTGTAGGCCCCGATCACGACGTCGGCGGCCTCCTTCGCGGTCAGGCCCGCCGCCAGAAGCTCCCCAGCGATGCGCTCGACCTGTGCATCAAGCCAGAGGTCGGAGCGACCGGCCATGCGGTCCTCGGCGGCATCCAAGGTGAGCGCGTACAACTCGGCTGCGAGAGCCGCGACGCGACGGTCGGGGTTGCGACGGGGACGAGCCCGTCGGGAGGTGCGCTTACGGGTCATGCCGCAGACACTACCGCATCACCGAGAGCGACGCGAGGTGCGCTTCGGGCGACGGCTGTTGCGCTTGGGCTTGCGGCTGGTCCGCTTCGGGCGACGGCTGTTGGGCTGCGGAGGAGATAGGGGACCGATGCCCGAGGGCCAGACCGTGCTGTCGTCCCACGTTGACAAGCTCAAGTCAGCCCCGATCAGATCGGATCCGATCAGGTATGCTCCGCGCAGGATGCTCTCAAACAAGTAGCCCCTGCTCAGGTCGGCACGGTGCAAGTAAGCTCTGCTCAGGTTGGCATCGCGCAGGCTGGCCCCGCGCAGGTCGGCACCACTCAGCTTCAAGCCTTGACGAACCGCTTCTTCGACCTGCTTCTTCGTGATCGGCATGGCCCCATCCTACGCGCGGCAGGTCAGGCGTTCAATCAAGGTAGCCTTGGACGAAGCACAGTCCGGCCACGCTGCATCACCGAGAGCGACGCGAGGTGCGCTTGGGCTTGCGGCTGGTCCGCTTGCGGTTCGGCGTGATCTTCCACGACGTCGCCAAGCTCGGCAGCACCTTGGACCCCGACGACAGCTTCATGCCCATCGACTTCGGCAGGTCGGTGTAGACGTTCCGCGGCGAGCCCATCGACTGCTTGTCCGCGTAGTCCAGCATCTCGACCGAGTAGCCCTTCTCGGCGGCAAGCTCGAAGATCAGGCCAAGCGCATCCTCGTAGAACCGCTCG